ATGATGAGTTTTTAAAAGATTTTCTTCCATTTCATCTTGGAAATATTAAAATTGTAGAGGATTGGATTCACCAATCAAATAAAACACGTTATTATATTTTTCATGGGGATGTGTTAGATATTTTTATCACAAAAGTAAAATGGTTAGCATATATCGGTAGTATTGGATATGACATTGCACTTTGGATAAATAGATGGTATAATAGATGGAGATCATTTAAAGGATTACCTTATTATTCTATATCTAAAGATATTAAAAACGGTATAAAAAAAGCAACTAATTTTATAAATGATTTTGAAGATAATGCTACACGATTAGCAAAACAAAAAGGATGTGACATAGCTATTTGTGGTCATATCCATCAACCAGCAATAAAAAAAGAATACCTCAATTCAGGAGATTGGTGTGAAAATTGTACAGCATTAGTAGAAAAAAAACATGGAGAGTGGAAATTAATAGATTATCATAATAATTAAATCACTTTATCAAATTAATAGTGTCGGCACAACTCGTTTTGTATATTTATATGTATGAAAAACAAGAACAAAATAGAGGGATACAACGAACGACACCTGGCCCAATTAATTAGGCGACGGATGCTCTCTAAAGTAAAACCAAGTGGTAAGATATATTCAAGAAAAAATAGTAAAGACTCGAAAGAGTCTTTTTCTATGTCAAGATAATATATTATATTTAAAATAAGATTATGAAAGATTATTTAAAAACAATGATTGTTGCTTTAGTTTTAGCAACAAATGTAAGTGCTCAAACTAATGACACTGAGTATGAAGCTATAAAAACATATGCTGCTATTGACCCAACTATGTATGTTAAAGCAATGAATCGTATGTTTAAATTTGATACATTATGTTTAGATAATATTTTAATAACTCATATTAATGGTAATAAAGTAAAAAATAAATATGTAACTTATTCTGAAATAAGAACCTATTTAACTAAACGTTATTATAAACCTGAGGAGAAAATTTTTAAACTACATTCTGAAACCAATAATGGGTATGTACTTGTTATTGGTCAATATGGTAAAGATCCTGATATTGCAATAAGATATTATACTATATTTTTAGAACAAACAACAGGTAAAATTACTGTAATTGAAATAGAAGAAAATAAATGAATAAACTTAATACCAACATATATTACATTTATAGAAGTATTAAAAACTTAATTAAGTGGTTTTCAGTAATATGGAATGATAGAGACTGGGATCATGGTTATATTGAGGATATGTTGTTATTTAAGTTAAATAACATGTATAAACGATTCTCTAACCCAGATACCACTTATGTTAATTGGGAGTCATATTATGCTAGTAAAGCACTTAAAGCATTAAAATTATGTATTCAAATACTTGAGCGTAGAAAAAATAATTATTATACTGAGTATTGGTGGAGTAGAGGTCAAACACATGAAGACCTATTATTGTCAAGCCAGTTAGAAGAAAGAGATTGGAGATTGTTTTGTAGAATGATGGAAAAATATTTTAACTATTGGTGGGATTAGTTTGGAGGGCAAAACAAAAATATTATATTTAAGTAAATTAAAATTTAAAGTTATGAGTATAGTATTTATTATCGGTTGGCTGTTTATTATAGCCTCATGGATTCCAAAACCATTTATCAAGGATGAACGTAAGCGTTTAGGAACAAATTTAGTATTAACAAGTATTGCTGTTGGTATTTTTATAGCAGACTTTATACATCAATTCATCAAATAATAAGTAGAAACAACCCCGCCCCATTTTCTTGTTCTGTGCACAGGAAGGATTTTCAAGGTGGGTGAGAACGGATGACGTTTGTCTTTTGTAATCCGTCAATAAACAGAAAAAGGCAGGTCCTGCAGGATCATTAGTCAGGTAGCGTAGTGGTAACGCCCCATATTGGTATGGGAGACACAGGTTCGATTCCTGTCCTGACTACTAACATCAAAATATGATTATAGCGATAACAATTCTCTCAACATTATTAGCGATAGTTACCTCGCTTGCGATATATTGTGTAATACACATTAATAAAATTAATAGTGAATTAAATGCAATAAGTGAAGAACAATCTCGTCAGAATGAGGACATCAGAAACATAATGATTGCTCATATGACACTAGTTCAAGCACTTAAAGAAGCATCTGAAATTGAACAATTAAATAAATTATATAATCACAATAAAATAAAAGGAGAAGCATAGTATGGCAAGTATCACAGTTGACATAGACATAGACGATTTGATGTGGGATATGTCTAAGTATGAAAAACAAGAAATGGCTGAGGCGTTATATGAGGAAGGTATTATACCTAAAGAACTTAATGCTGAGGTTGCTATTTGGGAAAGTAGAATACCTCAAACTAATTTAGAAAAAGAATTAGCTGATATACTTGATAAAGTATGGGATAATAGAAGATTCATTAGTAATGATGATTTAGAAACATTAAAACATCTTTCGAAAAAAGGATTATAGTAGGCAAAATACTTTACTTATATTTACAAAAATAAATGTTATGGCCGTACAAATTTACCAAAACGAAGAATTAAATGACATCATGTTTCAAATTGAAGCATTAGATGAATGGAAAGAGTTAGCTAATGAATTGGGGATGGAATCTCAATTAGATTTTGTTAGAAAAGCAGAATCACCTATTCCATATCCTCACATTAACAATTCAATGAATCTTATTTTTAAAACATTATGTCCTGCAAGTACTGATTTTAAGACGTATAGTAAAACAACTATACCTCTTGAGGTACTTAGGCAAATAGGATACTCAGTAAAAGAAAAACATTTCACTAAAATTGAAATATGGTATGATGATAAATCACCTGATCCATTTGCTGTAGGTTATGTACAAAAATGGACTCCATACAATAAATCATATAATCGTCTTAAAGATACAAACAATAAAGATATGTTGTTTGATTCAAGTGAACAAGCTAAAAACTATGCTGAGACTGTAGGTTTTGATTACTATGGTACCACAGAATCAATATGTGATAAGTATTTAATTGCACGTTGGGCCGATGAACTAAGACCAATACCTGAATTAAAGGAAATGGCTAAAGAACGTTTATTAGAAAAATATGGTGCTGAGCTAAGGATTGAGATAGAAGAAAGAGCACAAGCACTTAAAAAACTAACAGATAATGTTATATTATATTTGAATGCTGAGATAACAGAAGGTCAACTAAAAGGCAGCAGATGGTAAAGAAACGTAAAAAATGGATTCCACCCAAAGAATTTATTGTGATAAGCGATGATGGTTATTTTGCTGGGCTACATAACGGAGGTAAATTTAGATGGTCATTTGAATTATCTGATGCCAAACCACTTACTAACATCGAGCAATTTGAGACGATCAAAAGAGGTTCTTTTGGCAAGGAAATTATATTAGATTTCCTTAATTAATTAAAAATAAAGGTTATGGATTGGGGTAAAAGATTTATTAGTTTGTTTTATAAAGATAAAAAAACAAAAGTCACTTATGAACTTCAAGGTACAGAGCGTATTGATATTATAGCTCGTTTTTTAATACATGAACGTAAAGTAGTTGATTTGGATATATATGAAGTGGCAGAGTACGGATTAGAAAATAATGATAAATTTTACTTTATTATAAAATCTAAAGAATCAACACCACCACCTCCACCACCAAAAACAACTGAAAACGTAAACGATAATCAACCACATAGAGCAAGTAATTAATATGGTACTATTAAACACACTATACAAACGATCAACAACAGGTAAAGTTACTCAATGGACTATTGAAGTTGAGAATAACTGCTATAGAACAATATCAGGTTATACTGATGGTATTAAAACAACAAGTGAATGGACGTGTTGTGAAGCCAAATCATATTGCACAGCAGAAGAGCAAGCACTTAAAGAAGCACAAGCAATACATCGTAAACGTATTGAATTAGGTTCGTTTGAAAATATAAACGACATCGACACACCTGTGTTCTTCAAACCAATGTTAGCACAAGACTTCAATGATTATAAAAGTAAAATCAAATACCCAGTTTACTCACAACCTAAATTAGATGGTATTCGTTGTATTGTAAGAGCAGACGGTATGTGGAGTAGAAATGGTAAGAAGATTATATCGGCTCCTCACATTTTTAACGCGTTGTCTTCATTATTTGACACAAACCCTGACCTTATATTTGACGGCGAGTTATACGCAGATAAATTCGCAAATGATTTCAATGCTATATGCTCGTTAGTTAAGAAAACTAAACCAACAGCACAAGATTTAGAAAAAAGCGCTGAATCAATCCAGTATCACATTTATGATTTACCTTCATATAGTGGAGTATTTTCAGATAGATATAATAAATTGTGGAGTTTACAATTACCTGAATGTTGTGTATTAGTTGATACTCATCAATGTTTTGATGATGAAGATATAGAAAATTATTATTTTGAGTATGTTGAACAAGGTTATGAAGGTCAAATGATTCGTTTAGATAATGAATATGAAAACAAACGTTCTAAATCATTACTCAAACATAAATCATTTATTGATGAAGAATATACTATACTTGATATTGAAGAAGGTGGTGGTAATAAAACAGGTATGATAGGATCATTTGTATTTGAAAATAAAGATGGTAAACGATTTAATGCCTCACCTAAATTCAATTGGGAAGAATGTACTGAAATGTGGAAACAAAAAGACACATTAATAGGTAAACAAGCAACAGTTAAGTATTTTAATTTAACACCTGATGGTGTTCCAAGATTTCCATATGTAATTAAAATTGATAGAGATTCTTATGAGTAAATAGATTTGAAATAAAACTTTAAGTTATGGAAAATAATAATAGTGTTTGTTATGTTACAACAATCAACGAAGTAAAACCAATCCCAGGTGCAGACAACATTGAACAAGTTGTTGCTGGTGGATGGAATTGTATTACTAAAAAAGGTGAATACAGTGTAGGTGATTTAGTAATCATAGCTACTACCGATGCTGTTATACCTCAAGAGTTATCAGATAGTATGGGCGTGACTAATTATTTAAGAAAAGGTCAACGTGTACGTACTGTTAAATTGAGAGGAGTATATAGTGAATGTTTAATTATTCCATTTAGATATGCTGAGAAATTAACACATCCTAAAGCTAAATGGGCTGAAGGTGCTGATATGATGGATTTATTTAAAATCTATAAATACGAACCACCAGCAGTACAAGTACAATTGTCTTCAGGTCGTAAAATTAAATACCACCAGAATCCAAACTTCCAAGTATACTATAAATTTCCTAATGCTAAAAATGTTAGCGGTATGTTTACTGAAGAAGATGAAGTTCAAATCACCCGTAAGTTACATGGTACTAATGCTCGTTATGGTATTGTTAAGAAAAATAAATTATCATTCTGGGATAAGTTAAAGAAATTCTTTGGTTTAGCTGATAAATGGATTGACTATGAATATGTTTATGGTTCTCATAATGTAGAAAAAGGTAGTGACTCACAAGGTTTCTATGATACAGACGTATGGAGAACAGTAGCTGAAAAATACGACATTAAAAATAAATTATGGGCGTTTGTTAAAAATCATAAACCATCAGAAATTGGAAATGGGATAGTGGTTTATGGTGAGATATATGGTCCTGGTATTCAAAAGAATTATGATTACGGATTAAAAGAATTAGAGTTTGCTGGGTTTGATATTATATGGAATGGTAATTATTTATCTACTGAGCAAACTTACTACACAATGGCTGGGAAGGCTTTTGATTTTATCGGTGGTATTGATTTACCACACGTACCTGTTTTATATATAGGTTATTGGAATCAAGAAATGCAAGACAAATATACATTCAATAATAATATTGAAGATACTAAAGTACCACATGAAGGTATTGTTATTAAACATACATCAGGAGAACGAAATAAAGTGTACAAGTGTATTAACCCAGATTATTTAATTTGGAGTGAAAAACATGATGTTGGAGATTCACACTAAAGATAGGGGCTGTCAAAGCCCCTTTATTATCTTTATAAAAACAAATAATATGAAAAACATCTTTAGAATTGATCCCAAAACACTACAACCAAAACCAATTAATGTAGTAGGTAAAATTATTGTCATCACTATTATTGTGACAACAGTATTAGGTTCTATTTTATTTTACTCAGGCTATAAATTGGGTAAAAATGTTTTACTCAGTTTATCTGAGGAAGAAAAATTGATTGTTATTCAAGAGTATAATAAATTCTCAGAAGACAAATTAATTGAAAAACTAAAAGAATTAAACATTAAATTCCCTCACATAGTATTAGCTCAAGCAAAACTTGAAACAGGTAATTTTACAAGTAAAGTATTTAGGGAAAATAATAATCTGTTCGGTATGCGTGAAGCACATCAACGTATAACAACTGCTAAAGGAACTGAAAATAACCATGCTTATTATCATACATGGTATGAATCAGTTTTAGATTACTCATTTTATCAATGTAAATATCTATCAAACATTACAACTGAAGAACTGTATTTTGATTATTTATCTCAATCATACGCTGAGAATCCTAATTATGTTTCAATATTAAAGGATATGATTAATAGAGAAAATTTAAAAATGAGATTTGGCTCATCAAAATAAGTTTGTTACATTTACAATGTAAGAAAATAATAATATGAGTGGAGGACATTTTGATTATAATCAATACCGTATCAGAGAAATAGCTGATAGTGTAGAACGACTTATTGAAAAGAATGGTAAGAAAATAGATGATGAGTTGATTAAAGAAAATCAACGATGGTATGGAGATGATTTTTATGAACGACACCCCAATGAATTGTATCATCATAAATACTCTGATGAAGTAATTGATAAGTTTAAAGAGGGATTAGACATACTTAGAAAAGCTGAAATCTATGCTCAACGAATAGATTGGTTGGTGAGTGGTGATGATGGTGAAGAATCATTTTTAAGACGATTAAAAGAAGATTTGAATAAATTATGAAACAAACAAGAATTAAAGTAACATACTTAGCAGTTGATTCAGATGAAAATATACCATTAACAACAGCATCAACATTTGGAGATTTAAGATTAGCATTAGATGAATGGTATGGTATAGGTAAAGATGAAACAGCAAAATGTTTAGGATTTATACCTTACCAATCTAAATATGGTGATGCTTATGAGGGATATTATGAGTATGAGTTTTTATTTGGAGGTGAGATTATAAAAGATAAGGTTAAAGTGTATTGTTTAGATTATTATCCACATACAAAATATGAAGTTGAAATATGAAATTAAAAGAATGGCTTAAAGATGTTTATTATGATCCATTTGGTCAGTACCTATGGAGTAAACAAGATGATGATGGTGGGAGTCAAATGATTGGAGAAGTTAGAGGTTGGGGTGCTTTACAACATGAATTTGATACAGAAGATGAGGCTGCTAAATTTCAGGATGAAGTAGGTAAATTCATCGCTGAGGCGATAAATGAAAAAATTAAAAGAGATTATGACACCGAGAGAAAAAGCAATAGAGCTGATTCAAAAATATAATTTAGTTGTTTTGGATACTGCATTGGGTGGTAGTAATCAAAGAGTAAAACAATGTGCTTTAATAGCAGTAGATGAAATAGAAAAAGCAGAAAGGAATGTGCTACTAAAATTCAATTTGGTAAATGAAGATATGGTAATGCATTATTGGCAATTGGTAAAACAAGAAATAGAAAAATTATGATAGAATTAATAATAGTATTTGTATTAGTATGTTTACTTATAGCAATGTTTATTATAGATAGATATAATGATTATATAGGAACATTTATATTTGCTTTATTTGCGTTAGTAATATTAAGTATGTATGTGGGTTGGAATGATAAGCAATCATTTGAAATTAAAAAACAAATCACACCATCAATAAAAATTGAATGTGTTGATGGTAAATGTGATACAACTTATATTTATAAATTTAATAACAATAAGTAAATTATGTATAAATCATTCAAATTAACAAAGCGATATAGTATATCATTTGAAACTTTCCCTAAATCAGCTAAGACTATTAAAACAAAAATACCAGCTTACCATACAGGTATATGTAAATCAACAGATGAGATAAATGAATTTGATACTTACTTTTTTGTTTTAGGGACATTTAGGATATTATGGTATGTTCAACATAAACACAAATGTGGTATTTCTAATAGTTTAAATAAATGAAAAAACATATAAATAAAAAAATCAAAATACTAGACGCCAAAACAACACCACTAGAAATTATTCAAGAATCATTAGTTAATTATGGTTGGGGATTTTTAGGTAATAGTATTGTAGTGTTTATGGCTAAACAAATAGACATAGCTGTGTTTATTAATTTCATACTGTACTATACTTTAATTTCATTTATATTGAATAGGAATAAGTATGAAACTAAATTAGGCAAGTTTATAGTATTACCTATGGCCGCTGCTTTAGGAGCATATAGTGGTTATTTGTTTGCAAAATGGTTAACAGCATTAATTTAAAATATATTTTGGAAGGCAAAATAAAGTTTGTATATTTAAATCATGGAAAATGAAATGAATGATATTCCATATGAAGAACGTAAAAAAGCATTTTACGAAAACCCAGCTTCAAAATGGCCTAAAATAGAACCAGAGGATTTGGAGGAACGTCGTCCAAAACGAGGTCGCAAACCAAAACCCTCTAAACGTATATTAAATACATCACCCGATCACTATAAATGGTGGAGAGAATAATATGACAACAGATAATAAAATACAAGACGCTATAGAGGAATTTGGCGCAAACGTAGTTCACGAAGTAATTGAAGTTGTATCTGTATCAGACCCAGATGGTGCATATTCAATGTTTGAAGATATGGGTATGTTTGATCACCAAGCGTGCGTTGAAATGTTGTATTTCGAATAAAGAAACTGTGCTTTGTTTGTGGCACATGTGTTTTAGTTTTTAATTGTGTAAGATTGGGGTTGTCAAAACCCCTTTCTTATCTTTATACTTTATAATATGAAAAAGATTTTAGTAATACATCCTGATGATAGGTCTACAGATTTTCTACGCCCTATATATCAACAGTTACCTAATACAACTGTAGTTACAGGTGGGGTAACCAAAGAGCAGGTTATAGATATGATTGACCAACATGATCAAGTTATGATGATGGGGCATGGAGCACCATTTGGATTATTTTCAGTTGGAAAATTTAAAAATACAAATGGATTTATCATAGACCACAATGTAGTAGGGGTTCTTAGAAAGAAAGACAATAGCGTGTTTATTTGGTGTAATGCAGATAAATTTGTTGATTGGTATGGTTTGAATGGAATATATTCAGGTATGTTTGTATCTGAAGTAGGTGAGTCTGTTTATTGTGGGATACCTTCAACTCAAGAACAAGTAAATGAATCAAATGATATGTTTGCTCAAATATTAGGTCAACAACTACTGGCTGAATCATCACTCGAGCGAGTGTATGATAATACAAATCAAGCGTATCGTGTATTGGCTGAGTCAAATCAGGTTGCCAAATACAATCAACAACGATTTTATTATGCCTTAGATTAGGGAAGGCAAAACGATTTTATTATCTTTAAATCAATAAATAAAGAAGATTATGTATAAATGGAAAGTTACATTCACTACACCTGCCGCTAACGGTAGGTCACTTACAGAAGTAGTTGAGGCCTCTCAATGGTCGTATGCTAAGGCTATGTTAGAGTCAAAGTATGCTGGTATTAAAATTCGTCAATATACACCTATTAATAACTAATATATGAGTCAAAGATTAAAATGGGAATGCTTAAGTGCTTGGTTAGAGCAAATGAAAAAGAACAATAAGTATGGTAAACCCAAAAAACAAATTATTGTTGAAGACGAAGCCGAATTCAATTACAAACCTAGAAAAAGAAAGTGATTAAATTCAAGATAAGATATACTCCTGATAATTTACTTAAATGTCAACTCAGTTATGCTCTTAAGTCGGTTGAAGTTGAAGATAAGTTTATTGTCTGTGAGTTAATCGATATTCAATCTAGTTTTGTTAAAACAAATCAACTTAAACTTAGTTACATTAAAAAAGATATTCTAAACATCAGAATATGAGCAAAGTTAAAACATTAAAAAAACAACATGATTTTTTGAATTTAACATTGATGGATGTTATCCAAATGATAGACCCATCAGGTAAATCAAAATATGTTGATTTGTTTGTAGCAAGTATCAAACAAAGATTTTTAGGACTTAGAGATATAGATTCATATCTTGATGAATTCATAGAGGTAGGATGTCCTCAAACAATAAAAAATCAAGATCGTTTTACCAAAGTATTGTTTCATGAGTTTTTACGTCTTTTTGAACACAGCGATTTGTCTAATGTTTACAAATTCCATGAGTTAAATGAAAGACAACTTATTGCCAATAACGATATATCAACTTACTCAACTCTTTCTGATTTAAGTAAAGCTATTGGTTTGGCTGAGTTAAGATTAAATGATAAGGAATTAGAAAAACAAATTATCGTTTTAAATGATGATAGAGATTGGCTGGTTATCAAACCGCTGTCACACGAATCATCAGTCAAATATGGTTATGGTACTAAATGGTGTACTGCAATGAAAAATGAAAGTGAACACTTTTTTAGGTACATACGTCGTGGTATATTGATTTATTGTATAAACACAAAAACAGGTGATAAAGTAGCATTTTTCCATAATATTAACTCTGATTATGATAAGGAAACTAGTTTTTGGAATGCTAAAGACGATCGTATAGATTCAATGGAATCAGATTTACCTAGTTTTGTATTAGACATTATCAAAGAACAAATAGCTAATAAGGTTACAAACGCTGATTTACGTAGTGAGGAATTAGTTGAAGCAGAAGAACGTCTAATTATGAGCAAATATACATTATTAGAGAACGAGATAGCAGAACCTCGCCCAAACCCAGTACAAGAAGCAAGAGCTCATCTCCAACAAGCTATATCAGAATGGGCTAATCGTACACCAACTCCAACTGACATTGATGAGAATGATGTTATTGCAGAAATTTAAATGGTGGATTGGCAAAGCTAAAATATTATCTTTACATCAATAAATTAAAACAATATGTCATTTAAATCATTGCCAAGTCGTGTTGTATACGACACCGGTATTCAGTATTTAGTTTTCTATCCAAACGGATATGGAGCATCAATTGTTCAACATGAATTCTCATATGGTGGAAATAGGGGATTGTGGGAGCTAGCCGTAATTAAAGGTAATGAGGAAGAATGGGACATATGTTACACTACACCAATAACAAGTGATGTGTTAGGTTATTTGCAGGATAATGAAGTTGATGAATTATTAACTCAAATTGAGGCGCTATGAAAACACTTATCATAAAATTATTTGTAATTGTATGTTGTGGTGAGTACAGTAATGGTACTTATCACTACGAGGCTAAATCACCAAAAGACAGTACTACGTACAGTGTTTATAGCACTACAAAGTACAATGTTGGTGATACGATCCAATACACTGTAAGATAGTTTGATTGGCAAGATTATTGTTTATATATTTACATCATAATAAAAATTAAATAATATGAAAAAGTTCATAATAAACCAATTGGAAACTAAATCATTTGGAGGAACAGTTGGAATAACCATTATATTGATTGCTTGTTTATTAATGGCAATCTTTATGTAAAAAACATAGTCAGGTGGCGGAATTGGTTAGACGCTTATATTAACGAGTGGACAGCGTGCCATTGGGGAGGGGCCAAGAAAGTTACGCATACAGGTTCGAATCCTGTCCTGACTACTAACTTTAAAAACAAAACTGAAATGAAACAATTTATCAAGAAACATGAAGATTTATTTAGTGCTATTGTAAGCATTATCTTAACATTTTTACCATTAACATTAATTTTATTATCTGTATAACATAAAAAATGTTTATTTGTTTGGCAAGACTACTATTCGTACATTTACATCACAATTAATAAATTAAAACATGAAAGTAGCAGAATTAAAATCACAGTTTAGTATTTACGGAAACAAAGGCACAGTATGGAGTAACAACGCTCACATCTATGAATCAGGTAAAGGTAACTTATGTGGTACCCCTGCATTAGCAACTAATTGGGCTCGTATTGAGGGATTGACTGAGGCCAATTGTGAGGTGTGTAATAAGGTTTATTCCAATATGTTTAACTCTAATAAATAAATAATATGAGAATAGAAACGATTACCTCAGGAATTATTGAAAGTAAACATGGTTGGGCTGTAGCAGAACAATTTATTGATACTTGGAATGGTGAGGATTTTGAAAAACAAAATTATAATGCCTTACTTTATATTAAAGATACAATTGATGGTTTGGTTAATAGTAATATCTTTAATGAAGTAGTTGAAGCTGAGTTAGTAGGTTATTTAGTAGGGTTAAATGAATATTTGGCTTCTGAGGAGTAGAATGTTATATTTACAATGTCACAATTAATAAATAATATGTTTTTAGAAAAATTAGATTACATGGAAGGTATGAGTCCTACTAAACATGTAGAAATTTTAGAACAAACTATTAAAATCCTAAGTAAAAATTGGATTGAAGAAGGTTTTGATGAACAAGATATTTATGAATTTGTTTTATCAAAAGTTAAAACATGTTTGGCTTCTGAGAAGTAGGATGTTATATTTACTAAGTAATAATAAATAAATAATATGTCAGAACAAGAATATTTACTAAATACGTTAATAAACGATATTGAAAATTTTCGTGATGCTATTAAAGATGGTGATATGGATGTTTATCAATTCTACGAAGAAATAATAGCATTGCATGATTGGGTTAAAACTCAAGTTGATTAGGAGGGCAAAGCCCTCCTTTATACATTTACATCACAATTAATAAATTAAGGTTATGTCAAAACAAGAAATTGAAGCAGTAATTGAAGCGTTAAAAACAGGTTTAGCTTCATCTGAACAACAGTGGGATAATAAAATACCACACGCTCAAATAGTAGGTTATTTACAGGGTGCAATTGAAGTAGCTATTTCACATTTAGAAGGTAAAATTAAGTAACGATGACACCAATCAAAATTGTTTACTACTCGGAGGTTATTGATAACTGGGGTAGAACAGAAAGCTCAGCAAAGGGCCATAATATATTTTCCGTTTTGAACAATCCAATGGATTGGAATGATGATATGATGTTTTATGATGAACGGGGTTGTAAATATTTTATTGATGATCTTGTTGGTAAACAAGTACAAGTAGTTGACATAGGTATTTTTACTGTCCCTAATGAATAAATAACAATGGCAACACTACGAAACAGAAACAATGCTATTGCAATGTTAGATAACCTAAGAGAATTTGGTTATCAGGATTCACAAATACTAGATCTGATTATAAGTCATTTTCTATCGGGTGAACAAGCATATAATGTTATGGAACATGTGTATGATGAGTTTGGGTTAGATGAGGGTGAAGATGAAACAAAACAATAAGGAGGTAACAATGGAAAATAAAAAACAGACAGCAGTAGAATGGTTAATGGAAAAAATAGCCACAAAAGATAGTGATAGTTTTATTGCCATGTCTTTTTATGTAGCTTTTAAAGAAGAATTCCAACAAGCCAAAGCAATGGAGAAGGAAGAGATGTTTGAATATATTAAAAAGAACTATGTTAATGGAGAAAATTCATTAAAGTTTCATAAAGAAGAATTTGAACAATATTACAACGAAACCTATGGCAAAACTAAAAATAGAGTGTGAAATAGAAATAGATGATGAGTTGTGGTATAGCCACAATGATGTGGAAGAATTGGAATGGTTCAAATCATTGTTAAATGATAAGGAAAATACTATGTTGATACTTTGGAGTAATGATGTGGGAGATGAGATAGGACAAACAAATGAATTTAAATGGAGAATAATATAAATCCAGAATAATAAAATAGTCAGGTGGCGACATGGTGTTGTCGTAAATAGAATATCATAGGTCGTAAGCCCTAAAGCAGGTTCGAATCCTGTCCTGACTACTAAAATAACAAATGTGTTAGATGCACTAAAGATGCGCAAAGTGGCGCTGAAGGTAATGGAGGTTAGGTGATACGAAAAGGTAGTAACGGATGACAAAAACTAGAGTGTAGGGAAATTGAAAAGAGAGTTTCGGGCGCTCGAAAAATAAGATTAGGGTGATGGGTGGAATGAGTTGTGGTGATTGGTGGTGATGAATTGGTGCAGATCGAGAAAATTGTACACACCAACACCCATCTTACAACTCGACCATATATCCAGATATACTTTTCACGCATTTTGTACCAATTTTTTACGTTCTTTTTGTTCTTTTTTGTTGTTTTGGCAAGATTTTTTGCCTACATTTACATCATAAACAACAAACAACATGTCAAAAGTACAAATCAAGTCTATTTTTGAACAGATTTCAGAAGTAGTATTCAACACAGCCGATCTGAATTTTGCAAAGCAAAACACAATCGAATTTGTTCAGTCAAAAAACATCAACGACAAAGACAAACAGTCAATTTTAAAAGCAATTAATGAATGTAAAACAATTCAACGTTTTCAAATGTATATTGCTAACGCATTACTTAAGTATGAAGGATTAGGAGCGGATAGGATGGCGAAGGAATATAAGCCGCACAGATAACGCAAAGCAAACGCGCAAATTTAGTTAAGGAAAGACAACTGTAATGGTTGTCTTTTTTTGTTCTCGTATATTTATTGTTGTTCAAACGATGAATTCGTCTAAGTAGCCCGTGAGTTACTCAACCTAGTAGCACAGCCCTTTGTAGCACCGCCAACGGTTATAGTCAGTACGAACAAACAAATATGTAAACTGTGGTAGGTTCAGACAATAATCACCAACAAACAATTTAGCAACTGTAGTAATCCAGAAAATGATTACCAATGTACGAACAAATTTTTAGAAAACCTAGCACTTTTGTGCAGGCTATCTTTGTGCTTGGCAAAGCTTTTGTTTGTATCTTGTAGCCAATTTCTTTTTACTACGAATTTTTTGCAACAAAAAATGTTGGAAGGCAAAACTCAAGTCGTATATTTACATCGTTAAATTTAAAAAATAAATAATAAAGGTTATGAGTACAGAAAACACAACAGTTGCTACTGCAACAGAATCAAAACGTAAAGGTCGTCCAACAGTTGAAGGTTCAAAGCGTCAACAAGTATTAGCTGCTCGCGCAGAGCGAATCGCTAATGGTGATCAAATTAAAAGAGGTCGTCCAGCATCAACTACAAGCAAACGCCAGCAAAAATTAGCTGATCGCGCAGCGCGTATTGCTAACGGTGAGAAAGTAGGTCCCGGACGTCCGAAAAAACAAACCGAAACCGTTGCTGCTTAGTAACGGTTTTTTACCTAAATCGCCTGTAGACTTTTTGCCTGCAGGCGGTTTTTTCTTTGTTTTTTTATTCCTTTTTATTATATTTATCTAAAATTTTGTACCATGAATAAGGAAAAAATATTAAGACACCTGCGTAAAGCAGAAGAGGAAATCAATAACATATTAGATGAAGCGATGGAATCTAATACCGTAATCACCAACATTGACTTAGAATACATGGGTCAGCAAGTAAATAGCATGATTGCTGAATTAGAAGAGATCGATGAATTAGAGACGGACGCCGAAGAAGGTGTATGGGACGATGTAGATGAGGATGATGATCTATTTGATGATTATTAGTACGGTTTTGGCGCTTATCTGAGCGCCATTTTTATTATGTATTATGGTGAGAACTAAGTGTAATAAATGCTCTAAGCAATTTTTATCGTACGATCCTGGGGATCCTTGTCCGGCGTGTAGAAGAGGGAAGCTGAGGGAAGGATGGTCTGGAGGGCCTGGGGCTCCAGCTCCAAAGAGGGCTCCTTTGTCCGACAGTAAATTTTTTAAACAACGAAGCAGCTTCAGAAATATTGGTAGATCAAAGTAATTTTATTATATTTACATCACAATTAATAAGTTCTTTGAATTATGACAACAGCAATCAACAGCAGCACTGCTGCTAAGGCCTTTTTAGGTCACGGAAAAAGTAAATTATCATTTACTGAATTAATCAAAATTGAGAATTTGCCTGCATTAAATTACGAGCATAATCGTTATGATTGTATAGGCAAACAATGGGAACAATTTTTAAAAGACAATCAAGAATTCAAATCATTGCTCAAGAAGATAGGTAAAGAGATATTCGGAGAAGAATACAAAATCAAAAAAGATATGTATTGCGTTTTGCACATCGATAGTGATTTTTCCGTACCTAAAGACAAAGCCTACATCTACGTGAGTGGCGACAGTTGTCTTTATCTAGTAGATGATCTAACTCAATTCAGTGAAAATCGTCAAACAGAAAAAGATTGGAACGTTCACGGATGGCACGAAGTAATTTAAATTAAAGCGCTCTATGAGCGCTTTTTTTGTGTCAGGCACAGTTATTTGTATTATCTTTATATCATAAATAAAAACGATTATGAACACACAAGAAATTATCAACGCATTAAAAGAAGTAGATGGTGAAACAATGGAAAACATCATCAGAGAAGTAGGGATGGAAGATCAAATGTTAAGACAATTGATCATGACTATGCCTGTTGATCAAATCGAGTATCTAGTTGCTGAGCGAAAAGAACTTGATGGTCAAAACTAATTTTGTACATTTAAATCACAATTAATAAAAAAATAAAGGTTATGAAAAATCAAAACGGATTAGCGTTATTCAACGCAATGAAAGCAGAAGCAAAATCATTAGGTATTGACATTACCGGAATGAAAAAAGCCGAAATCGAAGCTGCAATCGCAGGCAAACAAGAGGTGGAACCCCAAACTGAGAATGTTGTCATCAACATCACAAACGAGGGTGTTACCAAGAAAAAAGGTAGACCGGTGGATCCAAATTCACCTAGACAGATTCGTATTGCTGAAAAAACTCGTTTGCGTGAAGAAGGTTTGTTGCGCAGAGGTAGGCCAGCTGTAGAGGGATCAGCCCGTCAACAAAGAATGCAGGCGCGCGCTGAGAAGCTAGCAGCCGGTATTCAGATCAAACCGGGTAGGCCTAAGGTAGTTAAAGCAGAAGTTGTTTCTTGATTGTTATAGTTGTTTTTTATTAGACAGAGCGTCTCAGAAATGAGGCGCTTTTTTTGTTGTTTGTCAAGATTTTTTTGTTATTTTTACATCACAATTAAATAAAAATACTATGTCAAAAAGATTTATTGTAAATGAAATTAGACCTATAACGTCTATTTACACTTATGTTGTTGAAGCAAACAATGAAGAAGAAGCTTTAGATAAAGCACTCAAAGGTGATTTTTTGTCTCTAGATCAAGAACTAGAAGAAAATGATAATGATCCTAGTTATGATATCTATGAAGAAGGTAAAGGATAATATCTTTATATCATGAAAATATTAATAGCAAAAATAATCATAATATCATGCTGTGGGTACAGCAATGGTAGTTTCCAGTATGAGGCTAAATCAGCGAATGATACCTTAACATACACTGTTTATAGCACAGCTAAGTACAATGTAAATGATACACTTCAATATCGATTGAAATAATTGTTGTTTAGTCAAAATTCGTTGTTTATATTTACATCACAATTAAATAAATAAAACAATGAAAGTAAAAGAATTAATTGAGATACTATCTCAACAAGATCCAGAAACAGTAATATGTTTAAAAAACACTGATCCTACTGATTACACAGTCAAATTAGAATTACAAGAAGAAGACATTGATTTAGACGATGACTTATGTTGTGATAATTTTGATGAAGACGATGATGATATCTTCGATGATGAAGGTAAGTATATAGGACCTAAAGTCATTACATTTAATTTAGATTATTAATTAATATTTGGGTAGTCAAGACTACCCATTTATTTTTATATCACAATTAATAACGATATGAAAAACACTTATCTAATTTTCCCAAATCCAAGTGACATTTATTCTAATTTAACTACTACATGTACTAGAGAAGAATTAAATGATGTTCTAACTGAGTTAGAGTTAATGGAACCCAATGATCATTATTCAAATTATGCTTGGGTTATATTTGAAAACGGAATAATGATTCAAGGTTAATTATTTAAGGCTCGTCAGAGCCTTTTTTATTACATTTATATCACAATTAAAACAAAAATATTATGTCAGATTTTAACGTAACAAAATTAGAGAACGGTGATTTCGAAGTAACAAAAAATCATCAATTCAAAGCTAAAGCTTTATTTGTAGTATGGGTTTTACTTATACTAGGTATTGCGGTAATGTCTTCTTGTTCAACGAGTAAATCAAAATTCCGAACTACTCGCTTTTGTAAAAATCAAATGTACTAATTGTTTGGCGAGTCAAAGCTCGCCACTTACCTTTACATCACAATTAAAAACAAAACGATATGAAAATTTTAAACGGAATTATCAGTGTAGTATTAGGCTTTATCTCACTGTATTTAATGTTTGTTAAAGCACAAAGCGATCAAGATTTTATCATTGGTTTCTTAGTATTGATGATGGCAATTACATTTATGTGTTTTATGATTATGGGCGAGCAGAAAGAGGAGATCGAGAAATTAAGACATCAGATCCTAAGAATGAAAGGGCTAATGCAATGATAAAAATAATAGCGGATCCGGAAAACTTAGCTATAGTAGCATTTATCACACCGAAATTCAATTTCATAATGTTTAATAATTGATTGTTTGTTTGATTATTGTTTAGTTGTTTTAAGGAAAAGTGGACGGGCAAAGCTCGTCCACTATCTTTATCTCATAATAATTAACAAACAAATGAAAATAATTTTAACACCACAAGAATCAGAAGAAATGTTCCACAATGCATTATGTAACGGATTGTCTTACATTTCAGGCTACGGTCTCATCTTAGAAACAGATGAGCAAGATTATCAAGCCGCTAAGCAGAGCCTCAAATCAAAGAATCCCGATCAAGGAATCTGTTACGAGGATGTTTTATTAGAGGTACTTCGTTTAGGTAAATCATTAACTATAATAGATGAAGAAGGTGATGGTGAAATGAATAGTACAATTGATCTATCGGACGTTCATGAGAGAGTAGCTCAGACACCAATAGAACATCTGACGAATATGATTACTGAAAATGATGATGCGGAAACAGCTGATGTAATGCTGCAGACCGTATTCTATCAAGACATTATATTCGGATAATAAGAACATACGGTTTAAACGATTGAGCGCATGCGAACATAAAAGCATGCGCTCTTTTGTCTCTATCGCATATGATCGCAGGTGTGCTAGTATAAAGCAATATTTACGCGAGCTAGCGCGCTCGATAAAAAATCACCCGCCGGGCAAAAGAGATCTAGGGAAGTGCAGGCGATAGCGGCCCGCCGGCGATCTAATAGCGATCTGTCCCCATGCTAGCCGCGGTCCATGCGCGGGATGATGTTGGTACAAAATTTAATGTGACGTATTCACAACTCGCAAACACCTCTTCGCCATCGACAGTATATACGTATATCTCCAATTTTTGCGTTCGCATTTTCGGACTAACCCCTTTTGGGAAATTTTGCAAGATGTCAAAGAACTCTTTTAAACGATCTTTTTGTGTCGACAAAAGTATATACTTATATTGTAGTCAGGACAGGATTCGAACCTGTAATGTTTACCACGTTAAGGCTGTTTGCAAACGGTGCTACCTACGACCTGCGTCTACCACGACCGGGATATCCCGATCCTTTCGCCACCTGACTATTTTATTTATTATGATGTAAAGATAAAATTTTTTCTTTAAGTCTCCAAATATTTATTAATATGAAGAATTATTACGAGGAATTATTCCAATACATGTCAAATACCCCTAGTTTGGCTGGTCCACTTGAAAAGCTCCAACAAATTAAAAATAATCCAGTTGAGGTTATTAAAATGTACAACATGTACAAAGATGGGGTTAAAAATTATTTATCCCAGAAAAAACAGGGATTAAGTGAAATTAAAAAATTCACTATTAAATCCGAAGATAAAGCAGCATTCATCAATCGCCTTGAAAAATTAGGAATAGCTATTGATAGCTATGCTATTGAAGATGATAAATTGAATGGTACTTTCTCAATTGAATTTATTGATCCTCAAGCTATCGACATGGTTAATCAAGTGTTGAGGCGTTCCTCTAAAATAAACCAAGTTAAATCGCCTAAAAGCGTATATACGGATAAAAAGGCGAATGGGAAAGGCAGTGCGCTAAAAGAGGTGGAAAATCCAAAAGACGTTATTAAATTAGATGTACCTTTATTTATTCGTTTACTTGAGTATGCTCGTGAAGATGCTAAAACAGATATGGATCTTCATGATGTAGCCGAAAATATAATTAGTATGGCCTCTGAAGGACGAACATTGAATATGAATGACTATAATAAAATTATATCTAAAAAAATGATGGAGGATTTTAATCCTGAAGAATATGAGTGGGAAATTGATCCTGAATTATTAGGGGTAGGGGAATTAGATAGAGGTGACTCTGTTAAATGTAAAATATTAACTGTGAATGGAGAAGAGGAAACAATATCGTTTAGTTTAGAAGATGTGGGAGAAGAAGTAGGCCTAAATGAAGATACCGGAGGTATTTGTCGGGCTATAGATAGTAGAGGTGTTATTTATGAAATGGAATGTACCTTATTTAACACAGGGCTTGATGGGTATTATATTACTGATGTTGATGGAGATACACTTACCGTAGCTAATTAAAATATGACTTTACCTGAAGTTGAATCAAATTTAAAAAACATGTTCGTTGATCGTGATCTACAGATTAAGGAATATGTTAGTGGCATTTACGATTATGATAATGAAGATGCCTACGAAAATATAACAATGAGCGAGTTAGAAGAAGATTTTAAACTTTTTCTTACTTTCTATGAAGGAAGTTTGGATACCTAAAAGATTTTTAGTATTTTTTGCCTACGGGTTTGGTTAAAAAGGTAGGAAAGGGAGAGACAGACAGTGGGGACGGGGAACGACGTATATTTATATATAAACATATACAATTATGAGATTTAAAAATCAAGTTATAGACGGCTTAACACAAGCCCAAAACATTGGACATAAATTACAAGTTCAAGTTAATCGCGGTATGTCCCAAGAGGAACTTATTGAAACCGTAGAACAATTAAAAGAACACTTAGAAAAAGTTAAAGAATTGGTTAGTACTGAGCATGACGATTTTGATTTTGCTTTTAACCAAACATATAACGGATAATTATGGAAATATTTTTATGGGTATTAGGAGTACACCTAGCTGAATTGTTGGGAGTAGGTGTTTATTTTTTAATTAGAAAAAATACTACTTTAGAAAAAGTTGTTATTCAACAACAACAATATATTGAGAATATAGATTTTATTTCATCTCAGCTAATATCTAGTTTATCTAAAATAGATGAACGTATGTACGTTGAAGGCGATGCCGAGCTAGAAGAAGTATTTAAGGATATAAGTGATCTAAAAGAACTTTTAGAAAACGTTTCTAAAAAATAACTTGGCTACCACATCTTTCCTTATTACCATCGTAATTAATGGAAAATAATCAAAACAAGACAGGTCCTAGTGTATATTTTACCCAAGAAACTGAGGACGCCATTCTGGAGTTTTTACAAACTACAGATGAAATCGAAAGGAATAGAATCTACAATGATAAGATTAGGTATGCTTTCTATAAATTAGCAGAAAACATTATACATACCTTCAAATTCTACTATACAGATATAAACACTATTGAGGAATTAAAACACGAGGTGGTTACATTTCTACTAGAGAAACTTCATCTATATGCTCAGGGAAAAGGTAAAGCGTATTCATATTTTGGAACTATCGCTAAACGATACCTAATTATATACAATAACAATAATTATAAAAAACTCCAGAAACATGGAGAAATGGATGAAATTGAGGAAGATAAATCGTTTTTAGATAGGACTATAAGGGAATCTGAAGATGATATCAATTTAAACTTATTTATAGATTTATACGTAAAATACGTTGATAAGTATCTTTATAAATTATTCCCCAAACCACAGGATGCTAAAACAGCAGACGCCGTTATGGAATTGTTCCGAAAAAGAGAATCGTTGGAAATATTTAATAAAAAAGCTTTATATATATACATTCGTGAAATAACAGATGCCTCTACTCCTCAAATAACTAAGGTAACTAAAAAATTAAATACCCTAAGAGTTAAATTATATAATGAATATTATTCTACAGGATATATAAAGTTCTAAATAACTCATATTTATAATAAACAACGATTATGACCAATTTTGATGATATAACGCTTTTTGGTAATACTTCATTGTCAGACATATTTAAGCAGATACATAAAAATAATAAATCTGTTGATAGTCAGATCAATGAATTAATAGGGGCTATCAAGCCTCTTGCATCATCTAATGCTGGTTCTGCTGTAATGTTAATGCCTACTATAAAAGATCTAATTGATGTTAACGTAAAAAATAATGATCAATTAATAAAAATGGCTGGGATAGCACAGCGAGCTACTAATAATTCGTCTTCAACTAGTGAATCGTTGATAGATATGAGCGAAATTCAATTATTGTTAGACGAACAAAATGCTATTAAGGAAGAAGGTACAAAACTGTTAGAGGCTGCTCAGAAAGATTTACAAAAACGTTTAGAATAAAATGGCTTTAAAATACGGTTTAAAAGGTAGTAACCAAATAAGCAACCCTGTAAAGAAAAAAACTACAGAGCAAAATGAAGCTTCTATTTCTTCATATGGAAAGGTTTTTGGGGTAGTTACTGGTATTAATCTGCCTACTGCCAAGATGTATGAAAAAGCAAATAAAAGGGTAGGAGCCGTATTTTATAAAGACTATTATGCTAGCCGAACTGAAAATGGAAGTTTGACAGATGATTTTTTAAATACATGTGATATTGCTTACCCTTTCTACAGTAATATTCAAGACTATCCTTTATTAAGTGAAATAATTCTTATACTACCAGGAGCATCTATAGGGTCTCAAACAAAAAAAGATACTAAAGGAGATATATCATATTGGCTATGTACTGTTAATCTTTGGGGAAACAGTGAACAAAATGCTCAATCTTCTGATAGTAATTCTCCTTTAGGAAAAACATATAATGAAAATGGAAATATAAAAAATTTAATAACATATGAAGGCGATTATATATTATCTGGTCGAACAGGCCAATCTATTCGTTTCGGTAGTACCGTTGGATTATATAGTAATCCTGATAACCCAAATTATAACGAATGGAGTAAAATAGGAGACAATGGAAGTCCTATTTTAATACTTTCCAACGGATTAAGTTTTAATAGTACCCCACAACCTTTATACTCAGAACGAATAAATAAAGATGCTTCTTCCATTTATTTAACGTCAACTCAGGCTTTACCTATAGAAATAGATTCTACCGGTTTAAAATCTCCATTAATTGGAGAACCAACATCACCTGATTCTTATAATAGTTCACAAGTTGTACTAAATGGTGATAGAATATTAATTAATTCTAAAAAGGATGAAGTGATGTTATTTTCTAAAACAAATACTATCTTAAAAGGAAATGGAATTAATTTAGTAGGAAATTCTATTCAACTTACTTCAAATGATATATATTTAGGTAAAAACACAGATGGTTCTTTACCTCTTGAACCCGTTTTATTAGGTTTTAAAGTAATAGATTTATTATCTGATTTAGTAAAAGCATTACAAACATTTACTACTACTGCTTCTCCATCAGTTGATAGTACAGGAGCACCTATTCCTACTTTAAAAGCAGCTGCTGACCGTCTTAATACTGATTTGGAAAAGGTAAAAGATATGTTTAAACCTGAAAATACTGACAAATATATAGCTTCTAACCAAGTATTCATATCATAATGAACGTATCATCTTTAATATCACCAGGAATAACTAAAACTTTAACCAGTACTGGCTTACCTAGTGCTTTTGGTGATCAAGTTAAAGAAGCAGCAAAGAAAAAAATAATATCTGCTGCTTTAGGACAGGTTCAAATTCTTCAACAAAAATTAGAAGATATAATAAAGAAAAAATTAGAATTAGAAGTAACACATAAATCTAATCTAAATAAATTAGAAAATCAGTATCAACCTAAACCTCCAACTAAACCTACATTAACCGAGGAAGAATATAAAGAAGCAGTAGCAAGTGAAAATGCTAGATACGCTGCTGAAAAAGAATCATTAAATAACCAACAGCAAAATACTGAAAATCAGATTCAAAGCATAACTAAAGATCCTAAAAAACGTAGAAAAGATAAACAGAAAAAACAAAAGGACAAACAAAAACGAAAAGATATTAGAAATAAAGCAAATAAAACAAAAGCTATTTCTGCTTTAATAAGCAGTACAACTAAATCATTTGCCCCTCTTTTAATATTGAGTGGAACTATTTTAATTTCTAAATTAGCAGTTCAAAATAGTAGTCTTCAAACTTTAGTAGACAATACTAACGATATAATAGATAACGCTCAAACCCCAGAACAATTAGATAATGCTCGGGTAAGTCGTAACTCAGCTTATAATGTTTTAGATAATAATGAAAGAACATTTACAAGAATTCAAGAAAGTTTACAAATTATTCAAATTATAATCACAGTAACTCAAATATTAATTCCTTTATTATTCCTACTCCCAGTTCCTCCTTTACCGCTAATTGAAGAACTTCAAAAGAAATTATCGTTAGCCCAAATTGTATTAGCAACACTGACTGCTCTTTTAATTCCTATAATTGATGAATTAAATGATTTAAAAGCTCAATTAAAAACTGTTGATAATAAATTAGATATAGAAACTATAAACACAAATTCACTTGATAATCTCAATGCATTATTAAATGATATTAAACAACCAAAAGATGAAATTTATAAAGGATTTAGATTAAGAATTAAAGAAGATCAAGATCCTCGTACTTTTGTTAAAGACAGCATTAAACGCCACTATGCAGCTGCGTTTGATAAAGATAATGTAGAAGTAGTTAAAAGTGATTATTCGTATACATTAGAACCACAAATATTAATAGATCAATTAAAAATAATTATAGACCAACGAAATTTACAAGCTTAAAATATTTATACGTATGAATGTAAAAACATTTAAAAATTTAATCAAAGAGGCAGTAGCCGAAGCAGTTCGCGAGGAATTACATGCTATTTTAAATGAAAATAAACCAGCAAAACCATTGCAAGAAAATAAAACATTTAATTTTACTAGCAATGATGTTTCAGCCGCAGGTGATGTAAGAGCACAATTGAGAAGTAAAATGGGAGCCATGTTTGGTTTTGAACAACCTACTGTATCTAATAACGGTGTACCGTTAGTTGTTGATAAAACCAATGAAAATCCATTTACTAATTTTATAATGGATGCTGCATTAAGTATGACTGCTCAGGATAAAGCCGGTTTAAGTAATTTAGGATAACATGCCCATACCTCAAGTAACACGTATAGATCCCTTAGATTTGCAAAAAAATATTGCTATTGGGGTATCTCTACCTTTTAATGGACCCGGGGTATTTAATAAAACATATAGTACTAAAGATCAAATAAAATCTAACGTTATTAATCTTTTATTAACAAATAGAGGTGAAAGAATAATGAACCCTAATTTTGGGGCTGATATAAAAGATCTATTATTTGAGGGGATGACAGATAATCTTAAAAGTATAATTCAAGATAGAGTAGCTGCTTCATTTACAACTTATATCCCACAAGCAAGTATAAGCAATGTTGATGTGGTTTTTAGCGAAGATACAAATACCATAAACGTAACAGTTAATTATACCTTAAATATTTCAGGAACCCCAGATCAAGTTACTATAGAATTTCAATAAAAATGGCAAATAATATATCATACATAAATAAGAGTTTTGGTGATTTTAAAGCGAATTTAATAAATTACGCTAAAACATATTTTCCAAATACATACAACGATTTTTCGGATGCGTCTCCAGGAAATATGTTCATTGAACTAGCCTCTTATGTAGGTGATGTAATGTCATTTTATTTAGATACACAAATTCAAGAAAACTTTTTATTATATGCTAAGGAAAAAGAAAATTTATATGCCATGTCTTATGTTATGGGATATAGACCTAAAGCATCATATGCTTCTTCTGTTGACTTAGATGTATATCAAATAATGCCTTCTACTATAAATGTAGTAACAGGAGAAACTGTACCTAATAATACAGTATATGGTTTAATAATCCCAGCTAATACAAATATAACTTCAACCTCTACCGGAATAAATTTTATAACAACTGAAGCGGTAGACTTTACTGATTTAACAGGAGCTGAGGTAAGTTTTGTAGATAGTAATTTCTTTTTAATTAAAAAAACAGTTAAAGCTATATCAGCTGAAATAAAAACTTCTACTTCTACTTTTACCACACCACAAAAATTTCAAACTGTTACTTTAACTGATACTAATATATTACAAATTTTAGACGTAACAGGAAGTGATAGTAACCAATGGTATGAAGTACCTTATCTAGCTCAAGGAACAGTATACCAAAAGATAGCCAATACCGGATCAGATGCTTCTCAAGTTCCTTATTTATTACAACTACAAAGAACCCCAAGACGATTTGTATCTAGATTATTATCTGATAATACAGTACAACTAGAGTTTGGAGCTGGAATATCTAATACTTCTGATACTAATATTATTCCTACACCAGATAATATTCAATTAGGATTAGTTCCTGGAATTTCGGATTTGTCTAATAACTATAATAAAGCATCTGTATTTTTTACTAGAGAATATGGTTTAGCTCCATCTAATACTACACTACAAGTTAGATATTTAGTTGGTGGTGGTATAACATCAAACGTACCATCAAATGATTTAACACGTATAGATACCGCTGGAGTATATTTTAAGAATGGAACTCCACCAGGTATAGGTTTACCTACCCAAGTGTTACAAAGCGTGGTTAGTAATAATCCTGCTCCTGCTACTGGTGGTAGAGATGGAGATCAAGTTGAAGAAATTAGAAATAATGCTTTATATGCTTATTCATCTCAAATGAGAGCTGTAACTAAAACAGACTACATAGTAAGAGCCTTATCTTTACCTTCAGAATACGGAAGTATAGCTAAAGTATATGCCACTCAACCATTATCATCAGATAATAGTGGTAATACACCTAATTCACTAGCATTAGATATGCACGTTCTAGCATATAATTCTAGCAAGCAATTAATCAACGCAACCAGTAATTTAAAAAATAATTTAGTTACTTATATTAATGAGTACAGAATGACAACTGATGCTATTAATATTAAAGATGCATTTTATATTAATATAGGTGTTAATTTTGATATCACTACCGCCGCTGGTTCTAATAATAACGAAGTAATTAGTAACTGTATATCAACATTACAAGATCATTTTAATATAGATAAATGGCAAATTAATCAACCTATTATATTATCTGAAATAACATCTAAATTATTAAGAGTAAGAGGTGTACAGTCAGTAGTAAAGGTTGAAATAATAAATAAACAAGATTCAACAGGAGCTACTTATTCTTTATATGGATATGATATTCCTGGAGCTACAAGTAATGGAGTTATTTATCCTTCATTAGATCCTTCTATTTTTGAGATTAGATACCCTAATACAGACATACAAGGAAGAGTAGTAATACTTTAAATATGAGGAGGGCAAAGTCCTCTTCTTATGTTTACAAAAAAAGGTTATGAAAAAAATTATTTTATTTGCTTTACTAAGCATTAGTTTATTTTCTTGTGTTAAACCAGAAGATGAAGAAGAAAAAGGGCCTTACCCTTGTTTAAATGGAAACTGTGAAGGCTTCTTTTACATTTCAGGTCCTGGAGAAGATTCAATTGATTTAAATGGATATCACCATATAAAATATATTGGATTAAATTACTTTACAATAAGAGGAGAACTATCAGAATTAATTCCAAAATACGTAATCAATGAAGTTCCATTAATTGAAGTAGGTTTTGATTCGGATTATTTTGTATTGTTTGACACAGTTAGATATAGATACCCAGTATATTCATTTTTAGGACTATACACGGATAAGCGTTTTAAAGATCCAATTCCTGTTGGGACACGTACTTACACAATGGCTGGTTTATCTGATTTTATGTCTCCCACTAATATTGTTGGATATCAAATACCTAAAAAATTCACAGGATGGGAAAAACCATATGCTCGTACAATATTAGCAGTTTACAGTAAGTACACGTATCAACCGGGAATTAATATATTTTTAGATGATGAAATGATTGGGGATACTGCTACTATTTTTATGAGAGTTGTTTTCAATAGTGATTTTGGTCGTCAAGAAATTAAGAATTACGAGATGAAAGTAATTTTTGAATAAAACATGTATATACCATATTTATAGGAAAATAAATCTTATAATTATGGCATACACAAAAGAACAAATCGAAGCAGCTGTAAAAGCAAAAGGTTATGTATGGTTCGAAGGAACTAAAGATTACGATCTAAATATTGTTGGTGTTCGTAACTCAGCAACAGGTAACAAAGTTACAAACGTATTTGATGATACAATGACTGTATCTTACAAAGTAGGTGGTAACTGGGTATTTAAACAATGGCAGTGCACAACTGATCCAGGTACTAAAGGTGTAAAAGAATTTCACAACGCAGCAGGTGTTGCTCGTTTAGTTGAAGGACAATATCGTGGTTCACACACTTTAGGTTTACACCAAGGTAAATATGAGGCTTTAAAACAAGCTAAACCAGTTAAAGTTTATCGTGATGCAAACAAAGACATGACTTATGATGAAACTAAAATACAAGAAGGTATTTTTGGTATTAATATTCATAAAGCAGGTGTTGATTCTACTTATGTAGAAAACTGGTCTGAAGGATGTCAAGTGTTTAAAAAAGCAGCTGATTTTGAAGCATTCATGGTTATTGCTCGTGAAGCAGCTAAAATCCATGGCCCATCATTTACTTATACTTTAATTGAAAGTGCTGATATTAAGTAATGAAAAGTCAACCTAAAAAACGCAACAGAAAAAACGTTTTAAAAAATATAAAACGTATACAAGAAAATCGTAAAGTAATTGCTTCTTTAAAAGCTAACTAAGTGACCAAATTATGGAAGTAATAGAGGAAGAATATCCTGATTTTATAGATAATTACGATATATAAATAAAAATTTATAACTGCCATATTTATATGTATAAAAACTATATTTATGGCAGTTTATAAAATATTTCCTGAAAAAAGCGCCACGTTGTATTCATATTATAATAGTCTTAATTCAGGATTAGATGAAATATTAGAATTAAGTACATTTTACACAATAACAAGTACCAATGAGGTATCACGTTTGTTATTAAAATTTCCACAAAGCGAAATTACAGACGTAATAAGCAATAAAATTTCAGGAAGCACGTATGATGCCTACCTAAAACTATATCTAGCATATGCTAGTGAAATTCCATTAGATTATACAATATATGGTTATCCTATATCCGGAAGTTGGAATGTGGGTACTGGTAAATTAGCTGATTCACCCATAACTACTGATGGTGTTAGTTGGAAATATAGAGATGAAATAAGTGGAAGTACATGGTTTGGCATAGGATTCCCAGCAGGAACAACAGGTTCATACACAGGTTCTAATTCAGGTGGTGGATTATGGTTTACTGGGTCATATGAAACTAGCCAATCCTTCAGTCACAATAGTTCAAAAGATATTGAATTAAAGGTAACCAATACTGTAAATGCATGGTCAAGCTCTTCTATTTCTAATGAAGGATTTATAGTAAAACATTCAAATTCTATAGAATTTACCACTGCTTCTAAATTTGAAACTAAATACTTTTCAGCAGAGACTCATACTATATACCCACCTTGTTTAGAAATTCGTTGGAATGACTCAGTTTATAGTAGTTCATTAACGCAAATCACATCTGATTTAATAGTAGCTACTATAACAAATAATCAGAGCGAATATCAGCAAGACTCAGTACAACGTTTTAGAGTAAATGTAAGAGATAAATTTCCTACTAGGACTTTCCAAACTGCTTCCGTATATTTGAATAATAAAATATTACCTTCTTCTTCATATTGGTCAATAAAAGATTTGGATACTGAAGAAATTATTGTAGATTTCGACACTAATTATACAAAAATAAGTGCTGATTCACAAGGCAATTATTTTGATGTTTATATGAATGGATTACAACCAGAACGTTATTATCAATTACTAGTTAAAACAGTATTGTCTAATAAAGAAGTTTTAGTTTTAAACCAAGATTATTATTTTAAAGTTATAAGATAATGTCTAAAATACCTATACAAAAACAGATATTTGACAAAGATAATTTTCCTAAAGTAGTAGATACTCAATTTTCTCAATTAATTGATACTACACAAGGAGAAGATACTCTTAGTTTTACATTAGAGGATTTTTTTACGTTATATGAACAATTATTTTTTCAAATTCCTAAAGAAGGAGATGCAGATTCTCATAGATTTATCTTAGAAAAAGAAGCGGAATATTTAGGAATTAATTTAAACACAGATGACGTTCAGGCGTTACTAGCAGAAATAACTACTTTAAGACAAGAAGTTTTAACAGCACAACAAACAATACAGACATTAACATCGGGTAGAAATGGCCAATAATATTCAGATAATAGGAAATATAACAGATACTGATATTGTCAGTAGATACTCAATAGATGATATTAGATTAATTGGAGTACAAGAAATTCAAAACTATTTTGATCCTGATACAGATTATATAGAATATTTTATATACGATGTTAGTGGGGCTTCATTATTAGGATTAGATTACGCTTACAGTAAATTTAAACTTCCAACAGATTCAGGTTTAACCCCAGCATTTACTCCTGCTCCTAACTCAGAAAATCAAATAACAAATAGTGATTTAGGAACATTAAACTCTAATACACCGGATACCGGTTCTTCATTTACCTCTATTGAAATCGATCCTGTAAAAGATTTACAAGATTCTGGGTATAGATCAGGTGAATTTAGAACACAATATAATTTCTTTAAAAATAAAGTAGGTTCACCTGATGATACATTTTTCTTAAAAAGAATATCAGCTGATAGAACAGAAATTAGTATAGCTTCTACTTCTAAATCAAATGAAGAAATAGAAACTATTGCTAATAGTTTAATAGATGAAATAAATTCATCTCCTTATTTTATTAATTATCTTGTTAACTTTGGTTTAAATACTCAAGTTATAACGGTAAACATAGCTTTAGATAAAATAGATGCTGGGTATGAGATCCTATTTAAACTTTATGACCCTCTACCAGATAATATTATTGAAAAAGCAGATTTATGGGTAGTTGAAGAAAAAGTAAGCCCATATGCTTTTAGTATTAATTTAGATACTTTAATCTCTCCTCCACCACCATTAATGTTAAGAGGAGCTAATTTTAGTATCCCTATTTCTAAAGAAATAAATACAATATCTACTCAATACTCAGGATATAATAACTTATTTTCATCATTACAACTCACACAATCTAATACTTATAATAAATTATCAAATGCTTTAACATCAAATAGTATTGCTATTAATGTTGATTATACTGATTATGATAATTTTAGCTTTTTTGGTTCTGTAGAACAACGTTTGGATGGATTTTACAATAAAGTAAAAGATATAGAAGACTACAGTAATCTTATTTTAAATTATTCATCTAGTGCCTCTTTTAATCCTTATCTTAAATTAGAGATTAACAAATACTCAGCTAGTATTAATAATATTATTTCTAATTTTGATGGATACGAAACATATCTTTATTTTGAATCTACATCATACGCTTGGCCTAAATCCACTTCAACACTACCATACACGTTATTTCCAACAGGGTCAACATCAGCATCAGTATGGTTTAATAATGCTATATCATCTGCTTCTATATATGATGAATTAAATGCAAATAACTTAATCAATGGGATACCTACATACTTAAGAGATGATCCGGATAATAACCAGTATTTACTTTTCCTAAATATGATAGGCCATTATTTTGATAATATTTGGATTCTACTAAAATCAGTAACTGACATTAATTTAGCTAATAATAATCCAAATAAAGGCATATCTAATGATTTAGTTTACCAAGTTTTAAAATCATTAGGGATAGATTTATTTAACAGTAATGAAGGAGAAAGTTTAGAACAATATATAGTAGGTAATAATACCGGTAGTTTTATATATAGTGGTTCATTAACTGATTTCTCGGCTACAAGTAGCTACTTAAATAATATACCTAGAAAAGACTTAACATACGAATTATATAAACGAATATATCATAATTTACCTCTATTAGTTAAAACTAAAGGAACAACAGCTGGTTTACAAAACATAATAACTATGTTTGGTGTAACTAGTAGTATTTTAAATGTTAAAGAATATGGAGGTGAGTCAAAAACTGAATATTTAAAAGGGTATAGTACAAACAAAGTTAGATTATCTGATACTATAAGTACAGGAAGCGTTTTATCTCCTTTAACTACTATCCAACAAATTCCAACATCGTCTGTAGATTACTTAGATAATGATTTGCAGTTTGTAGATATATCGTTTTCACCCCAAACACAGATAGATTTATATATATCTCAATCTATATCTTCTAGTAATCCTTCATGGGATATGGATGAATATATAGGAGATCCTAGACAACAATATTACAACACTTATCCTGATTTAGATATTCAACGCAAAATATATTTTGAACAGGGAACAGGTTCATATTCTGGTTTTACTTCATCTTATTTAGATTACAACGGATTTATCCGTTTAATTCAGTTCTTTGATAATTCATTGTTTAAAACACTAGAAAGTTTTGTACCTGCTCGTACAAGTTTATCTACTGGTATTACAATTAATTCACCTGTTTTAGAAAGGAATAAGTTTGCATATGCTAACCCTACTACGAGCACAACTGAAAGTATACATGAGGGTGAAATCAATAGTGGAAGCATAGGATCAGAATATGGATTTTTATATGATAATCTACCAGATGATAAAGCAGCATATTATGATGGAGAAATAAGCGGTAGTAAAGTTAATTTATACGATACTTACTTTATACCAAGTAATGAAAATCCATACTTAACAGATATTGATGTTTGGAATTCACAACATGATGTTACTGAAAGTATAAGTCTTGAAAAATTTGCTTTATCTGATTATAATGTATTATTTAATAATGTATCTAGCAGTGTAACATCTAGTGTTAGAAAAATAATAGAAAATCCAGGATTACCAGATATTGTTTTAGAACAAAAAACAAGCTCTATATCTTCTTCAGCTGAACTACAAGATTCGTATTTATCTTTAACATCATATAAAAATTCTAGACACGATGGTAGCAAAATAATATCGTCTCGATATAATGAATTTACAAACGGTGACTCAGGTTCTTTTGGTCTAACATCAGCTATAGATAAATTTCAAGCATTTTTCTTAACATTTAAAGAAATTAGAGGTGCTTATCCTGAGTTAGTAAATAAATCAACATTATGGATTAATAGTTTAGTTGATAAAGATGGTAATCAAACAACTGTAAATTTTAGTACAGGCTCAGCATACTATTATAATTTAATTAATAATTTTGTAAAAGATAGTGTTGTTAACTTACAAATCACTACACTCCCAGCTGGGTCATCTCAAACAGATTTAGATCAATCAACAACAGTATATAGACCTGCTTTATTATGGCCTAAAGTCATATTAACTAATGAATCAGGAAGTAATACTACTCTTGGATATCCTCAGTGGGTGACCGCTTCTTTAGCATTTTATGAAAGTAATAGTACTGGTAGTATTATTAATAAAAGACAACTTACTCGATTAGAGGCATCTTGGTCTTTTGGAGCTAATAGTAGAAATGTATTAACAGCTTCTAGTGATTTAGCGTCTATATTTTATTATTCAAAAAATGCTGGAACAATTTATAGTGATTTAAATTATCCATGGGCTCAAGATATAACATCTCAAAGTTTTGCTGGAGTTGGTGGATACGACACTCCTATACCAACTATACCTAAAGTAGGTCAAGAAATTAGATTTTTACAAAATGAAGATTATGTATACAATATAATATCTTTTGATATGACTCCTCCTGTAATATTTACCCCAGCATTTTTTTATCTTTATCTTTATTTAGATAAATCAATTTCAACTAATTTAACAGCAACTACTATTAATAATGGATATTTAATTAGAGAATATCAAATAGACCCATCTAAACTAGTAATAAACGCCCCCAAATTAGTAGGTAATGCCCCAGGGTATATGACACCACAATATATGTCTCCTGAATTAGCCACTAATTTAAATGGCGTTGTTGAAACTTTAAAAGAAAACGGAATATTATAATATTTATAACAGTAAAAATATACACAAATGGCTATATTAAATCCTACAACAATAACAGTAGACGCAATTTTAACCACAAAAGGACGCCAATTATTAGCGCGTAATGATGGTTCATTTCAAATAACTCAATTTGCTTTAGCAGATGACGAGATTGATTATACATTATATAATCCTGATCATCCATCAGGCTCAGCATATTATGGACAAGCTATTGAGGCTACCCCTGTATTAGAAGCTATACCTAATGATACTCAAATGATGAGATATAAATTAGTAACACTTCCACGTGGAACAGCTAAATTACCTGTTATTAATATTGGGTACAATAGTATTACCATTAAACAAGGAGCTTCATTAACTATTACTCCTCAAACATTAAATTATCTAGGAGCCACTAGTACATTTGAAAGTAGTGGATACACAGTTACTGTAGCAGACGGAAGATTATTATCATCTTTCCAAGGTACTGGTATAACCACAACAACTCCTGGAACTACTTTAAATACAACAACTGGAGCTACATTATCTGTAACCCAAGTAGGAACATCGTTTACCATTACAGGTACAACAATCAATACATTATATGGCACAACATTGACATCATTAACTACAACTATTACAGTAGTAGGTAGAGATAGTGGTGCTAGAATTACTATTCCTTTAGTTGTAAATAAAATCTAAAAATAATAAAATATGTCATTTATAAGATACGCACAAGACGATTCAGTAGTAAGTTCAGAAACCGTAGTAAGAGGTTTATTTAGTAATGATGCTAATACATTATCTACATTCTTTACAGCAAGTAGTAACACAGAATATTATTTGAATGTATACGATTTAGTTACTTCTAATCCTTCATCATCTGTTCAATTTACTGTACAATATGGTAATTTATACGGTTCAGGCTCAGCTTTAATTAATTCATCTGTAACAGGCTCATCTCCAAGTCGTATTGTTTACGGACAGTATAGAAATTTAGTTTACGGTACTGAAACTGTAAATTTTAGTTTTGATGGAACTACAACAGCAGAAGATATATATGTTATTAATTATTCAAGAGCTAGATATAAAGAATCATTACTTCCTGGAGCCTTAAATATAAGGCTTAGATCAGGTAGTGCTCAAATATTTTTAACAGATGACAGTAACGAATCTAGTACAGCTAATTTTATTGGCGAAAACAGATATTACAATATAATCAGTGGTAGTAATGGATCAGCTTTTACTTCAAGTGCTGCTTCAACATATTATGGATTTATGTTTCCTGATCTTAACATTGTAGTTTTAAAAGCAAGTGGGTCTAACTCAGTAGCATCTTTTGTTGCACCTGTTACTAAATCATTTGCTAGTAATAACAATCAAGGAAAAATATTTAATGCTATTTCAGCTTCAGGAGTAGCAGGAAATCCAATGACTGCTAAATCAGCAGAAACAGTATCTTCTCGTTATTTCTTTACTCGTGTAAAAAATAGTGAATTTAATTATACTACTAATCCTTCTATTATAGATTCAAATGGTAATTTATTATATACTAGCTTAGTTAATAATCCACAAACGTATATTACAACTGTTGGTATGTACAATGATAATAATGAATTATTAGCTGTAGCTAAATTATCAAGACCATTAGTTAAAGATTTTACTAAAGAGGCATTAATTAGAATTAAATTAGATTACTAATAAAAATGCATGAGCGCGTTCAAACAGCTTTTCAAATCGGATACTACAGTAACCCCCTACACAGCTAATAAGCTATGGTCATTCTCTTATAATGCTACTCCCAATGATGGATATATTACCTACTATATAGGTACTAATACATCATTTTCAACTAGTGGTTCAACTACAACTAATGGAGAATACCAATCTTTAGTTTATACAATAGCTAACCAACTTTATTACCAATCTTATACTAGTTCACTAAACACACAATCATTAGCGGTATCAGTATATTACGAATCAGCCTCTTCTCAAAGACCTACTTCATCTTATTACAAATATGGAGAATTAAATATAATTAAAAATTTTCCTTCAAGTTCTGGAGATAGAATAGGTCTATTAGGTATTAGTAGTGATTTATACGGTAACAGTATTTTGCCATATAGTTTTAGAGTATCTTCATCTTTAATAGTAATGATTGATGATGGACAAGGTAATTTATACGATGTTACTTATATTCCTACATTATATGTAGATAGTTTATATGTAAACCCATATTATGCTTTATCTACAGGTTATATATCATCTAGCTATCTTACATCATCATATCTAACCGAAGACGGAAGTGATTTTGTTCCTATTCATATAGGTAATATATTTTATGGTCAAGGAATGTGTGTTATAACTAACAACGATTATATTAATTTCTTAAGTTCTCCTGTATTTCCTATTGGAGTTGAATTTCAAAATGATTACACTATTTATGAAACTGAAGTAAGGTGTATAGTTAAGGAAAGTGAATTTAATGCTAGTTATAATCCATCAATGCAAGCTGGAACAATAACAAGCGCTAGCATATCTAGTTCAGTATTTTATTATAATGATGGAACTTTAAAAGATTTTGCTACGGGATCTGATTTTTCTCCTTATGTAACATCTATTGGTTTATATAACGATGATGATGATTTATTAGCGGTAGCTAAATTAGCCAAACCTATTCTTATATCACCAAATACAGACATGGCTTTTATTGTTAAATATGATGTTTAATGAATTAAATACAAAACAAAAACCAAGAATGGGTAGCGGTACGTATAAAGACGTATACAACCTATCAACCCGTCCTGATTTAGTTATAAAAGTATTTGATAGATTAAGTAATGAAAGTATATATGATGTTCAAGAAGAAGAACAATTAGGTAAAAAATATCCTGATCTGTTTGCTAAAATTGAAAAAGTAAACTACGAAAAAGGATATATGATTCAACAAAAACTAGATGTAGATAAATTTAGAAAAGACGTTGATAGTCTTAAACAAGAAATAGTGTTTGAGACTCCTAGTTTTAGTAATATAGATATAGTAGCTTATTTATTTAGACATTTAGAAAATAATAATAAAGATGCTATAAAAGTTATTAAAGATATTTTAAAAGATAATAATAATAAAAAATTTTATAATAAATTAATTACGTATTTATCTAAATTATCTAAAGTTAAAAGAGAAATGTATGGAATTGATGCAAACAGAGAAAATTTTGGATATGATAAACAAGACAATATAAAAATATTAGATATATAATATGTTTCAAATACAATTAGTTTTGACAGTTGAAGATTTAATTAACGACGAATCATTTGACCCAACCCAATATGAGGGTTATATTTACATGACTACTAACTTAGAAACAGGTCGTAGTTATATTGGTAAGAAAAATTTCTTTCATAAAAATAATGTTAAATTAGGTAAAAAAGAATTAGCCAACTTACCAGTTACACGTGGTAGAACTAAACAAACTAAATTAGTAGTAAAACCAAGTGACTGGAAAACATATTATGGTTCGTCACAAGAAATAAAAGAGGATCTAAAGAAATATCCTAAAGATAAATTCATACGAGTAATATTAAAACTTTGCAAAACCAAGAAAGAATTAACATATTACGAGTGCAAATACCTATTCCAGTATGGAGTATTAGAAGATTCAACCAAATGGATTAATGATAATATTCTTGGAAAGTTTTACACAAAAGATTTGATTGGCTAAATAAAGTTTGTATATTCCATCAAAATGGAAAATCAAGCTTTACTTATATTACTTGAATCCGTACTAGGTAAAGGTCATCCTACTAGTAAGGGCAATGTAGCATTTCATTGTCCCTTTTGTAATCACCACAAACGTAAACTAGAGGTTCAACTTGACACCAATGAAAAAAATGAAAATCCATGGCATTGTTGGACGTGCCCACCAAAAAATAGTTCTAAAGGTAAAACAATAAAATCATTATTAAAGAAATTAGACGCGCCTGAAGATAAAACTAAAGAACTAAACCTAATAATTAGACCAGGTAAAACTAAACAAACTACAGAAACTAATACAAAATTACCTGCTGAATTTATTCCTCTTTATAATGTTAATACAACCGATAAATCCATAAAATTAGCCGCAAAACATGCGATTAAATACATTAAAAATAGAGGATTGACGGAGATGGATATTTTAAAATACAATATTGGATTTTGTGCAGAAGGCAAGTATACTAATAGAATTATTATACCGTCTTATGATGGATTAGGTCAACTAAATTATTTTATAGCACGAGACTACTCAGATACCTTAAGTAGAAAATATGATAACCCATCTGTACCTGTTAAAAATATAATTGGTATGGAACTATACATTAATTGGAGTGCTCCTATAATATTAGTAGAAGGTATGTTTGATTTTCTAACAATTAAACGTAATTGTATTCCATTATTTGGTAAGGTAATACATGAAATACTAATGAAAAAATTAGTATCGTCTGATGTACAAAAAATATACATAGCATTAGATAAAGATGCTATTAAGGATGCTTTAAAACATTGTGAAATGTTAATGTCCTTTGGTAAAGAAGTATACTTGGTAGAGTTAGATGGTAAAGATGCAAACACAATAGGATTTGAAAATTTTCTTAATATTATAGAAAATACATTACCACTAACATTCCAAAGTTTATTAGTAAAAAAATTAGATAATATATGATAGATAAAAATTTCAATGTGATCAAAGATCCCAAAATTAAACGCATTATTCAATACAGTGAAGACAATAAACAAATTAATATTTTAGACCAACGTTTTTATAAACGCAATGACAAATATTACCCTTCAGTATCAACGATATTAAATTACTTTCCTAAAAATCAATTTTTTCATAATTGGTTAAAAGATGTAGGTCATAATAGTGATATTATAGCATCTAAAGCCGCTGCTGAAGGTACACAAGTACACAATGCTGTTGAAAAATTTATAAACGGTGAAGAAATAGTGTGGATTGAAGAAAACGGTCACGTTAACTATGCGCTAGATGTTTGGAAAATGATCTTACGTTTTACTGAATTTTGGAACCGTGAAAAACCTGAGTTAGTAGCAGCAGAATACCATTTATTCTCAGATCAACATGAATACGCAGGAACAGCCGACTTAATTGTAAGATTACGTGGTAAATTATGGTTATTAGATATTAAAACATCCAATTCACTACACACTAGCTACGATTTACAGTTAGCTGCCTACACTAAAGCATGGAACGAGACTCATGATGAGCATGTAACTGATACGGGAATCATATGGTTAAAAGCAGCTACTCGTGGCGAGGATAAAAAAGGTGAAAAAATACAAGGAGCTGGGTGGCAATTAAAAGTAATTGGTGATATTGATAAAAATTTTGAAATGTTTACCAAAATATACGATATATATAAATTAGAAAACCCAGATGATGTACCTTATAGCCAGTCATTGCCTGTATCCGTTAAACTAGCAGAGTAGTATATTTATACCATATTAATTATTTATGGATAAAAATATATTTAGTAAAGAGTGGTGGAATAAAGCATTTCAATTACATGAATCTCCCCCAAATAATTTTGAAGATGATGATAATCACCAATATGTTGAGGATAATTTAAGTGCTTTAAATAAAGCAGCATTAGTTTTTAATTTTCCTGTAGAGGATTTACAATTAGCTTTTAACGGTGCTAATGACGTAGTATTAATTGATGACGTTTGGTCTAAATTAGAAAATACTAATTCGTACAATATTAAAAGCTTGGGTCAAGCATTGCTATACGCTAAAGAACATAAAATAGACCCTGTTCCTTATTTAAAGGCTGTTAAAAATTTAAAACCACTACCTAAAGCATTAATACTAAATTATGATAGTGATAAGTATTATTTGGTTAATGGTGAATTTATATTATCATTACATAAAGCATTAAATCTTATTCCTGAGGCATTAGTAGCTATTATTAATCCTAAAATAAAGGAAGATGGAAGCCAAGAAGATGAAGTTAATTTAGTAAACGAATTTATTAATTACGTTAAAGAAGACTTAGGATTAGCCCAAATCCCTAAGATACAATTCTCAGACGATACTGATCATGTTAAAAAACAACGTTCGTTTGGGTATTTTTCTCCTAATACTAATGAAATATGGGTTTACGTAGGCGATAGAAACATGGCTGATATTTTTCGTACATTAGCTCATGAATTAATCCATCGTAAACAAGATGAAGATGGAAAAATAAATTATGAAAGTGGTAAGACTGGTAGTGATATCGAAAATGAAGCAAATGCTAAAGCAGGTGTATTGTTAAGAGATTTTGGAAAAAAATATGAGGGAATATATGATACTCCTATAAAGAAATTTATAAAATAAAGTTATGAGCAATGAATCGTTATTGAAAAAAGAATTTAAGGAACGCGATGTGCAACGTTTGCGTAACTTAGTTTCTAAAAATTATACAGATAAAACTGTAACACAAGTAGGTTATACCAAAGCACAAACAGACTATAAAGAGGGTGATGTGTGGGAAGAAAATGGCAAAACATGGACCATTAAAAATGGTATAAAGATGACCATAACTAAACTAGATTTGGTTAAGAGTATATTACAAATGCCGCTAACATGCCCTGAATGTAAACGAGCCATGAATAAAGGCCGTTTAGATAAACATATGTACAGTATCCATAAAAAATGTTCTGATTGCGTTATAGCGCATGAAACCGAACTAAAACGCATAGGTAAATTTGAGGAATACCAAAAAAGCATATTATCTCGCGGTGTTGAAGTACATATTAAAGAAATGGAAGATATACTACTTGAATTATCATTAGGTATTAACGAAGGTTCATTCGTAACTGAAAGTGGAGATGTTGAAGAATGGAAAGGTAAAGGTGTAGATGAGCAAGAAATAATTAAAGATATTCAAGAATACATACAAAAACTTAAGGACAGTATTAAGTAATATATTTATTGGTATGAAAATATCAACACTACGCCAAATAATACAAGAAGAATTATTTAAAGAAGATGATTGTGGGTGTAATGGTCCTAAATTAGTCCTAACAGAATCTACTAATAATTTAGTTTTATCTGAAGGATTAAAATACCACATCAGAGAAGGTAAAATGTTAATTCATAATGTTTACCGCCCATTATCTAAAAATTATTTTGAATTATTCCGTGAAGCACGTGAATTATACAACAAAGGTTTATTATCTGTAGTTGAAGACGATGCTGAATTATTAGAATCTAATATAGGTGAGTTTGGTGAATATAATGGGATAACTGTTCCACTTGATTATCCAATCAGTATTGATGAATTAATTACTGAGGCCGCTAAACAAAAGAAAAAAACACCGCCTATTGGTAAACCAAAACGTGGTGGATCTAAAAAATTCTACGTTTACGTTCGTAAACCAGGAGGCGGAATTAAAAAAGTATCGTTTGGTGATACTACAGGATTACGTGCTAAATTAAATAACCCAAAAGCACGTAAAGCGTTTGCTGCTCGTCATGATTGTAAAAATAAAAAAGACAGAACTAAGGCGTCGTATTGGAGTTGTAGGCTCCCCAGGTACAGCAAGCTCTTGGGTTTTAAGACCAGCTTTAGCGGTTATTGGTAGGATATTTATAAGTAATGAAAGTAACATATTTAAAAAAATATATTAAAGAAGAGTTAAGTCGAATATTAGAAATGTTCGATAAACCTTTACCTAATATAGAAAAAATATCTGATACTAAATACGTTGTAGGAAATGGACAAGATATTGAAGCAGAATATTACTTTAGAAGAATAGATATACAAAACAATAAATGGACCATAGCTTGGTCTTTTACAGATAATAATCAAAACACTACACCAGAAGCGTGGAAACAAATAACTGCTACTTCATATAAAATATTAGCAGATTTTATTCAAAATAAACATCCTAAATCTATAGAGATATCAGGTAATACTGATACCAAAACCAATATTTATAAATCACAATCATTTATAAATAAATTACAAGATTTATTCAATAACCAATATAAAATTGATAATACACCTGAATATTCAGTAGTTATGAATCGTATTGAAGATGTAGCAGAAGCCAATATTCAAAAACGAATGGAACATATAAATGAATCATATCAACAAGCTGTTAATTATTGGAAAAATGGTGATATAACTGCTAAAAGTAAAATAGAACAGGTAAATGCTGTTAGAAGAATAGTAAAACGTACTGTAGTAGAGCATTTATACAGTATTTAAATAAATAAACAAATGATCAAACTAACAGATTTATTATTAGAAAGAGACCCTAAAGTAGGCACAGGTAAAAAACCTAAAGGATCAGGTCGTCGCTTATACACAGATGAAGATCCATCTGATACTGTTCGTGTTAAATTTAAAACAGTTCAAGATATAAAAGATACATTATCTAAAACATCATTCAAATCTAAATCACACGCTAGACAATCACAAATTATTAATTTAATTCACCAACGTGTTAGAGCAGCTTATGGTAAAGCAAAAGATCCTGAAGTAAAAGCAAGATTAAAAAGAGGATTAGAATATATTACTAAACGTAAAGAAGCATCTAAAGAAAAAACTAAACGATTAAACAAATGATTAAACTAACAGATATATTAAAAGAACATGAAGGTGAGGAATACCCATCATACATGTATTCATCCATAGGCTTTGGTTGTCACGTATGTGAATACCATTATCAGGAAGAAGGTAAACACAAATGTAAAAATAAGTATTACCAAAAACTTATGGGTACTGAGGATTTAATAAATCCAAAAACCAAAGAATCTATCAAAGACCCATCAAAATATTGTAGTAATTGGTTTCATCCTAAGAAGTAATGCATCCCTATACTGATTTAGAAACTACAGATACCTACATTATTCGTGAATTTAACGAAAATATAGATCCTATCGAATTAATGTGGCATCGCGATGATGAAAATCGCACACTGCAAATTATAGGTGAAACTGACTGGAAAATACAGCTTGATAACCAGCTGCCGACTTCCATGAATCAGCCAATATTTATTGAGAGACATACTTGGCATCGCGTTATTAAAGGTACAGGTACGTTAAAACTAAAGATACATAAATCATGATTAAACTAACAGACATACTAAACGAAATATTAACAGAAAAAAAGCTATGCCCTAAAGGCAAAGCTTATTATAATCGTCGTATAGCTGCTGGTGAAAAACCATCCGCTTATCTTTCTGGTCGTGCTGTTAAAGTATGTAAAGGTTTAATGGAAGAAGATGATTTGGACATGCATGAATCACTTCGTGATTGGTTTAAAAAAGAAGATTGGGTAAGAATAGATACACAAGGTAATATTACGGGACCTTGCGGGACAATGAAAAAAGGTAAAGCAACCACGCGTTGTTTACCACGTAAAAAGGCTCAAAGTTTAACTAAAGCCGAACGTGCTGCTACATCACGAAAAAAAGTAGCCGGTAGCAAAAAAGGCAAACAGTTTGTAAAAAATACTAAAGCTGCTACTGTTCGTTTAAATAAATAATATATGGAACCTGGTAGTAGAAACAAAATTAATGACCTGGAGAAAACAATTTTTAAGCAACTTAGCAACTTTCTGCCTAATGGCAGCAATGTTTTTCAATCCTCTTGGATTCGACGTGTTGTTCAAACTAATAATGACCTTGACCGGTTCTTATTGGATTACGGATTTACTTTTTTACCTAGCTGCGGGGTTGTTTCTTGGGTTATATTTCTTATTGCGCTCTAAAGTTAACAAATCACAATGAATAATATACACATATTAATAGAACATGTAGTACTTAATTGGCCTTTTCTAACTGAGGCAATGAGTGAAAAAGTGGTACAAGCATTAACCCAGAAATTTAAGGAAGAAGCAGAAGACTTTAATATAACTATTTCTGATGATGAAATTAAAAAGGCTATTACTGTTTTTGATACTAAATTTAAGCAAGACCCAAACGTCTCTGAAAAAGATTTAAGTAAGTACTCATTAAAACAACTACTAAAAATAGTTTCATCTAAACCAGGCTTTGAAAAAGAAAAAGTTACTATAGTACCTACTCCAGATATGGTGTATAATGAAGATGGTATTGTTATATATAACGGTGATGTAGAAGGAAAATGTGTAAGATATGGTGCTGGAGAAAGATGGTGTATTACTAGAGGATCATTTGGAAATTATCGATTTGACCCCGGAAGAGGATATCCTAACTTTTACTTAGTTAGAAATACCAATCTCCCAGATAGTGATCCTCTTAGTTTCGTTGCTATTCAAGCAAGAAATAATGGACGATATGTTTATACTAATCGTAAAAATAGTCCTCATGAATCTAAAGAAATGGATTTTGATAAATTACTTGATGAAGTACCTTATTTAAATTCTATAGATAATGTAAAAAGTATTCTTAAGCATATTCCTATAAGTCAAGCAGAAATAAATGTAGAAAAAAGATTTAAAAATGGTATTAGTTTTAGAGAATGGGCTAATGATTTAGATTTTGAAGAGAAAAAACTTTACATATCTGTAAGAGGTTCTTATATAGCAAGTAGATATTCAAGCAATGAATTATTTAGGGATTTATCTACTGACTCATTTATTGTTAAAGTTCTTCCTAAATATGATAAATTAGCAGAATGGATATTTCAAAATCCGTGGATTCTTGGTTTTGATAATTTATTAAAACAGATAGAAATATTTAAACCAGAATACCAAAAATCATTATTAGCAAAAGTTAATGCTCCCGGTCATCCTATAAATGTTACTGGAGAAAATATCTTGAACAAAGAGTTTAACTTTGATTTTGCTAAAGCTTTAGTTAAAACTGGTAAAGTACCTACTGATAGTAATTATAATCTTTATGTAACTGAAGATGGTAGAACTATAGTAAATATATCATACGATAGAACAGGAACATACATTGACGTTATTACTGAAGAAGAAACATATAAGGATGTTAAATTATCTAAAAGAACACAAAAATATTTATTTGATTACCCAAACATAAGTGATATACCTTTAGATTCACTAGCACGTGCTATACAGGCAAACAATTTAGATAATACCGCAATAAGCGGAATTATTGATAAAGCTAGAACATCTAACGATATATCAAAGAAAATAATAAAAATAGGAGATACTGAAGTACTTTTTGATACCTCAGGAAATAGACTTAAAATATACCAAGTTGAAGGAAACAGTATTATTCCTGCTGATACTAGTAATGAAAATGTAATAGCTGCTAAAAATAAATTTGTTGAAGAAGCAGCATCAAATGAAGAAGTTCAAAATAATTTAATAACTTCTATTTTTAATAAATCACCTTTATTTAATAGTGAAATTTCTTCTAAGATATTATCTAATGTTCCTAAAAGTAAATTGATGAGAGGAGTAGAAGGTATATCTACGTATGATGGAAACTTATACGTGTTTGATATTCCTTCTTCTTTTAAGTTTAAAGCTTTTAGATATTCGGATGAAACAGATAAAATGGAAGAAATAAGATTTTCTTATAGTCCTGAAGTAGGTTTAGCATATAAACAATTTTTAAATGATAATAATATAAAATTGGACAACAATACTACTAGAAGTATATTTTCACAAAACCAATGGCAAGTAGGATATAAAGATAAACTAGCATTAGCTAGTATCCCTGATTTACCATACACAGAAGATTCTACATATAGATTAAAAGTAGTAGATAACAAAATATACATTGTAAACACAGCTAACCCTGCAGAAAGTTTTAGAATATCAGAAAAAACAGGAAGAGTATTACAAGCTAGAGCTCCTAGAACAACTACTCCTCGCCCAACACCAGCTCAATTAGGAGCAGGTGAACGAGTACCAGCAGCAGGAACCGGTAGAAGAGGAAGACCAGCAGGTGGTGCTAATAGACCAATTGAAGGTAATATAAGTGATGATTTACAAACTACTTTAGAAAATAGTAATTTATTAAATTCATTTAACCAATTACCTGTAAATATCCGTGCTAAATTCTTCGGTGATTCTACTAGAGGAAATTTAAATACAGATAGAGGAGTATCACGCCGCGATAATCTATTAGGTAATTTGGGTCACGTTGATTATGTACGAATAGTAGGCCCTAGTGCCATATATGGTATCCAATTAGAATCAGGCAATTTAGTAGCATCTATAGTAGCCCAACCAGGAAATAGCCACTGGTTATTAACACAAAACGGTGCATTTCAATTAGATAGTCCTGCTAATTTGGTAGCCGCATTAAGACAACGTAATTTAACAGAAATACGCAATTATATATTCAATGAATATATCGAACGTAATCCTGATAGAGTTGACGAATTGAAAAAACATATTGAAGAAATAAAAAATAGTTAATATTTATATAAAATAACAATACCATGAAACAATCCGAATTAAAGAAATTAATTAAAGAAGCAATTGCTGACCGTATCAAAATGATAGACGAGGCTGGTGATATAGCTGCTTTGGAAGCTAAAATTAAAAAAGTAGACGAAGATATTAAAGATGCTATGTCTGTTAAAACAGCATTAACATCAATGGATGGTTTAAAATATTATGTTTCCTCAGAAATTATAGGTGATATGATGGATGATATGGAAGCTAGTATTAAAGAATTACAAACTAAGAAAAAAGATCTAGAAGACCAGAAAAAAACAATGGATAAAAATTCTAAAGGTCCTAAAAAATCTGAAAAAAAAGAATTAGACGAAGCTAAAAAAATAAACGAAGGTCTCTCGTCAGAAATTATGGGACCTCTTACAGATTTAGCCAAATCCATGAATATCTCAGTAGGAGAACTCATAGGACAAATTGCAGCAGCTGCTGGAACTGTAGGTGGAATAGGAGCAGCAATAGGTAGCGCATATAGAAGTTACAAAAAAGGTCTACCAAAAGGCGATGATAAAAAAATGGAAGAAGCTCGCTTTGAAAAAGGTGAAGACGTAGGTAAACCTGGTAAAGGATTTGCCAAAATAGCTAAATCAGCAGCTAAAAAATACGGTTCAAAAGAAGCAGGTCAAAAAGTAGCTGGTGCTATACTAAAAAAAGTAGTTAAAAAATAAAATAATGGAACATAACGCATTAATGGGTCAATTTGTTTCTACGTTAATGGCGTCTCGTACGCAGGCTCATGTATTTCATCTACAAACACCTTCATTTGCTGCTCATAAAGCATTAAATGAATATTATGATGAAATTGTAGGTATAACTGACGGTATAGTAGAATCATATCAAGGTAAATACGGTATCGTTACTGGGTATACAAATGTTGCTTTACAAGAATATCAAAGCTGTGAAGGTATCATTATGTATTTTACTGTACTTTGTTCTTATATTGAAAAAAGTAGAACAATGCTTTGCCAAGATTCATATATTCAAAATCAAATTGATGAAGTTGTTGCTCTTATTAATTCAACCATCTATAAATTACGCTTTTTAAAATGATAAAATTAATCGATTTACTAGAGAAAAAAATGACTCCTAGCCAAAAGAAAAAGCGTGGAGAAATTTACGATGCCTTAGTTGACTCAGGGATGTCTCCTGAAAAAGCAGGTCCTATAGCTACAGCTAAAGCCATGGGTAAAGGTAAAAAAGAAGAAGCTTTAGACCCAGTAGGTAAAGAAGATAAAGATATAAACAATGACGGTAAAGTTGATAAAACAGATAAATATCTTTTAAATCGCCGTAAGACAATATCTAAAAATATTAAAAAAGAAGGTATGGATCATGAAGTTGCTATGGCTCAAAATAGTTTAGAAGCTATTGCTAAAGCAGCTATGGAATTGTCTCAAAAGATAGGAACAGTAGAACGTAACATCCCAGGATGGATTCAAGATCATATTACCAATGCTGAAAACTATATTGAGCAAGCAGCTCAAGGTTTTCATGAATTAAGAGACGATGAATAAGACTCTGTTATTAGAAAAATATATTAAAAAAGCTGTTCGTATGGCTTTAAAGGAAGAAGAACAGCAACAAAAACAAGCTGAAAAAGCAATGTATTTAATACATCGCTTTCCTGGTTTGAAGAAAACATTAGAAGAATTAATGTCACCTGCTTTTGGACGATATATAGCAGATGTTTCATTAATAGCTCCTAAACCAACTACATTTGGTATTGGGTTAATTAATGGACAAGACTTTACAATGATATATTTAGGAAAAAATAATTTTGTTGTAAAAGTATCTGGAAAAAAATATAATCCAATTAACATAGGAGAATCTGAAAGAGCATCACAAGCAATAGCAGATTTACTTGAACTAAATTATGCTCCTAAAGAGTCAGCAGAAGAATTAGCATCACAACGTAATACTGATATTAAAGCTGATTTAGAAGCAGGAAGTATTCCTCCAACACCTGAAGCCCCACCTTCAGAAGTACCTACCCCTGAAGAAACGCCAGCACCTGAGGAAACTCCTGCTGCCTAAAATTTGGATAGGCAAAAAATAAGTTTTATATTTTAAAAAAAATCATATGAGTAAAGTAAAAAGACTCTTTTTTGATATTGAAACAAGCCCAAACATTGGTTTGTTTTGGACCGCAGGTTATAGATTAAATATAGGTCACGACAATATTATAAAAGAAAGAGCTATCATTTGTATTTGTTACAAATGGGCTGACGAAAAAGAAGTACACTCTTTAACTTGGGATGCTAAACAAAACGATAAAAGTCTACTAGAAAAATTCATTAAAATAGCTAATGAAGCTGATGAATTAGTAGGACATAACGGTGATAAATACGATTTACCGTGGGTTAGAACTAGATGCCTATATCATGGCATCTCTTTATTTCCGTCATATACTACAATAGATACGTTAAAATACGCCAGATCTAAATTTAAATTTAATAGCAATAAATTAGATTACATTGCTCAGTTTTTAGGTTTAGGTGCTAAAATCAGCACTGGTTTTAATTTATGGAAAGACATTGTCTTAAATAAAGATAAAGAAGCCATGGAAAAAATGGTAGAATATTGTAAAGGTGATGTTGAATTGTTAGAAAAAGTATACAATAAATTAGCACCACATTTTCCTGAAAAAAGTAGCGTTAGTGAAGACAAAACAGATTGCCCTACATGCGGTTCAAATAAATGGACATTCTCTAAACGTAGAATGTCAGCATTAGGAACAATTCGTGTACAAATGCAATGTAAAAAATGCGGTAGATATCACACTGTATCTGAAAAAACAGCTGAGAATATAGCTTTATAATATTTATTGGCAAGGTACCTTTATTATCTTTGTAAAAAACAATAAAAATGAACAGCAAAGTATTACGCCAATTAATCAGAGAAACTATATCTCAATATCTTAAAGAACAAGAAGATTTACCTCCTATTACCCCAGGACCGGGACAAGAACCAGCTAATGTTCCTTCACCAGAAGAAGCACCATCAGAAGCTGAAACTCCTGAAACCCCAGCTGGGTCTATTACTAAAGAACAAGCTAAACAATTAATTAAAGATACTAAAGGTAAGTTTTTTACTGTAACTTTTATTAAAAAAGATGGTACTACTCGCGTAATGAATGCTCGTTTAGGTGTTAAAGTTTATTTAAAAGGTGGCGAATTACCTTACAATCCAGATGAAAAAGGATTAATTCCTGTATATGATGTAAAAACAGGTGGATACAGAATGATAAACGTTAATACTATTACTAAACTAAAAATTGGTAATAACGAATATAATGTACAATAATGATTAAGTTAGTAAACATAATCCAAGAAATAGATAGTAATAAAAAATACTACATTGAGTTAATTCCTGTAGAGGATCTTAAAAAATATCAACAAGTAGAAAAAACTATAAATAAGTTAAAAGACTTAGAAGTAAATATTAACGATATAAACGTTGATAAAATATATGGAGATAAAGTTAGACGATATTTTATAGGTACATACAAAGACGGGAGTAGTATCCCGGCTCAATATAAAACTAAAAATGATTTATTTAATCATCCTATGGGGGATATTAAAGTAACATTATTTACTAAAGAAGAAGCCGAAAAACAGAAAAATAAAATAGATAATTACGTAAAAGAATTTGTAGCTAATATAAAGATGATATAAAAATAAATAATTTATAGACCGATTCATAGCCGGTCGCTCGTAAGAGATAAAATTATGGAGCTGTGGCCCACCCCTAAAAGGTGGGCCACCTTAGTTTGAAAGTCAAAATAAAGATATTAAATTTATAAAGTATGAATAAAAAAATAGTAATCGTAGGTGCTGGTGTTGCAGGTATAAATGCCGCTACCAAATTAGTAGACAATGGATACCCAGGTGAATTAATCACTATCATAGATAAAGGCAACGACCCACATAATCGTTTACCTGAAGAGGTAATGACAGGTATGTTAGGAGCAGGTGGGTGGTCAGATGGTAAACTTACTTATCACACAGCAATTGGAGGTCAATTATCAAAATATTGTGGTGAGGACAAAGCAATGGAATTAATGAAACAAGTAGTAGATAATTTTACTCGTTTCCATCCTAAACCAGAAGAAATATTCATGTCTGATCCTCAGGAAGAACCTGAATTTATTAAACCATATTTTGGTTTAAGAATGTTTCCTGTATGGCACATAGGATCCAATTTCTTGCACGAGATTGCTAAAGCATGGTATCAATATTTGTTAGATAAAGGTGTTAAATTTTGTTGGAATTGTGAAGTTACATCTATTGATTTTGATAAACAAATAGTATTATTTGTCGATAATACAATAGTAGATAGATTTGATAAATTAGGAAAAGAAAGCGGATTGGCTAATTTTAGACCTTATATTAACACTGAGATCGAATATGATACTCTCATATTTGCTGTAGGTAAATCAGGTATTGACTTTGCTCAACAGCTATCAAATGATTATAAATTACCAACTGAACCCAAATCAGTTCAAATAGGTGTTCGTTTTGAAGCACCACAAAAATATTTCCAAAAATTAATTGATGTCTCTTATGATTTTAAACTATATCAAAAATTTGATAACGTATCTTTGCGTAGTTTTTGTACTAACAATAACGCTGCCTATGTGGCTGTTGAAGAAACTTATGGTGATATTACTTACAATGGTCATGCGAAAAAAGGTGAAGAGTATCGCAATGATATGACTAATTTTGGTATATTAATGGAAATTAAAGGTATTGAAAATCCGTTTGAGTGGTCACGTCATGTAGTAGGACAGTTACAAGTTGATGGTAAAGGATTATATTATTCACCAAATAAAACTCGTACGCCAGGTATAACATCAGAAGGCGCAGTTGTATCAGCATATCAAACTGATGATTTAGAAGATTTTGATAAAGTATTAGGTAAGTATGCATTTTATATAACTAACTTTATTGAACAAATGAATGAAGTATTTAACTTTGGTGATGACTGGGGCATGTATATACCCGAGGTAAAATATTTAAGTCCTGAACCATTAGTTGATTATAATAGTTTAGCATTAACTGAATATCCAAATGTGCATTTTGTTGGTGATGCTTTATCAGCTCGTGGTATCACAGTATCAGGAGCGCATGGAATATATGTTGCTGAATATTTATTGGCATGATCCCTGTTACTTTAACATTATCATCTAAAATACCATTTGGTAAATATAAAAACCGATTAGTATCTGATATAATGATAATTGATCCACAATATCTTAAATGGTTATGGGTTGAAAAACGCGCCATTGCTCCTGATAATGCATTAGAGCAACGCCTAAACCTAATTCCATCAAATTTTGCGGTAGCAGGAATGAAATTACCTAGAACTAAATTAAAAGAAAATATGAAAATTAAACAACTACGCGAAGCTATTCGTGAAATAATTCGTAAAGAACTAAACGAAAATCAACCTAAACCAGCTACTACACCAAGTGAACCAGCAGTTTTACCTAGACCTAAAGTGACTCCAGACGAACCTAAACGTAGAAGAATTGGTAATCCTGATGTAAAACCTGCTCCTAAAAATTTAAAGGAAGAGGAAATGATTGATAAGATTACTGCTCGTTTTATGAAAGCTAAAAAAACAAAATAATGAAACGTTTATTAGAAGTAGAATACGAAGATATATTCAGCCCTGAAACAATGGCTGCCTTAAAAGGTAAGTCAGGTGAATCATTGCGTGCTATGTTAGGTAACAAAAATCTAATGCAAACAATGATGCGTTCTCAGGAATTACTAAGTCAAATTATTGAGGCTGAATCTGATTACCGTATTGAATTAGCAATGATAGCTGAAATTATGGCTAGAGAAGCTTACCCTATTTTAGATTATGCTAATGTAAAAATAGATGCTAAAATAGTAAGTATGGGTCAAGTTCAACAAAATGAAGATGAAGATGAAATATCTATAGACGAAATACCATCAACTGATACCGAAGCTATGGAGAAAAAACGCCGTATAATCAACGGTATCACTCAAGGCGCATCAGTACGTGGAACTTTTGGTTTCTTATTATTTAGAGAACATTTAGATGATTTAAGTCCGGAATTAGTTGAAAAATACAACGAAATAATGAAACTAGTTTTTGGTATATATGATGATGAGAATGCTATCGCTATGATGTTAGCGGCTCTTGGTCAAAAACAAAATATTAGTGGTGGATCATCTGAAATGGTGTATGATGAAGAAGAAGATAGATTTGTTATTAAAGCAAGAGCTATATGTTTTCCTATGTTATTTCATGAGATAGTAAAAGGATTATATGAAATAGTAGGAACAGAAGGATTTGGAACTGATAAAGAACAAAATAAAGCTATTGTTGGTAAAGTAGATAAAGTATCAAACGAACCTCGTGATTTTCAATATGGTAAATTTATTTATGATGCTTTATCAAACTTATATAACCAAAGTAATATAGAAGATGCTCGTGTTCGTGAATTATTCTTTGCTGAAGTATATAAATTAGACGATAAAAATTTCCTTCTATTTATAGAAAACATCATTAATAATAAATTAACCCCAGCTCAAAAGAAATGGGCAGCAGACACGATGAAAGAAATTGAGGTAGATCTGAAGAAAGATGATACCGAACTTTCAGGCTTGGATTAGTGAAAAAGAAATATTAACTTTCGAAAAAAGAAAGTAAAAATATGACAAGAACTTTTAGAACGAAAGACGGTACTATATTACATTATAGTGACACAACAGGAGTAAATAAGCTCCATAACTGGGATGGCCCAGCCTTAATCCCTCAAGGTAACATGAAATTAGCAGAATATTATATCTACGGTATTCAATATTCAAAAGAGGATTGGATAGACCGTAAACGTGATACTAATGGATTACCATGGTTTAAAACCGCTATAGGTAAAAATACAGGAGCAAGAGTTTAAAAATTAGGGTCGTCAAGACCCTTTTTTTATCTTTATAACATGAAACAATTTACAAGAACGTTTATTAATGATGATGGTACTACTTGTGTTTGGAAATATGATTTAAATAAATCCACTAGTGGACCTATTGAAACAACTACGTCTTATCCTAAAGAGTATTTAGGAACTGTAGAAAATACTAAAGACAATAAAACAGATAAAAAATATTTAAACCCAGCAAATGGTAAATATGTTTCCTACCAGAGAGCTAGAGCTTTGGGACTTACTTCTCCTTCTAACGGGAAATAGGTATTCCTATATATTTATTATCATATGACAGGAATATATAAAATAACAAATCCTAAAGGTAAAATTTATGTAGGACAATCTATTAATATACAAAATAGAAAATACCAACATAAACATAAAAGTAAATCTCATATAGGTTCTAAACTATATAATTCATATCAAAAATATGGTTGGGAACAACACATATTTGAAATAATTGAAGAATGCAATTTAGAACAATTAAATGAAAGAGAAATATATTGGAAACAATATTATTTAGATCAAGTAAATGGAGATTGGAAACAAGTATTGTTTTGTGAATTATACGACAGAGGAACAGGACCTCGATCAGAAGAAACTAAAAATAAAATTAGTAAATCTAATAAAGGAAAAATAGTTTCTAATGAAACTAAAAATAAAAAAAGAATATCAATGATAGGAAAGTTTCCATCTGAGATAACAAAAGAAAAAATGAGAAAATCAGCTATAGGAAAATTTAAATCTGAAAGTCATAAAAATAACATAAAATTAAAAAAAGACAATATAATAAAAGGAGTAAGATTAGCTAATAGTAAACCAATTAACCAATATAATTTAGAAGGTGATTTTATTCAAGAATGGCCTTCAATTGTTGAAGCTAAAAAATATATAGGAAAAGGAGATATACAGGCTTGCTGTAAAGGTAAACAAAAAACAGCAGGAGGATTTATTTGGAAATTTAAAATATAAAAAAATATGGCACGAATAGGATTAGCAGGAACAGTATCAGTAGGCAAAAGCACTTTAGTTAAAGAGCTAGCCAAATTAGAACAATTTAAAGATTATCATGTAGCTACAGAACGTAGTAAATATTTACGTGATCAAGGAATCTTATTAAATGACGACTCAACAACTAAAGGACAATTTGTGTTTGCGGCAGAACGCAGTTTAGAATTAATGCATGATGATTTATTGACAGACAGAACAATATATGATGTGTGTGCATTTACTATGAGTGCTAAGTCAATTAGTTGGGAAGATAAAATAAAATTAATTGAATCATTTTTAATAATTAGAGGTGATTATGACGTTATAATTTATGTATCACCTGAAGGCGTTGATATTGAAGACAACGGTGTGCGCATAACGGATGCAGAATATCGTCAAAAAATTGATTTTGTTATAAAAGGTTTACTACAACAATATCCACCTAAAAAATTAATAGAAATTAAAGGTTCTACAGAAGAACGCATCAATTCAATACTTTCCCAAATAAACTAATATTTATGTATACAGAAATAAACGCAAACATCATGACCCCGAAACAAATTCGTGCCGTAGTTAAAGAAGTAATATCAGAAGTAGGATTATATACATTAAAAAATCCAACAGATGCCACTAAAGGTTTATCGTCAGTAATTGATCCTGATGATAATACAGAAAAATCTTCTGCTTTTCAACAAAAATATAAAAAAGTAACGGAAATGGCTCGTAAAGCTAAAGGATACCAAATTGTTGATCCTGAATTTGATACCACACCATATGCTACTAAAATGATTAGTGGTGTGTCAGTAGCTGATGTTATTAATTACATTAAAGAGAATCCAGGTGTAGAAAAGAAAGATATCCAAGATCAATTTAACTTTATTCGTCCACAAATAGCAAATGCGTTAATGAATGGTTTGAAAGATGCCGGTGTTATAGCTAAAATGGGTGAAGTAGTAGTGGATGATGAAACGGGAGAGACTACAGTAGTTAGTGAACCTGAAACAGTCTCAGGACCACCCAGTATGGAAGATTTTTTCATAGGTGGAAGAACAGGTGAATTTTTCCCATCTGGTATGCCTCAACCTGAAGAAGAGGAAGAGCCAGAAATGCCAGAACTACCAATGGACAGACCATCAGTAGGAGGATTATCAGATGAAGATTATAATGCTTGGATGGATTATTCTAAATTTAAAGAACGTTTAGCTAGAACTAAAAGTGCATTAACACAAGCTAAAAAAATGGGTAAAAGTAGAGATGATTTATCATTAGGTTCAAGCGAAGTAGAACGTTTAACTAAATTAAAAGCATCTCTTGAACAACGTGTTCAAAGTATAATTGATTCAAACGAATACGTTAGAAATAAAGTAGAACAAGAAAAAAACGCTCCATCTGAAGATGAAATAATGGAACGGTTCCAAAAGTTAGCAAATATAATAAAATGACAAATAAATTAATATGGTTATTAATAGGAATAGTAGTAGGTATTTTACTTACTACTTATTCTGTTTGTAATGGTCCGTCGGACGCTAAATTTCAACAAACAATAGATAGCTTGAATAAAGTAATTGATTCTGAAAAAATAATTGTAGACGAACAAAATTTAATTATTGCTGGTTTAGCTAAAAAGGACTCAGCTTTAGCAAAACAAGTAGTTTATTTAGCCCAAGAAAGAAATAAAGCTAGAGCTGAAGCTAATAAAAAAGCAAATAACCCTAATTTATCTAATTCAGATACATTACATAAATTTTTTGTAGACAGATACCCAACTGAAGATAAAACAGCATTTTCTTTACCTAAGGAATCAGCAGTAGGTGCTGCTCGTGATCTATTATATTGTGATGGTGATAGACAAGATTTATCATATGCTGATAGTATTAACACTGTATTAGGTCAACAGATAGTCATTAAAGACAGTACTATACACTCGTTCCAAATAAAAGATACAGCACAACAAAATATCATATCTTTACAAGATGTAAAGTATAATACTTTAAATAAAGAGTATACTAAAGTAAATACTCAAAATAAGCTTTTAAAATTAAGTACTAAGGCCGTAACTGCTGTTGCTGCTATTTTAACTGTAATACTTGTAGTAAAATAAATATCTTATTTGAGATAATAAATCTTATATATTTATATACAACACATTGTGTAGTATATGAGTAATCAACAACAAATTAAGGAGATCATAAAGCAAGAATACATTAAATGTGCTACTGATCCAATCCATTTTTTTCGTAAATATTGTTATATAACCCATCCTGTAAAAGGACGAGTACTATTTCACCTATATCCATTTCAGGCCGATACATTACAAGATATTCGAGATAATAGATTTACTATCATCAATAAATCTCGCCAGTTAGGTATATCAACTCTAGTAGCTGGATATTCATTATGGACTATGTTATTCCATAAAGATAAAACAGTACTATGTATCGCTACTAAACAAGAAACCGCTAAAGGCATGGTTGAAAAAGTACAGTTTATGTATAACAATCTTCCTAGTTGGTTAAGAGGTAATCAAAAACCTATTTCCGATAACAAATTATCACTTAAATTAGCTAATAACTCTCAAATCGTAGCTACATCAGCAGCATCCGATGCTGGTCGATCATACGCAGTATCTTTACTAATAGTGGATGAGGCTGCGTTTATCGAGGGTATTGATAAAATATACACGAGTATTAAACCTACAATTGCTACTGGTGGTGGTATTATAGCTTTATCTTCACCTAATGGTGTAGGTAACTGGTTTCATAGAATGTATACTGAAGCAGAAGTTGGTGACAACGACTTTAAAGCAATTAAATTACCATGGAATTTACACCCTGATCGTGTTGCCCCTGTAGACCCTGAATGGGAACAAAGAGAACGATCTAATATGTCGCCTCGTGAATTTGCTCAAGAATATGATTGTGACTTTTTAGGATCAGGTAATACTGTAATAGAATCAGAAATTTTAGGATTTTACGAGCAAACATATATTCAAGATCCTATAGAAAGACGATTAATGGGGGGTGATTTATGGATATGGCAATATCCAAATTACTCTAAAAACTATATAGTATGTGCTGACGTTGCTCGTGGTGATGGAACTGACTATTCTACATTCCATGTTATTGATTTAGAAAATTGTGAGCAAGTAGCCGAATACAAATCTCAGGTTAGTACCCGTGAATTTGGTCATGTATTAGTTTCTATAGCAGGTGAATACAACAATGCTTTACTCGTAGTAGAAAACGCTAATATAGGATGGGACGTTGTAAATACAATTATAGAACGAGGATATCCTAATCTATATTATTCACCTAGATCATATGGTGAAATGAATATAGATAAATGGATGGCCAAAATGGAAAGCGATAACACAGTTCCTGGTTTTACTAACTCTACTCGTACAAGACCACTTGTCATCTCAAAGATGGAGACGTACATTAGAGAAAGATCGTTTATTTTTCACTCTAAACGTCTATTAGAAGAGCTACGTGTGTTTATTTGGCAAAATGGTAAAGCACAAGCGCAAAATGGATATAATGATGATTTGGCAATGGCATTAGGTATTGGTTTATTTGTTCGTGACACTGGTCTAAAATTTAGCGCTCAAGGTTTAGATTTAACTAGAGCAGCTGTTTTAAATATAAGCAATACTAAAACCCCAGGAATGTATAGTAACATGCAACCGGGATTTCAAAATCCATACCAACTAGATAATGGTGTTGGTGGAGTAGAAGATATTAGCTGGTTATTAGGCTAACATATTTATTAATATATTAAGTATATAAAATGGCAGAAAATAATATAAATAACACGGGACTATTTGGGCAATTAAGACGTCTATTTAGTACTGATGTTATCATTAGAAATGTAGGCGGAAAACAACTAAAAACAACAGATGTTGACCGCATTCAAGCATATGGTAACGTAAAAACAAATGCCCTGATTGATAGGTTTACTAAACTCCATAGATATGGAGCTAATATGCCTTATAATCCTACAATGAATTACCAAACACTTCGTATTCAGTTATATACTGATTATGAAGCAATGGATACAGAATCAATCATAGCCTCTGCTCTTGATATTGTAGCTGATGAAGCTACATTAAAAAATGAAACAGGAGAAATAATTCAAATTAGAAGTTCAGACGAAAATATTCAACGCATATTGTATAATTTATTCTACGATATTTTAAATATTGAATTTAATTTATGGGTATGGATTAGAAATATGTGTAAGTATGGTGATTTTTATTTACACTTAGACATAGCTGAAAAATTTGGAGTATATAATGTATCTCCATTATCAGTTTATGATATGGTTCGTGAAGAAGGAACTGATCCTGAAAATCCTAATTATGTATGCTTTAAGATAGATCCAATGGTTATTGCTGCTGGTGGTATTAATAGCCGTATAAACGATAGAGAGGGAAAGATTAAATTTGAAAACTACGAAATAGCTCACTTTAGATTATTAGCAGATGCTAACTATCTTCCATATGGTAGATCATACATAGAGCCAGCTCGTAAAACATATAAACAATATATTTTAATGAAAGATGCGATGTTACTACATCGTATTACTCGCGCCCCAGAAAAACGTGTATTTTACGTTGATATTGGAAATATGCCACCAAATGAGGTTGATGGTTATATGGAGCGTTTAAAGCAAAAAATGAAGAAAACTCCTTATATTGACCAAAACACAGGTGAATATAATCTTAAATATAACATGATGAATGTTATGGAGGATTTCTATATACCTCAACGTGGTACTAATTCAAATACTAAAATCGATACTATTAAAGGATTAGAGTATAATGCTATTGAGGACGTAAATTTCTTACGTGATGAAATGTTAGCTGCTCTTAAAGTACCTAAAGCGTTTTTTGGATTTGAAAAAGATTTAACAGGTAAAGCAACATTAGCAGCTGAAGATATTCGTTTTGCTCGCACAGTAGAACGTATCCAACGTATTGTATTATCCGAATTATATAAAATAGCATTAGTTCATTTATATGTTCAAGGATACGATGGTGAATCATTAGGTAATTTTGAATTATCATTAACTACTCCTTCAATCATATATGATCAAGAGAAAATAGCTATATGGAAAGAAAAAGTTGCATTAGCTAAAGACTTATTAGATACTAATTTAATCCCGTCTGATTGGATTTATGATAATGTATTTAAACTATCAGAAGATCAATATGATGAATTACGTGATTTAGTAATGGAAGATAAAAAACGTACATTCCGTTTAGGCCAAATCGAAAACGAGGGTAATGACCCAGCTAAATCAGGTAAATCATACGGAACACCTCATGACTTAGCAGCACTGTATGGTCGTGGTAGAACAGGAATGGAAGCACAACAAAACATACCTGGTGGATATGATGAAAAAGCACCAATAGGTCGTCCAAAAGAAAAATCTTCTATTATAAACACACAGAAAGATCCATTAGGTAAAGATAGATTAGGTAAAAAAGGCATGAATACTCTATATACTGCTAATAAACCTAGTAATGATATGGATAGTGGTACACCTAAAGGTGGTTCTCCATTAGCATTAACTGAACTACATAAGAATAAGCATTTACTTGAATCTATGAATCATTTAAGAAAAGATATAGTATATAATCCTGATTTAGATTCTGACTTATTATCTGAAGAAAATATTAAGGACATATAATTATTACATATTTATAGATAGTGTACACTTTTTTATGAAAATTAAACACAACAAATTTAAAAACACGGGCATATTATTTGAACTACTTGTTAGACAAATAGCATCCGATACTATATCTAACAAAGACTCAGCAGCTATTGATTTAGTTAAGAAATATTTTAACAAAACTGAATTAGCTAAAGAATACAAATTGTATCAAGTTCTTGTAAACTCTAAAGCACTTACTGAAAGTAAAGCGGAGATATTCATAAATAGTACTCTAAATGCATCATCGCGTTTAAATAAATCTACTTTACGTAAAGAAAAGTATAATTTGATTAAAGAAATTCGCGAGCATTACAATATAGAAGAATTTTTTAAAGCAAAAATCAACCACTACTCACAGTATGCTGCTGTGTATAATTTAATAGAGGCTCAAAACTCAAGTGAGTTTGTTGAACCTAATCAAATTATAGATAATAAAGTAACATTACTGGAGCATATCACACGTAAAGAAGTAAATAAAGATCAGGTTAAAGACCGTATTCTTGAAGAATATGCTAAGATGGATAAAGGTACTCGTTTACTAGCTTACAGAGTATTGCTAGAAAGATTTAACAAAAAATATTCTACTCTGAATAATAAGCAAAAAACAGTATTAAAAGAATACATCAACAATATTACCAACACAACAGCATTAAAAGAATTTGTTAACACTCAGTATGCTTTAATTACTAAAGAATTAACAGAACTAGTTAAAAGTGTTGATGACAAAACAACTCAAATTAAATTAACTGAAGTAATTAATTTACTACAGCCTCTTAATAAAAATCAAAACGTAAAGGACGAAAATATCATCTCTTTACTCCAGTACCACCAATTAATTAACGAGTTAAATTCTATTAAATGATGAAAGTATCTTTATTAAAACAGATTATTAAAGAAGAACTAGAAAATGTTCTTGAAAATGAATCTAGTAACTGGGATACATTATATAATTGGTTAAATATTTATACTAGAAATGATGATAAAGCTAAATCATTTTTATATAAACATAACATAATAAATGGTACTTGGTTAAAAAAAGCACTTGATTCAGGTGAAGTAACTATTGATCAAATAGATAACTTAGCTAAGAATCCTGAAGGTCAAAGCTTATCTGATTTATCTATGTATAAAAAATTAATGGGTATGAATGAAGAATCAGCTACTGGCGCTATTGGTGTTGGAGCAGGTCCTATTCAAACCCCATATGCTTTTGCTCCTAAAGGACAAAAGAAAAATAAAGCAACTAAATACGCTGAAAAAATGGGATTTAAAACAGTTAAAGGTATGCCTAAAAATTCTAAAATGTTAGATTATAAAGAACTTTGGAAAGGTAAAAAATCAGCAATGAATGAACAAAATATTAAATACCAAGAATCTGCAAATAATATACTATCAGCAATAAAACCTATTTTTGAAGAAGCTAAAATAGTTTATTCAGGTAAAAATAAAAATTTAGCCAGAGTACAAATACCTGTTGATTATGCAGATGGTTCTGGATTTATGACTTTAATATGTGGAGAAACTACATCTGGTGATAAACCATATTTTGTTTTAGAAATAGATAATTTAGGAAGAGAAGAAGGATATACTTATTTTAATAATATTGAATCTTTAATAGAATATATTAAAAGTAGTAAAATAACAGGTGAAGAACCATTTGATTATCCTTTAGAAGAAGTGTTGAATAATCTTATTAAAGAAGAATTATTAAACGAAGTATCGTATAATAAATTTAAAAACGAAGTTAAATATAGAACTAAAGCAGAAATGCTTCATAAAAGTATTCGTGAAGTAAAACGTAAATTATCTGAAGTAGATCAATTAATTGAATATACTACTCGTATTAAACAAGAATTAAGTGAAAACGAAGATGGTACAAACTATTGGAAGCGTAGCTTAAAAGCTATAAATGAAATTAGTGAAATATCAAATAAAATTAGCAATAAAATTAAATCAATCTACCAGTAATGGCAAAAGCAAAAGCAGCATCTAAAGAATCACGTAAAATAAGCTTTGGCGTTCGTAAAAAAGGCAAAGCTCAAAAACGCACTAACAAACACGATAGCTCAGAACAAAACTATAGAGGACAAGGACGATAATGGATATATCATATACACCAGAAAAGATAGATGAATTTGTATTATCTGCTGAAAAAGAAAAATCAACAGCAGAAAATATATTTAGAACATTACGTTCAAAAATATATGATATTAGCATACAAAGCGTCATTGAATCTCCAGATGAAATAAATTCTTTGTTAGATAAAGTAAAACAAACTAGATCATTTCTTGATAGTAAAGCTCAAAAATACTACAAAGTAGTTGAAATGTATGATGTCGCTGAATACCCAGATAACGTGTCTAAATTAGATAATCTAGTTACTAAATTAGATAATTTAAATGACGATCTTTACTTATTAGAAGAAGCTTTAGACCATATTGTAGAAGCTGTAGACAAATTAAAAAGCCAGTATTTTAACATATAACATAATATTTATACGCATGAAAAGTGTAAAACAACAATTTATAGATTTAAAAGAAGGTAAAATGAATCAAGCGCAATTTATGCGTAACGTTCGTATGACTTTACCTCATTTAGTTACTAATACAACATCATTTGATGATACTGTTAAAATATTAAGAAATAAAGCTATCTTAACTGAAGCTGATATTAAAGATAAAAATCAAGAAAAATTAGAAAAATATGATCAATATACTTATACCTTAAATGGTAAAGAAGTATTTCCTGAATTAGCTTTTTTTGATAATATACTAAAAGCAGAATTAGATGATACTATATATAGAATATCAGAACCTGTTAATGGTGTTGTTGAATTAAATCCTATTAAAGGTAAAACAGGAATGTATACTGAAGAAAACGAAAATCCTTATTTTTCATCTGATCCAACTGATGGCGATCGTGATTTTGATATGAAATCTATGGTACAAGCTGAAGAATACTATGAAAAAGGATTACAAGCATACTCTGAAGGTGATTTATTAAAAGCTGAAAAATATTACGATGCTGCTTTAAAAGCAGGTTCATGGTTAGGATGGACTGAGTTTGATTTACCACCATACGAATCATTAAAAGAAGCTGATATCTACGGAATAGCAGGTGACCCTGAAGCAGAAGCAGAAAGAAAAGCAGCTAGTATGAGTATCAAACCTAAACAAACCCCAGAAGAAAAATATGGTGTTGATAAAAAAATAGACCAATCTGAGCTTAATTTCTTAAAGAAAATATATGCTAAAACGCCAACTGAGAAAATTAAGAAAATGATTGATGACTTAGAGCAAAGAATGTCATTGAATGAATCTTATACTACTAACACCAGTGGTAAAGAATTATATTCTAAATTTTCTGAAATCGACAATTTAAACGGTCAAGAAGTTTTAATCGGTATAGATTATGAAATTGAAAAAAATAACGATTTAACCAAAAAAGAAGCCGCAAAAATCGCAATTAAGAATCTAAAAAAGAATCCATTTTATTATACTGACTCATTAATGGCTGGTAAAGAAGGATACGAACTAGAATATATTGGTGGTAAATCAGCTAATGCAGATGCACGTCAGATGCAATTACTTGATAAAAACATGAGCAATGTAGTTGATAAGAAAATGGGAATGCAACCCGTAAAAGGAATTGAAAAAGATAAAGCATCTGCTAATAAAGCTAATAAAGAAACCAATAAACCAGAAACCGGTATCAAAATAATGTCATTAGTAGCTAAAACAGTTCGTGGCGTTAAGAAAATGGATGCTACTGGTGAAAAGATGAAAAAAGCAGCTTTAAAAGAAAATCAAAATACTGATGTAAATGCTTTAACAAAAAAAATTATAGACGAACTTGAAAATAGAGACAGTTATGACTCTAGTGATGTATTGGAATTGATCAAAATGTATCAAAAGAAGTATAATTTTTCAGATGCTATTGCTAAAGAAATAGATGATAATATATTCCAATATAACGCTGACGAAAGATACGATAGTGGTATGGATGATATGTTAGAGTATTCGACTTTACCTGGTGGTGATAATATGACAGATGTAGCTGGTCATCAAATGGATGAAGCTAAAGCAAGCTCATTATCGGTAGGTAATAAATTTAAACTAGGAGCTGATTTAGGTAAATTTGTAATGGGTGAAGAAGTAGAAGTAGTTTCTGTGGAGCCCTTCGGAAATGATATTAAATTAGTATTATCTAATGGTAAAGACCAAGACGATTTTTACTTAGATAGAAATGACGAAATATAATTATGAATAAGCAATTACTAGTAGATCATATACCGTTCCACGTAGCCAAACTACAACCTATTACTGAAGGAAAAGACAGTAAACTAGGCGATGGTTTGATGCGCGTTAGAGGTAAATTACAAGAAGCCGGTGTTAAAAACGGTAATGGTCGTGTTTATCCTCTTAATGTTTTAAAGGAACAAATAGACAAATATATAAATGGTCCTTTAAAAACTAGAACATCAACAGGTGAATTAGATCACCCTGAATCATCTATCATTAATTTAAGTAATGTATCTCACTTAATTACTAAAATATGGTGGGAAGGTAATGATGTAATGGGAGAATTAACTCTATTAAATACTCCATCAGGTAAAATCGCTCAAGAAATTATTAAAGCTAATATTCCATTAGGTATATCATCAAGAGGTATGGGCTCAGTACGCCAAATAGGTGAAACTGTTGAAGTTCAAGACGATTTTGAATTACTATGCTGGGATTTAGTTTCAGTACCTAGTACTCCAAACGCATATATGACATTATCTGAAGGTAAACAATATCAATCAGATAAAAATTATAGTAAAGTAAACGAATTAATTACAGAAATCATATGTACTCAAACAGGAGTATGTGCTTTGTGTTAAAATATAATATTTGTAACTATGAAAACACAACTAAATGAAATTAAAAGAATGCAGCAATTAGCTGGATTGATTAAAGAAGAATATTCTTCTAATTTTAAAGTAGGAGATAAAGTAAGATTTAATCCTGAAGTAATGTATGCATATGGATTTGAAAATCCTATAGAATATTATGAAGGTTTAACAGGAGTAATAACACAAATCCAACATTATGACATAATGTCAGATAACAATCCAACAGATATATTAAATATAGAATTAAGTAAACCTATCCAACCCCCAGGAGGATATGTTCCTGAACCAGGAGAAGATGCAGAAATGAAAGATATAATGTTAGTCAAATCACAAGGTGATTTTGATATGATAACCAAAATGTAAAAATAAAATAATATCCCCCCTATCGATAGTATCGTTAGGCTAATGCCTCCCCTAAAAAGGAGGCATTTCTTTTGCGTTTTTTGCTATTTTCATATATGTATATTTGACCGCAATGAGCTATTCATAATCATTCTGCATTATAGCTCGGTATTTTAAACAAAATTCTATTAAGATTCCTAATAATCTTATTTCCAAAAACAAATTTAAGGAGGACAAAAATGTCAAACAAAAAACTATTTGAAGAGGCTATCGTTGACGCTAAAGCCGTTCGCGAAGCAGCGTTGTTAAACGCAAAAGAAGCCCTTGAAGAAGCTTTGACTCCAAGTATTCAAAACATGTTAGTCGCTAAATTAAACGAGATGGACATGGATGAAGAATATGGAATGGAAGAAGAAGCTATGAAAAAAGGCGAAAAAGAAATGGAAGAAGGATTTACATCATCTCACGAAGAAAACAGTGATGCTAATCTTGATTTCAATCTTGAAGAAGAATTCGATCTATCTGCTATTTTAGCTGAACTAGAAGCTGAAGAAACTTTAGAAGAAGCTAAGAAAGAAGAAGAAAAAGAAGAAGAAGGTGAAGAAGAAGGCGAAGAAGAAACCGAAGAAACTGAAGAAGAAGAAATGGAAGTTAAAGACATGTCTATTGAAGATCTTAAAGATCTAATTAAAGACATCGTTAGCCAAGAATTGGAAACAGGAGAAATGGGAGCTGAAGCCGGTGAAGAAGAAATGAGTATGGACATGGGTGATGAAATGGGTGGTGAAGAAATGGAAATGTCTGACGAAGAAGAAATCAATCTTGACGAATTACTAGCTGAACTAGAATCATTAGATGAAAATGAAGAACTAGAAGAAGCTAAAAAGAAAAAAGTTATGAAAAAAGAGAAAGAAGAAGAGAAAAAAGAAATGAAAGAAGCTATTAACGTAATTAATACACTTCGTAAAGAATTAAATGAAGTGAATTTATTAAACGCTAAATTGCTTTACGTTAACAAAATTTTCAAATCTAAAAACTTAACTGAATCTCAAAAATTAAACGTGATTGCATCATTCGACAAAGCAACTACACCTAAAGAAGCTAAAATGGTTTACGAATCATTAGAAACTACTTTAAGCGCAGTTAAAAAGAAATCACCTATTAAGGAATCTTTAGGATTTGCTTCAAAAGCAGCAGGTATTGCTCCTAAGAAACAAATCGTAGAGTCAAATGACGTTATTTCACGTATGCAAAAACTAGCTAACATTATTAAGTAACAATTTAATTTAATTTTTAAACAAAATGAACATTCAACAATTATTAGAATCATCAAACCAATTTAAATCGGTTCAAGATGACGCAAAACGCCTTCAAGACAAATGGGCAAAATCAGGCCTATTAGAAGGTTTAAAAGACAATAACAGCCGTAACACAATGGCTATGTTATTAGAAAATCAAGCAAAACAATTAGTAGTAGAAACTTCTCAAACTGGTACTCAAGCATCTGGTGCTGGTACTTACAGTGGTGAGAGCTGGAACGGTGTTGCCCTTCCATTAGTTCGCCGTGTATTCGGTGAAATCGCTGCAAAAGAATTCGTTAGTGTACAACCTATGAACTTACCTTCAGGTCTTGTATTCTATCTTGATTTCAAATATGGTACTGGTGTAAAACCATTCGCTACTAACGGTTCATTGTATGGTGCTAACGCAACTACAAACGTAACTGATATCGCTTCAGCTTCATTATATGGTGCTGGTAGATTCGGTTATTCTGTTAACCAATTCTCAGCTTCTATCGCTGCTACAACTGGTTCAACTAGCTGGGCTACATTTAACTTAGATGCTGATTACACATCTTCATTCTCTACTTACAAAGTAATTAATGTTCCTCTACCTACTGCTGCTGACCAAAATGGTGTACGCGCGTTTGTATTCACTTCAGGTTCAATTACCGCTACTGATATTTTACAAACTTACACTACTGTAGCCAACAACACAGCTTCATTCGTAGTAACTGGTTCATTAGTATCTAATAACCCTACTCAAACTGTAGTATTATTCTACAACGTACAACCTACAGCTACTTCACGTGGTGATTTCGAAGATGCTAGCGGTGCTGGTTATCCTAACGCTCTTAGCAATTCAGCAATTTCTATCCCAGAAATTAACGTTCAGTTAAAATCTGAAGCTATCGTTGCTAAAACACGCAAATTGAAAGCTCAATGGACACCTGAATTCGCTCAAGATTTGAACGCTTACCATTCAGTAGACGCTGAAGCTGAATTAACTGGTATCTTATCACAATACATTTCAATGGAAATTGATCTTGAATTGTTAGATATGTTAATCGAAAACGCTTTCACAACTGAATACTGGTCAGCAATTAACAATCAAGCTGTAGGTGCTAGTGGTGTAACTAACAACGCTTTAGGTTTCTATAACACTCAAGGTGGTTGGTTCCAAACTTTAGGTACCAAATTACAGAAAGTATCTAACAAAATTCATCAGTTAACCCTACGTGGTGGCGCTAACTTCTTAGTTACTTCACCTACCGTAGCAACTATCTTAGAATCTATCCCTGGATTCGCATCAGATGGTGATGGTGAGAAAATGGAATACAACTTTGGTATCCAGAAAATCGGTAGCTTAAACAGCCGCTACAAAGTATACAAAAATCCATACATGACTGAAAACGTAATCTTAATGGGTTACAAAGGTGCTCAGTTCCTAGAGTGTGGTGCTGTATTCGCTCCATACGTTCCGTTGATCATGACTCCACTTCTGTACGATCCAAATACCTTCACTCCACGTAAAGGTTTGATGACTCGTTACGCTAAGAAGATGATACGTCCAGATTATTATGGGAAGGTATATGTTGCTGGTTTAAATACTCTTTAATCTAGTATAACATAACTAACCGTAAGGTTAAAAAGAGAATGGCCGGACTTTGTAGTCCGGCCTTTCTTTTGTATATTTATACACGTATGAAAACATGTAAAAAATGTGGTGTTGATAAACCACTAGATCAATATTGGAAACGCAAAGGAGAAAAAGACGGACTACATCGTTATTGTGTAGACTGTCAAAAAGTAGAAGGTAAACAATATTATTCTACTCACAAAGACGAACACAATACTCGTACATCAAAATGGAGAGAAGAAAACAAAGAATACCATAAAAAATTAGTAAACGAACATTATCATACAAATAAAGACTACTACCGCGAATGGAATAGGTATAAAATGGATACAGACCCACTATTCCGTCTCCGCCACGCAATCAACGCTCTCATCAACCACCACCTTAAAAAAGGTAAATCACAAAGTAGTATTGAATATTTAGGTTGTACAATACAAGAATACAAAGAATACCTTGAACCAATGTTCACACCAGAAATAAATTGGGATAATTATGGTTCATATTGGGAAATAGATCATATATATCCGTTAGCTAAAGGCGGATCATTCCACTACACTAATACCCAACCACTTACAATAACTGATAATAGAGTAAAGTCTGATAATATTTATATACATGAAAACAGTAATTAATGAAATCAAAAGAATGCAGCAGTTAGCTGGGATTATAAATGAAAACAATAATAGTTTATTAAATACATTATATGATAAAGTTATATTTTATATGGATAATAACTATAACAACAATGAAATTTCACATGATGATGTATATACAATAGTAAATGACGTAATCATCCCAAGAAACCCTAACCTAATACCAGGAAATAAATTAAGCAGTAGTGATTTTCGTCAACTTATTAACAAAATATCAGACGAATCAGAATATACCTTTATTGAAAATATCTAATCTAACTTAACTTAGAAATATAAGAAAGCCGAGCATTGCTCGGCTTTTTTTGTTATATTTATATTAAATAATTGTTATTATGAAGGAGCCAAATCGTGAACGCAAAAGCGAAATTAAAGCAATCAACGCCCTACAATTAAATGAAGAACAAAAAGAAGCCAAACGATTAATTATTGAAAATCAAATAGTAATAATCACAGGTAGAGCAGGTTCAGGAAAATCATTAGTATGTGCTAACGCAGCATTAGATTTTTTAAAGAAAAAACAAATTGACTGTATATACAACACACGCGCAGCAGTTGAAGTAGGTAAAAGTTTAGGTTATTTACCTGGTGCTTTAAATGAAAAATTTGATCCATACATGGAAGCATTAGTTGAAAATTTAAACAAATGCTGTGTTGACAAAAATGAAGTATCTAAATTAATTGAACAAGGCAAAGTAAAAGCAATGCCAGTACAATTTATACGTGGTAAAACAATTGATGATATATTAATTGTTGAAGAAGCTCAAAACCTAACTAAAGGCGAAATGTTAGCCATATTAACTCGTTTAGGTAAAAACGGTAAAATCGTTGTAAATGGCGATAATGAGCAAACAGACATCAAAACACCTGACGGACAAATGAATGGTTTAACATATGCTATTGAAATGTCTAAAAAGATTGATGAAATAAAATGGGTTAAACTAAAAGAAAACCACCGCTCAGATCTAGTTGGTAAAATATTAGATTATGAATACGGAAAATAGTATTTTCCAATATTTATAGTAAAACACATGTCAGCTGGAAAATATTCATTTATAATAGAGCAAGGGGCTACTTTAGATTTTGAAATTCAATATAAAGATTCTAATGGTAATCCTATAGACCTAACAGGATATACTGGAGCTATGCAAATACGCTCAAGTTATAGTGGTAGTGGCACAACTTATTTAACATTTACCTCTAGTTTAGCTGATCTTACTCCTGCTAAAACTAGTGGTAGTGTATTTTTATGTTTTGCCGGTAGTACCCAAACAAAACCAACTACATCAGGTAGTATAGGAATATACGCTGGTTGGGCAGCTACAGACGCTTTAACATTTACTGACCAAGCATATTATGATTTAGAAATAACCTCAGGAAGTATTAGAACAAGAATATTAGAAGGTAGAATAAGTATTTCTAAACAAGTAACATATTAATGGCTACACCTAATCAAGTTGAAATAGTAAACACAACTAATAGTGTTACTGTACAAAATAATAACAACCAAATAACAGTTGTTAATGAAACCAGTAACATTGAAATTAGTCTTATCCAACCCGCACTCAATATAATACAGGTAGCAACGCCCGGCCCTCAAGGAATAGCAGGAGCAGCTGGATCTCCAGGTACAGGTTCATTTGCAACAGGTTCATTTGCTACTACAGGTTCAAATAACTTTAATGGTAATCAAATAATAACAGGATCTACAACATCAACTTTAGGATTTACAGGTTCATTATTTGGAACTTCTAGTTGGGCAAATAATAGCATAACATCATCTTTTGCTTCAAATATTAACAGTGGACTAAATTTAACAGCCTCAAATTTATTAGTTAATAATAACATAAATACAAATATATTAAACGCAGTATCTGCTTCTATTGGATATGTAGAATATATTTCTGGATCAGCTGTAATTATAGGAGATCAATATATTGTTTTAAACTCATCTGGTACACCAGCTCGTTTTTCAGGTATTCAAGTGTATGATTCTGGATCGAATACTACTTCTTCTATTGTTTGGGATTCTCAAACAAATCACTTTGTTTACGAGAATGCTAGTGGAAGCACATATAATGGTGGAGGATTCATGTCAGGACCTCGTAACACTGGATCATTGTCAAATGTAATTTATCCTACTCAATACAGAGTATTAAGAGGACAGGGTGGAGACCATTTATATGATTCAAATATTATAGATAATGATTCAAATGTTTCTATAGGTATTAATACCTCTATTACAGGTACTTTAAATGTTACTAATGGTATAACTGGGTCTTTATTAGGTACTTCTAGTTGGGCAAATAACAGTATATCATCCTCATTCATTAATAATCTTAATCAAAGTGTTGTTATCACAGGTTCTACTCAAGGAAATGTTACAACTTTAACTATATCATCAAACACAGCATCATTAAATTTAAACTCAGGTAATTTCTTTACTTTACAGTTAGTAGCAGGAGTAAATACACATATTAATCCTTCAAATATTAAACCAGGTCAATCAAGTATACTTCTACTATCTACTACAGGATCTGCTACAGTTAGTTTTCCTTCTACAGTTAAACAACCAAGTGGATCTTCTTATACTCCTACAACTACAACTGGAACAGATATATTAACTTTTGTATCATTAGATAGTAGTAATTTGTATTTAGTAAATGTGAAGAATTTGATATGATTTATCCTATATTTGGTTTTTTTGCTCAAAGTACACCTTCTCCTGTATCACCCCCAGATACATCTTCTTTATATGATTTTACAACATTTACTTTCACTAATGCTGGAGCCACAGGTAGGCAAGGTCCTACTTACCAACAATTGACAGCTTCATATGCTACCACCGCTTCTTGGGTAACATCATCATTATATTTTTCAGCTTCCATTCGAGGTATTCAAGAATGGACTGTACCAGCCACAGCAACTTATAGAATAGTAGCAGCAGGTGCAGCTGGAGGTAATAGCCCAACATTAAATTTTAGTGGTGGATTTGGAGCATCTGTAACTACAGATATTTCTTTAACTCAAAATCAAAAAATATTAATTGTAGTAGGACAAAGAGGAGGAAATAGATTTACAGGTTCAGGAGCAGCAACATTTAATGGTGGATCAGGTGGTGGGGGTACATTTGTTTATGATAGTTCTTCTATAACATATTATTTAGCTGTAGGTGGTGGTGGTGGTGCTGCTGGTGCTTTAGTTAACTTATTTTCAAATCAAGCTACAGCTAGTGGTAAATTTAACACCACATCCGGCTCTACAGTAAATATAGGAAGTGGATTTTCAGGTTCAGGAGGGTTTAATGGTAGTGGTGGATTTAGAAGTAATAGAAATATTTTATATGGAGCCCCAGGAGCAGGTATTAATTCATCAGGTTCAGCTGCTAATGGAGGTCAAGGATTATCTAGAGTTGGAAATTGGTTAGGTGGTACTACTGGTTCAACTTCAAATATAAATGGTGTTGAGGGTGGATTTGGTGGAGGTGGTGGAGCTGTTGATGGTGATGCAAGTGGTGATCCTAATATTATAGGATGGGCTGGAGGTGGAGGTGGATACTCAGGGGGTGGTGCTGGAGGAAATTCAGGAGCATCTAATAGTTCATTTGGTGGTGGTGGAGGTACATTCTATACTGGATCATTTGTTACTGGTTCTAGTAACATTAATCAAGGACATGGTTATGTTATTATAACTAAGCTATAATAGTCATATATTTATATGATATAACAATATTTACAATAATATAATATGGCAAACATTCCTATTTGGCCTGGCTCAAGTTCATTCGTACCTGGAAGTACCCCATTTGGTTTCTATGATTATGACGCGTCTTTTCAACAAGAAGCTGATAAAGTAGCAAATTGGTGTGCTCGTAGATTAGGTTACCCATTAATGGAAATTGAATTGCAAGACATTAATTTCTACACAGCATTTGAGGAAGCCATTACAGTTTACGGAAATGAAGTATACCAATGGAAAATACGTGAAAACTTCTTTGCAATGCAAGGAAATTCAACCGGTTCTTCATTCAATAACCAAGTAGTTACCCCTAATTTAGGTAGTACAGTACGTCTTTCCCAAACATATGCTGTTGAAGCGGGTTCAGGAGGTAATATTACTCAATACACAGCTTCATTTGATATGATTCCTGGTGTCCAGGATTATGATTTAAAAACAATCATGTCTAGTTCATATGGTATTACATCATCTATTGAAGTTAAGAAAGTATTTTACCAAGAACCACCAGCAATAGTTCGTTATTTTGACCCATATGCTGGTACAGGTACTGGTATTCAATCATTATTAGAAACATTTGGATTTGGTCAATTTTCACCTGGTATTAACTTTTTGTTAATGCCTATATATTTTGATGTTCAAAAAATACAAGCTATTGAATTAAATGATCAGATTAGAAAATCAGCTTACTCATTTGACTTAATAAACAATAAATTAAGAATATTCCCTATTCCTACTACTGATCTAAAAATGTTTTTTCATTATATATTAGTAAATGAAAGAAATAGTATAATCCCTCTTAGTGGTAGTGGTTTAGGTTCTGGTAGAATAACAGACGTTTCAAATGTCCCTTATACTAATCCTACATTTGGTTTTATTAATGCTGTAGGTAAACAATGGATATATCAGTACACTTTAGCAATATGTAAAGAAATGTTAGCCTACATTAGAGGTAAATACAGTACAGTACCTATTCCTGGAGCTGAAGTTACTTTAAATCAAGCTGATTTATTAGCTGATGCTAGAACTGAAAAAGAAAAATTATTAGAAGTTTTAAGAGCTACATTAAGTGATGCTTCTCGTAAAACTCAATTAGAAAACCAAGCATTGGAAGCTGAAAACATGCAAAAAGCATTAATCAATGTACCAATGGGAATTTATATATTTTAAGCTATGGTAAAATTACAAAATTTATTACTTGAAGTACTTTCTATATATGAAATAGAAGTAATGATTAAAGTAGAAAGACAAGCAAATAAAGTAGATATCTATAATGAAATTAGAGGTATAGATGGAGTTGTTGTTGTTAAAGTAGAACAAAATACTTATCTAAATACTTTAATTACAGATCAAACTGAATATGCTTTACTGCATATGAAATATATTGTGAGAAAAGATCCAAAAGAATCAATAGCAGAAATTAAAAGAAGAGCCTTAGCGACCCAAAAAATTCCAGGATTATTAAAATTTATGCCTAGGTTTAAAACTTTAGAAAAAATAACTACCCTATAATGAGTTTATTTGGAGCAAATAGGGATATAAGTCTATTTAGACATATAAATAGAGAATTACTCAATGATATCATTGAGCAAAAGGTAGGATATTATAAAATAGTATTGGATCGTTCTTTACCTAACATGTATGGTGAGGCTCCTAAAAAGACATATAATGACCCGGTATTATTAAATTGTTTAATTGAACGCGGAGATACTATCTCAACAACAGATGATTTTGGACCTGATATAAATCGTAATATTACTTGCCGCTTTTTACGCGATGATCTCGCAGGTATTGACTTAAGCACCGAACTTGGCCCAGATGCTAGAGGCTTTACATATAACATAGTACCTGAGATAGGAGATGTTGTTTTATGGAATAACGATTACTATGAAGTAGACAATGTAAACGAAAATCAGTTAGTTGTAGGTAAGGATTATAACTATTCTTATTCAACTAACACAGATAATTTTGGTTCATCATGGTCGATCATAGTAACATGCCATTATATGAGACCAGAAATATTAGGTATAACTCAAACAAGATTATAATATTTATTAACATGATTAAATTATTAGATATATTAAATGAAGCTGAAATCCCTGTAACTGGGAAAAGTGGTGAAAAAGTAGCTGCTTTTAAACCTAAAAAAGGTGATGAGGCTTTTGAAAGAGGATATAAAAGTATAAAAACTTCTATGGATCCTGAAACCGGCGCTTATACACAAGAGTTTGAAGCACTTCCTAAATTTGATGAAATACGAAGAAATGTTTTAAAATACAGAAGAGAAGTACAGGCATTTAAATATTCTACTAATGAAGATATAGCTAAAGTAGCTAAAGACGCTAATAGTTATTTATATAAAGCCGCCCAAATGATATTAGCATTAGATAAAATGTTAGAATTACAAAGAAAACAACAGTAATGGCTAGATCTCTTAAACCTATACCTAAAAATGCAGCTGAAATTAGTCAAGAACAAGTTATTCCTTATTTAAAAGATCAAGGAAAACCTGTTAGTAATACTGTATTTTCTAAAAATAGAGGTAAAGATATTTCGTTTAAAGGAGACACTGTTAAAGACGTAAGTATAGGACTAGAAGATTTAGATTATGCTGTATTATATTATTTTGAAAGTGTTATAAAACCATCTGTAATACAAAACGGACAACAAATAACAGTTCCTGTAATTTATGGCTCTCCAGAACGTTGGAAATCAGTTCAAGCAGATGGTTTCTATCGTGATGCTAACGGAAAAGGATTAGCTCCTCTTATAATGTTCAAACGTGAAAATGTTGAAAAAAATAGAACATTAGGAAATAAATTAGACGGCAATAGAGCTCATTTATATCAAGTTATAGGTACAAAGTACAATATCAGAAATGCATATGATAGATTCTCTGTTATAAATAATAGAATACCCTCAGAACAGTATTACATGAGTGCTGTACCTGATTATGTTACTTTAACATATTCATGTGTTGTATTTACAGATTATGTTGAACAAAACAATAAGTTAGTAGAAGCAATTGAATTTGCTTCTGATTCATATTGGGGTGATCCAAACAGATGGAAATTCAAAGCCAGAATAGATTCATTTACTACAACTACTTTATTAGAACAAGGAGAAGATAGAGCGGCTCGCTCTACTTTTAATCTTGTTTTAAATGGATATATCATTCCTGATACAGTAAATAAAGATTTAGCAGTAGCTCGTAGTAAATTTTATACAACATCTCAAGTGGTTTTTAATTTAGAAGTAATAGACGGAGCAGGAACAACAACAAATATAGATGAAATGAAATTTGCAAATAAACCAGCAGCTAAAAATGCTACAGGTGCAACTTCATTTATAGGAGGAGGAATTAATGTAACTAATGTAACAAGCACAGGAGCAAGTAATGCTGATTTAGAATATATTAATACCAATATTACTAAAATAGCAGGTTCTGTAACAGTTCCTAATATCGCTACATTTACTAGTGCATCTATATTACAACCACCAGCAGGATCAAGTTTACCAGCTACAACAGTAAGTAACTTTGTGTTTTATATTAACGGCCAATACGTTCCTTCTTCTGCTGTATCTTTATTAGAAAGTGGAGGAAATGTAGTGACAACTTTCAATACATCATCTATAGGTTATTCATTAAATTTAACAGACGAAGTAGTAGCAATAGGAAAATTCACATAATGGCATTAATTACCAGTAAACAAATACAATATCCGTTATCCGGTTCATTTAGTGGGTCATTTTTTGGCGATGGTAGTGGTTTAACTAATTTAACAGTAAAAGGAAATGAAATAACATCAGGTAGTGTAACTGCTAGTGTAAGTCCCATTGGTAATTTATTTTTAGTTAAGTCAGCTAGTGCTGAATTAATATCTATAACTTCAGACACTACTACTATTACTAATAACATATTCTTAATTAAAAATAATACAGGTCAAACAACATTTAAAGTTAGTGAAAGTATAGTATATTTTGCCACTCAATCAGCTCCATTAACAGGTTCAACAGTAGCTGGAAGCATATACTTTACTTCTTCATCTTTTTATGTAGGATTAGAAAATTAAACATATTTATAACAAACATTAAAGTAATATATAATGGCAACATGGAAAAAAGTCATAGTATCAGGTAGTAATGCGGAATTATTATCAGTTACTTCATCATTTTTAGGAAACTTATCAGGTACAGCATCATATGCTTCTCAAGGTTTAAGTTCATCCTACGCTCTAAATGCTACTAGTGCATCATATGCTCTAAATAGTACCTCAGCATCATATGCCTTAAATGCTACTAGTGCATCATATGCTTTAAATAGTACTTCAGCTTCATATGCTTCATCTGTTAATAATTTAACAAATGCTATTACTAATAATGTTGATAATAGAATAATAACAGCAACTGGTGGTGGTACTATTAATGGTGAATCTAATTTAACATTTGATGGTACTTTATTAACAGTCACAGGTAATGCTGTTATTACAAATAATTTAACAGTACAAGGTACAGCATCATTTCAAAACACTACTAACTTAGAAGTAGCAGATAGATTTGTATTATTAGCCTCTGGTTCAAATACAACTGGTGATGGTGGTATTGTAGTTCAACAAGGTACTCAAAATGTAGGTGAGTTATTTGCATTTGATAGTGGTACTACAAGATGGGCATTTACTAGTTCATTTAATGGTGCTAATAGTTCTTTTACTCCTGATGCTTTTGTAGCTGCAGCTGTTATAGGTGCAGGCACATCACCAACAGCAGCACCAGCAAGATACCAAGTAGGAGGTAATATATTTATAGGTACAGACGAAAATATTTGGATTTATTCATAAAATTTTTTAAATCAGTTATGAGTTTTACAGCTAATCATATTGAAGGAGTTAACTCTACTCAGGTTAAACTAACACAAACTAAACAAACTCCAAATCAATTAAATTCTAAGGAGTTAGAGGTGTTATTAACTTTAATAAAGAGATCAAGTTTCCTTGGAGAAGACGTAGAGGCTATTTACACTATGGTAGTTAAACTACAAAATCAATATTTAGAACAAACAAAATAATAAGTTATGGATATATTTTCAATTGATTTAACTCACAATGAGTTAAATTTTATTCGTCAATCTTTAGAGACAGTGACAATTCAGGGTAAAGACGCTAAATTTTTAGCATCACTTCAATCAAAAATTGAACATGAACTCTCTGAAATCAAAAAAATGATTCAGGAAGAAGAACAAAAAAAGATGTTAGCATTATCTGAAACTATAGCTAAAACATCACCTAAGAAGTAATTTCTGATATTTATACTAGACCATTGGCCCATGTAGGGAAGTAGGCTCATGCACGGCATAAGTGTGTGTATCTAACCATGGTTTAATTATATAATAATATGCCAAATTGGAAAAAAGTCATAGTAAGTGGCTCTAATGCTATTTTAAATTCATTAACATCATCAAATGGTGTTGTAATAACAGGTTCTTTAGTAACAACCGGTTCAAATACATTAATAGGAAATACTTCATTAACTGGTAGCTTAAACATATCAGGTTCTACTACCCAAATAGGTAGTAATAATTTATTAGGTAATACTACATTATCAGGTAGTATCATTATATCAGGTTCAACCACAGTTCCAACAGTTCAGGTTTATGGTAATGTAACTCATGATGGATATATAAGATTTAATCCTGTATCAACTAATTTAGATACAACCATATCAGCCTCTTACATTTATGTAAGTGGATCTACTCAAGACTTATATTTTTCTCAAAATAGTAAAGGATACAATAATGTAACTCGTTTACGTTGGATAGAAGGTACCTTATATACTGGCTTATTACATGGAGGTGTAATCACATCCCAATCATCTACTGTTTATCAAGTAAGTAGTGGTAGTGGTATTATTGTGGATTTAAATGCTTCTTTAAGTGATGATCCTTATCCAACAATACAATATCTAGAATGGTCTAACTTATCAGCTAGTATTAATGCTTTTACAGCATCACACCAACAATGTTTTGTTGGTATAGATTCAACAAATAACATCTTTGCTCAAGCAGATCCTTTTACTAATAGTCAATTTAATACAATAATTAATATTGGTAATGTATTATTTCAAAATCAAACTAGTATTAATGCTGTTAAAACACAACCATCAACAGCCTATGGTTTTATACAAGCACAAAATATATTTAATAGAGCATTTGGACCTTTAAAACTTTCTGGTTTTACACTATCTCCTAGTGGTTCAAGTACAGGTAGTTTAGTAGTAGGAAGTGGTACAGCTTACTCTCCTGGTGCTGATTATGTTAATGATCCTAATGAACCTTATTATGTAAATGATACAGGAACTAATATATCTAAAATATTTAGATATCGCCAATCAGGGTCTACTTGGGTATATGATACAAATGCAGGAGCAGGATATGCCGCAATAGACCCTACTAGATATTCTAATAATGGTGTATTAACAGCAGTACCCGCCCCAGCTAATCAAAATTGGACTATTCAAAGAGTGTTCTATTTTCCAAGTTCACCAATAAAAGCAATAGTTGTTTATTACGGTAATGCTTATTATGGATCAGAATCAGAAGCTTTAGCTAATATTGCTTTTGAATCTTTTATTGAAGCCCCTGACACAGCAGCTAATGCTATTTATTTAGGAGCAATTGTAATTAATGGTACTGGTGTTTTTACTAATGCTGCTACTTTTACAATTTACCCATCAGGTTTATTTAGACAAGTAGGAGGATCTGGTGGAGGTGGTTCTACTGTAACAACAACATTAGCAGGTTTATCTGATGTTAATATATCAGCTCCTACAGATGGGCAAGCATTAGTATACAATAATGCAGCTCTTAAATGGGAAAATAAATCATTTATAAGTGCTTCCATTTCAGGAAATGCAGCTACTGCAACAACAGCCTCATTTGCAAACACAGCATCTTATGTCTTAAATGCAGTTTCTAGTTCATTTGCTTCAACAGCATCATATTTAAATACATTAAATCAAGATTTAACTTTTAATGGTAATTTAACATTAAATGGTACTGCTTCAATTTCATTTTTAAATGTAACATACGAATCAGCCTCAATAATTTATTCATCTGGTTCAAATCAACTTGGTGATGCTACTAATGATACACAAACATTAATAGGTAGAACAATTGTAAGTGGTAGTTTTGAGGTAACAGGAAGTACTAACATACCTAATATAACAGGTAGTTTACTAGGTACAGCCTCATACGCTACTCAAGCTTTAAGTAGTTCATTTGCCACTACAGCCTCTTATGTTTTAAATGCTATTAGTTCATCATTCGCCCCAACAGCATCATATGTAAATCCATTAAACCAAAATGTAATTATAACTGGTTCACTTACAGTTATCACCGGTTCAAATATCGAACTTCAAGTACTAAATACAGGTGTTAGACTAGGCAACATAATAGGTGATGCCCATACAGTAACTGGTAGTTTAGGTGTGAGTGGTTCAAGTAATTTTAATGGTAATTTAACTATAACAGGCTCAGCCTCAAACTCATTATTAGTAAAAGGTAGTGGTACAACAAATGCTACAAATGCATTACGTATAGAAAATAGTGCCGGTAGTAGTGGTTTAATAGTGAATGATGTAGGTAAAGTTGCTATCGGTACTAACATAACACCAAATGCATCAAATGCATATGATTTAACAACAAGTTACATAATAGCAGCTTATATGAATAATAACCGATATGACCTAGCAGGTGTTCTTTTCGGTAGTTACCCAGGCGGCGGTATATTTAATATAGGTGAGTCCGGATGGACCGGAAGAGTAAATTATTCAACATTTAATATATTAAGTAATGTTGGTATAAATAAAACCTCACCAAATGCTAATTTAGATGTTAGTGGTAGTGTTATAATAACGGGTTCATTAACAGTCATGACTGGATCAAATGTTGAACTCCAAGTTACAAACACAGGTGTTAAATTAGGAAACGCATCAACAGATACTCATACAGCCACGGGAAGTTTTAATGTAAGTGGTAGTTTTAATGTTATTGGCCAAAGTGTTTTTGCATCAAACCCAGCTGGAACTGTAGGTGATGTAGCTCAGTTTTATGCGGGTGTACGAAGTATATTTATTAGGTCTACTAATAATGAATCTAGTATAGGAAACACAGCTGGTGGTCTTGGTAATTTAATTAGTTTTTCAGGTGCAAGTAATGCTATAGGATTCCAAGCCGGAGCCGTAACAAGAATGTTTTTAACAGATACTGGGTTAGTAATAGGTGATGGTTTAACATCTCCAAATGCTAAACTGCATGTTAATGGCAATACCCAAATAACCGGCTCATCATCTAATTCTTTATTAGTAAAAGGTTCTGGAGCAACAAGTGCTACAAATGCATTGCGTATAGAAAATAGTAACGCTAGTGCTTCATTCACTGTAAGAGATGATGGTTTAGTTAGTGTAATGCCAAACAATGCTAACATCACAATAGATGGTTCAACGTCTTCAGGTGGTAGAATAATAATACAAAATCCTACAAGTAACGCTTTAATTGGTATTAATTCTTATAATACATTTCTTTATCCAACAGAATTAGTACTTTTTGCTCGTTCAACTATAAAAGGTTATACAAATGCATTAGGTGACTTAAGATTCTACAATCTCACTACTGGTAAAACTTACATGTTTATGACGGAAACAGGTCTTATCAGTGTCAATAAAGGTACCGTAACACCTAATGCCGATTTAGATGTTAGCGGTAGTGTTATAATAACTGGTTCATTAACTGTTATCACAGGTTCTAATATTGAATTCCGAGTACTAAATACTGGGGTTAGAATAGGTAATGTGATAGGTGATGTTCACACAGTAACAGGTAGTTTTAGTGTAAGTGGTTCAAGTAATTTTAATGGTAATACTACTATAACTGGTTCATTAATTGTATCTAGTTCTAACGTTACTCAATTTTTAGTAGGAACAAATACTTTATTTGCTGATTCAAGTAATAATGTTGGTATAGGTACAACTTCACCGTCAGAAAGACTTCATATAGCAGCCGCTGGAAATGGCGGTGATGTTCCACTTTTTATACGTGGTAGTAACACAAAAGGTGGTGCTAATTATTTAGACTTTTTATATGTTGATAACACAGGTGGTGGAAGTAATCCTAAAAAATACTTTAGAATTGATGGTAATGGTTCATGGGAAGTGATAAATAATGCATACACTCAAGTTATTATGTCACTTGATGATACAGGTAATATGACCATCGCAGGTACATTAACACAAAACTCAGACGCTAGCTTAAAAACCAACATTCAAACAATACCAAATGCTTTAGAAAAAACATTACAATTAAGAGGTGTTGAATATGATAGAATAGGTACAAATAAACATGAGATAGGTTTGATAGCTCAAGAAGTAGAACAAGTACTACCAGAATTAGTAAGCGAAACAAATGGAATAAAATCTGTAGCTTATTCAAATGTAGTTAGTATATTAGTAGAGTCTATTAAAGAATTAAAACAAGAAATAGACACTTTACGTGAACAGATAAACAAAAAGTAATATATTTATAATAAACATAAACAAAATGGCAATTCAAATAACAGGAAGTTTTAAAAATGGGTATGCTAGTTATACAGACCCACAACTACAATTAATACCTCACTTAACTTATAGAGGTACAATAGCAATGGATGTGAATATTACTATTCCAACTTATGTAACTGATAGTTTAGGTACTGGTAGTATGTCTTACCCTCAAGTAGGAGCGATACCAATGTATCCATCAACATCTGAGTTAACATATCCAAGAACACCTGTAGATCCTTACTCAGATCTTATATATTCATTGGAAACATATATTATAACTCAATTATCAGGTTCTAACCCAGATTGTACTTTTAATAGAGTTTAGTTTGGAGGTCTGAAGAAAAGTTATATATTTATATATAAAGTAATATAGTATGAAAAAGATATTTGATTTTGTAAAAACAATTTTAGGTTTTGCTAAAGAAACTAAACATGTTAGTGTTGAAATACTTAAAGAAGTAGAAACTTCTGTTAAAGTTGAAGAACCAGCTAAGGTTGAAGAAGTAAAACCGGTTATTATAAACGAAGTAAAACCTAAAACTACACCTAAAAAAAAGAAAAAACCATCTACTAAAAAATAATGATTAAATTATTAGAAATAGTAGATGCCTGGATGGAGGCTGAAAATCCAACCCCAGAAAGGAAAGCAATAGCAGAATCTAGAGTACAAATATGTGACACATGTCCTGAAAAAACATATGTAGATCTATTTGATACTTATATTTGTGGAGTATGTAATTGCCCAATAAACAAAAAAATATTTAGTTTCAAACCGGGACCGGAAGCATGCCCAAAACAAAAATGGAAAATTTAAGTTATATGTCAGAAGTTAAAAAGTTAACCCAAGAAGAGATCAATTCTATTAAAGGTCTCCAATCAGAATACAACAAGGTTGTATTTGAATTAGGCTCAATCGAAAGCCAATTAGTATTTATCAAAAAACAAACCGAGCTATTAGAGGCTGAAAAAGCAAAAATAGTAGCTGAGATAGATAATGTCGGTAAAAAAGAAAAAACATTAATTGACAACCTACAAGAAAAATACGGTGCCGGTAATATAAATATGGAAACTGGCGAAATTACCCCTCTTTAATCACGGTTCTGCGTTTTATATAGAATAGTTGATATTTATTATTAGGTTAATTCAATAGTAAAACTCAATTATTTTATATAAAAATGGCAGAACAAATCATTTCACCTGGCGTATTCCAAATAGAATCAGACCAGAGCCTTTACACAACACAACCACCCGCATTAGGAGCCGCAATAGTAGGTCCTACTGTAATGGGTAGACCGTTTGTACCAACGTATGTTACTACGTACTCTCAGTACTTATCGTTATTTGGTGATATTTTCAAAAGTGGTAGTTACTACTATGAATATTTCACTTCACAAGCCGCTAGAGAGTATTTTCAAAACGGTGGTCAATCATTATTAGTTACCCGTATTATTAGTGGTTCAGCTAATGCAAGTACATATGCAACAGCAGATGTTCCTGCTGCTTCATTAACAGGTTCATCATTCCAATTAGAAGTATTATCATGGGGTAATCAAATGAACAACACTTCTAGTTTAGTAAGTGGTGCTTTAGCAAGTGGATCTTCATTAAACGTACGTTATGAGGTAACCTCAGTAAATACTGGTAGTGGTACTTTCACCTTAACAATTCGTCGTGGTGACGACAATAACGCTCAGAAAAATATTTTAGAAACATGGGCAAACGTAAGTTTAGATCCTCAATTACCTAACTATATTGCTCGCGTAATTGGTGATTTAAAACCAGTTTACGTAGCTGCTACAGGTAATAGTGCAGCATACATTAACTATACTGGAACTTATCCAAACGTATCACAATACGTTCGTGTATCTTCAGTAACTACTCCAAACGTAGATTCAATCGACAACAATGGTAACTATAAAGCAACCCAATATAGTGGAAGCTTACCATTAGTAGGAAGTGGATCATACGGTGGTTCATTTAGTGGAGGTGTAGCAGATACAAATACTGCTAAATTAATGAATGAAAATATTACCTCAGCAAGTATACAAGGATTTGCCCCAGCAGATTATAATACAGCATTTGGTTTATTAGCTAATGCTGATGAATACAGATTTAACATGTTGTTAGCTCCTGGTGTTGGATTAGATAACTCAGCTGTATCTACTATGATAGCAACAGTAGAAGGACGTGGTGATGCAATTGCAATTACAGACGTTGGTGTTTACGGAACCGCAATAGGAACTGCAACTCAAAACGCTTCAGGCCAATCAAGCAACTACGCTGCTACTTATTATCCTTGGGTTCAATTATTCTCAAGCGGTTTAGGAAAAGTAGTATGGTGTCCTCCATCAACAGTAATAGGTGGTGTATTAGCATTTAACGATAGAGTAGGTGCTGAATGGTTCGCCCCAGCTGGTTTAAACAGAGGTGGTATTCCTTCAGTAGTACGTGCTGAACGTAGATTACAACAAACAGATCGTGATACATTATACAGTGGAAATGTAAATCCAATTGCAACTTTCCCTGGAACTGGTACTTGTGTATGGGGTCAGAAAACATTACAACGCAAACCAACATCTTTAGATCGTGTAAATGTAAGACGTTTATTAATAGCATTGAAAGATTTTATCGGTAATGTATCTCGTACTTTAGTATTTGAACAAAATACAACTGTAACACGTAATCGTTTCTTAAGCCAAGTTAATCCATACTTAGAATCAGTAGTTCAACGTCAAGGTTTATACGCTTACAAAGTGATAATGGATGATACTAACAATACAGCAGATGTAGTTGATAGAAATCAATTAGTAGGCCAAATTTATATTCAACCTACTAAAACAGCTGAATTTATTATCTTGAACTTTAACATTTTACCAACTGGAGCCACATTCCCAGCATAACAATTAATAATGTAGAGGGGTGAAAGCCTCTCTACATATTTTTTAAAATATATAATATTTATTAACAGATAATAACTAAATAAAATGCCAGTATTAAGCGCCAATGAGATAATGTTTACAGCTTTTGAACCAAAAGTTCAAAATCGCTTTATCATGTACATAGATGGTATTCCTGCATACCTGATTAAAAAAGCAGCATCACCTTCTTTAGAAGCTGGTGAAATCGTATTAGACCACATTAACGTTTACCGTAAAGTTAAAGGTAAAGTAAGGTGGAATGATATGACACTTGAATTATATGATCCTATCACACCATCAGGTGCTCAAGCAGTAATGGAATGGGTACGTTTATCACACGAATCTGTAACAGGCCGTGATGGTTACTCAGATTTTTATAAGAAAGATATTACTTTAGACGTATTAGGTCCTGTAGGTGATATTATTAGCGAATGGGTTGTTAAAGGAGCCTACGTAAAATCAGCAACTTTTGGTGATTACGATTGGGCAAACGACCAAGCTATTAATTTATCAGTTACAATAGCTATGGATTATTGTGTATTAAATTTTTAGCAACGGTGCATGGCTTTCAATTCAAAGCCTTATTATCCAAAGCAACGTTTTTCAAGAAGGTTCGATATTTATTATCGAACCTTTTTATTTAAATATATGCTTAAAAAAGACAAATTAATACAAGAAAAATACAACGGAATTCACCCAACATGTCAATGTGGTTGTGGTGAACAAACACGTTATGAAGCTAAATTAAAAGATTTCTGTAAATGGAAAAGCGGACACCAATCCCGAGTTCCTGGTCATTTTGGTGATCCTAAAGCAGAAAAACGTGTACAAGCTATTATTAAAACACGTAAAGAAAAATTTGCTTCTGGTGAGTATGACTATATAAAACAAGCGGTTAAAGGTAGAGATAGCATTGAATTAGGAAAGAAAATATCCCAAGGATCTAAAGGTATTCCCAAACCTAAACCAGATGGATTTGGGATAGGACGCATACAATCTGAAGAAACTCGTAAAAAAATGAGTAAAACAGCCAAACAAAAATGGAAGACTGGTGACATAGGTAAAAAGAAACATTATACTTCTAAACTAGAAAAAACATTTGCAAATATATTAGACTTATTAGATATAAAATATCAACAATTCTTCTATGCTAAAGATATTAAAGCATTCTACGACTTCTACCTCCCAGATTATAATATAATAATAGAAGTAGATGGTGATTTTTGGCACTGTAATCCTATTAAATTTCCTGAAGCTTTTTATGAAACTCAAAAAAATAATCTAATTAAAGATTCCATTAAAACACAATGGGCTGCAGACAACGGTTACAAATTATTGCGTTTTTGGGAAAATGATATAAATAACAATATAAAACAAGTAAAACAAATTTTATTAGAAAACACAAAATCATAGTATTTATATGTAAAATTACTTTTTCCGAAGTATACAGAAAAATTGGTTTGGCTTTTGCCAAACCTTTTTTTATCGTTATATTTATATAAAATAATAAGTTATAAATGGAAAATAATGTTACAAAACCCAAATTCCCAACTGAAATAGTAGATTTACCTTCAAAAGGCCTACTATATCCAAAGGAAAATCCATTATCAAGCGGTAAAATTGAAATGAAATATATGAGCGCGCGTGAAGAAGATATTCTCACAAACGCAAATTATATTAAGCAAGGTACCGTTATTGATAAATTACTACAAGCACTAATTATATCCCCTATCAGTTATGATGATTTGTTAATTGGGGATAAAAATGCAATTTTAGTTGCCGCTCGTATATTAGGATACGGCAAAGATTACCAATTTACTTACAAAAACAAACAGGGATATGAAGTGGAAGCTACTGTTGATTTAACCACGTTAAACGACAAAGAAATCAATGAAACTTTATTTAAGCCCGGTGTAAATGAATTTACCTTTAATCTACCTCATTCAGACAATACCATTACGTTTAAGTTATTAACGCATGGTGATGAAAAGAAAATTGAAGCTGAAATTAAGGGTCTACAAAAACTAAACCCAACAGCATCATACGATGTTACTACTCGTTTAAAATACATGATAACATCAGTAAACGGTAATAGAGATGCTAAGGCCGTAAGAGAGTTTGTAGATACTTTCCTAACAGCGAGAGATGCTAGAGCATTACGTGAATATTACGTAAAAATCCAACCAGATATTGAAATAAAATACTACCCAGAGGATGAAAACTATGCAGGGGAGGGCATAGATATTCCTATTTCTCTTAACTTTTTTTGGCCTGACTCCGGAGTATAGACCAATATTATTTAGTCAAATTCATGATATATGTTTTTGGGGACAAGGTGGATATGATTGGACCACTGTTTACGATATGCCCATTTGGTTAAGAAAATTTACATTTCTTAAATTAAAGGAGCATTATGATAAACAAAATGAAGAAGCCGAAAAACAGCAGAACATGATGAATAATAAGAGTAAACAGGAAGTGGCTAAACCTAATATAGCTCCTCAAAATAAACCGCACTACACAGCTAAAGCACCTAAAAAATAGGTGCTTTTAATATTTATTGTATATGGCTGACGATAAAGATAAAATAATAAAAGATTTAAATCAAGCATTAGATGATTTAGACCTCAGACTAGCTAGCATATCAGGTCAATTATTAGACCGCATGAATAATAAGTTAGCGGATGCTTCTAGTAAAGCTAAAGACTTTATCACTGCTTTTGAAAAAGGAGAAGATGTAACTAAAAAAGTTACTACTGAAATACAAAAATTATCTAAAGAAAATAATAGATTATCTTTTAATAAAATAAAATTAGAAGCTGATTTAGCTAAAGCAATATCATTGGGTAATTTCCAAGCAGAAAAAAGAATTAGAACGGCTTTACTCCAAAACAAATTAATGTCTATCCAAATAGATGATTCTATTCAATTAAATAAACAAATACTAGCAGCAGCAGAAGCAGAAAAAAGAGTAACAGAAGAGAAGAAAAAACAAAATTCCATCAGTGGTGTAGCTAAAAAAATATATGACGATAACTTTAAAAAAATAGTAGATTCTTTTACTACTTTACAAGGTATAATAGACATACTGATTAAAGCTGCTCTTAATTTTAATAAGATATCTGTTGATATAGGAAAAAACTTTGGATACGGAGCAGACCAAGCAGATAGATTAACATCTAATTTAGTATCAGCTGCTCAAGCATCAGACAACGTTAACTTTACTCTAAAAAATGCTGCTGAGGCAATGAATGAGTTAAATACTCAAACAGGATTCGTAGCAGAATACTCAGCTAAAACATTAGAAACCCAAATAATGTTAACTAAACAATTTGGGTTAACAGCTGAAGAAGCAGCAGGGATATATAAACTATCTGTTTTAACAGGAAAATCCTCAGAACAAGTAAATAAAGCTATGGTGGGTGCTTTTGTAGCCGCCAGAAATCAACTTGGAGTAGGAATTCCATTCAGAGCAACCATAGCTGAATCAGCTAAAGTATCAGGACAGTTAGCAGCTAACTTAAAAAATAATCCTGAACTTATAGTTAAAGCTGTAGCTCAGGCTAAAGCATTAGGTACTTCTTTAGAAATAGCTAAAAACCAAGCTCAATCGCTTTTAGATTTTGAATCTTCAATAGAAAATGAATTGCGAGCCGAATTATTAACGGGCCAAGCAATGAATCTAGAAAGAGCAAGAGCAGCAGCCTTAATGGGTGATCAAGTTACATTAATGACAGAACTTAATAATCAAGGAATGACGCTTGAAAAGTTCCAAAACATGAATGTATTGGCCCAACAATCATTTGCTTCAGCTCTTGGTTTAACAGCAGATCAATTATCTGACCAACTTCGATTACAGAAATTAGCTGTAGAAAGTGGCAAATCATTAGCTCAACTTACTGAAGAAGAAGCATTAGAAGCTGAAAAACGTCAAAATATACAAGATAAATTTAATGCAGCTATTGATAAATTAAAAGATTTAATTGGTAATTTATTAGCGGGACCATTAGGAAGTTTTTTAGATGTAATAACATCCATATTATCTCACACTACAGCATTAAAAATAATTGTAGGAGGATTAGCAGGATACATGGTAGCCTCTATTATTCCATCATTTAGTCGGTTAGCAGTAATAATGAGATATATAAGAATGCAAGGAATAGGAACTGCTATAGCTACTGCTTTTTCAAATCCAGCTGCTGCTATAGCTGGTTTAGCTACAGCAGGTATAGTAACAGCAAAATTATTATCTGCTGGAAATAATGTCCCTGAAATGGCAGAAGGTGGTGTAGTGCCTGCAACGCCCGGTGGTAGAATAGTAAAAGTAGCAGAAGCAGGCCAACCTGAAGCCATTATACCTTTAAATAAAATGCCTAACATGGTAGCTCCTAAACAAGATAACACAGCTCTAATAGCGGCTATTAATAGACAAACAGACGTTATAGCTAGTAAAAACTATAACCCATTAATCAGAACACAAATAGACGGAGTAAATATAGCAACAACTGTACCTCAAAACTCTTACAACCTAGCTTAATACTCTAATATTTATTATAAACAATTAATTAATTTACAATTATGGCATTAGTAGACCAATACAAAACAAGTACACTTGGATTGTTAGTTAGACACAATGTTGAGCCGCAAAGAGACCCAACAGCTAAAAATTCTTTTTGGGGATATAGAGACCCATCAGCCAATACTGACCCAGCATTAAGCCAATTACATGGTGAAGGATTTGCTATTCCTTATGAATTAGGATACTCAGTAGATGGGATTCCCAATGTTAGAGTAGAATCATTTGGTGATACAACCGCAGGAAGTACAGTTACTGTAAGACCTCAATCTGGTCTAGATGAATTAGATAAAAGAGCTCCTAATAACTACCAAATCGGAAGACCAGTTCCAAATGGAGGTCCAGTAGTATCTCAAATCTATAAATCAACTCCTAGAGGATCTGTTGGAGGACAAACATATAAAGATAAAGGACCTAGAGACGGACGTTATTAATCCAATATAAATGGCTTTAAGAGATCTACTTAATGACACAGCCCTAAAATCAATAAAGTATGGTAATGATCAACTAAACGAAGGATCTAGTGGCCAACCTTATATAACAACAGACGTTAGTGATCCTAATTTAACTAATCTAACTTTAGCTAGAGGAGAATTAGGAAGCATATTACGAAGTGCAGGTATATCTCCTACCATTACTATTAATAATAAAATAGGCAAAGATGCTGGTTTTATAAGAGGTGGATTTTTAGGAGCAGGTACGTCTTCTATAGTAGACACGTTTCGTGTAGGTAGTTGGATAGTAAATAATCCTTTATGGATTGCTAAACAAATAGGCCTACAATTATCTAATCCTAGATTAGAAACCCCTAAAAATATATCATTACTTACTAACCCAGGAAATATATTATCATTAGGAACTAATGGTATAATTCAACCTACCAGAATATATAATTTAGGTATTAATACAGCATTACAGGTTCCTGTTAATGCTTTTGGAGTTCATTTCTATAGACATGGTTTAGGTCCTACAATGGATGATAACCAAAAGTATGAAGCTATAGCAAGAGCTAATAATGATTTTTTAGGATCTTCTAATAATAACAGATTAGTAAGCTTAAAAAGTACATTAAATGTTTTTGACCCAACTCCTATTATTCCTCCATTGTTAGCAGGATTAACTAGTTTTTTACCTCCTAGTATACGTTCATTTGTAGATGATGTTTTAGATAACAATACTCCTATAGATGATTATTTAACAGGTCCTAGTTCTGTTTATGGTATTGGTAAAACCTTAATAAGAAGATATCAAAATACTACTCCTCCTAGTAATGTTCTTGAAGAATTTAGGCAAAAAGGAGAAAAAGCTAGAAAAAATAATACTATTGTTTCTGATACTAGTTACAATATTAGTAGATATTTTGGATTAACACGACAGGTAAATACTGCTGTTAATTTTAACAATGGAAGAAAAATACTATCAGGTCCTGCTGATACATTATCAAATAATGGTAATAATGTTATAAAATATAACAGTCCTTCTACTAAAACATATAGAGAATTATTTGCAGCAATTAATTCAACTACAAACATAACCCAAAGTATCCCGTTTTCAGATGCTGAACGATATAATTTTACAACAGCATCTAATTCTCCATTTGCTGCTGACAGAAGATATTTTACAACACAAGATTTAACAACAAAAGCAGGGTTAAATAGAGGAGCAGCAGATTTTAGATATTACGGAAAACGTAAAACTAGCAATGAAGGTAGTGTAGCTACATATGGTGAAGGAGCAAAAGTATTTGAAAGATACGACTCAGATATATTAACCATAATATTTAGAGGAGTAGACCCATTTCCACCTAGTCCGGGACAACCTTTAAACGAAGAAAGATGGGCGTTCTCAGCATATCTAAGTAACTTCAGAGATGATTTTGGAGCTACATGGAATGATATAAATTATATTGGCAGATCAGAAACTTTTTACATATATTCAAAATTCAGACGTTCAGTATCCTTTAGTTTAAAAATACCTTGTTTCAATAGAACACAGTTATTTGAAAAACATAGAGCATTAGGTCAATTAGCATCTACCACAGCCGGTAGATATAATCCAAATGGTACTAATACTTTAGGTGGTATGTTGTTGAGACTAAACGTAGGAAACTATTTAGTAGGTGAATATGCTACAATGACTAGTTTACAATACAATATACCTGATGATTCATCTTGGGATATAACACCTGAGGCTAGATTAGCTATGTATATTGAAGCAAACTTTAGTTTTAACATTGTACATCAGAAGTTACCTCAGTATTTGCCTAGTAGAGGCACAAACAACAGCAACAATGATGCTGGTTTCTTTGGATATTTACCTAACACAGTAGCAGGAGATGCTGAATTTTTAGGAGTAGAAAATAGAACACGTACTGAACAAAATGATATAATAACAGGTTTTTCTATTAATTTAGATAGTGCATCTTCTAAAGGAACAGTATTAGCTAAAGAAAATCCTAGACCAGTAGTGGGAAATAGTTCACGATATTTAACACAAACTACAACGTAATGAACAGATATCAAAACGGAACAATATTAAAAACAGAAGATGGACAGCCATATTATAAGGGTAAATTTTATCCTAATATACCTGTATCAGAAAATGATTTTTATGTAATAACTTCTGAAGGAGATAGGCTTGATCTTTTAGCTCAATCTTATTATCGTGACTCTACTTTATGGTGGATTATAGCTATGGCAAATAATAATGCAACTAAAGGATTATTATTTCCTGCTCCTGGTACTCAATTAAGAATACCAGTTAACATAGGAGATGTATTAACACAATATAATAATTTTAATAACGCTAGATAAATGTTATGTCGATATTTAAAGATACATTCACTAAACCCGTTAGGGACCAATTAAAAGTTAGAGGAAATGCGTTTTTAAAACGCACTTCTAATGATATCATATACATAAACGGAAGAACGGCTTGGGCTAGAATGGTGTCTGGTGTTGATGTTGGAGGAGATAGTAGATTAGCTAAAGAAAACATATTACAAGGTGGATTATTACAAAACGATGGTAAATCCTTAAGACAAGGCGTTGGTAGTAGTTCCACAGCCAATGCTTACAGCAATATAACTAATGGCACAGATAACTTTTATGGTTTAAGACCAATGCCTGGTATCACTAGTATTGATGTACAAAGTAAATCAGCATATGGTTCAGTACGTGTAGCAACAGTAACATTTAATTGTTGGGATATTAGACAATTAGAAATATTAGAATTACTATACATGAGACCAGGTTTTGTGGTGTTATTAGAGTGGGGTTGGTTGCCGTACTTAGATAATAGTGGTAATATAGTTACAAATCTTAAAGATGGTTTTTATGATGTTTTTAAGTCAAGAACATCTCCTAAAACAGGTAAACCTATATCTCTTCATGAACGTTTAATTGAAGTATACAATAAATCCCAAACAAATGATGCCAATTACGAGGGAATATTAGGCTATATTAAAAACTATAGTTGGTCACAAAGACAAGATGGAGGATACGATTGTACAACCGAAATTATATCAACAGGTGAAGTATTAGAATCATTAAAAGTAAATTATTCTGTAAATTATATTTCATCAACTCAATTAGAAAATGGAATATTATTTACGCCAAAGAAAACCTCAGGAGAATCTTTTGTAGATAAAGCAAAATATGGAGGAAATGTAGCTAAGTTTTATCAAAATAATATTTTAGCTGGGATAGCGGCTGAGTCTATATTCGCTGCTTATACAGCTAATGAACAGGGGGCTATAGTTGATATAGACAAAGGAACCCCATTTACTATACCTGATGCAAATGGTTTCATCACAGGAACTAAGGATCATGCTATAAGGCTTTACGTACTTAAAATATCAAACAAAAACACGTCAGAACAACAAAATAGTAATGGTATTGATCCTAATACCCAAGTATACATGGATTTAGATTCATTTACCAAGATTATAAGCAAACACGTAGTACCATCAAATCCAGATAATGAAGATCCATTAGTACCTATAACTACTAAATCAAGAGAATACCCTTCAGGAGTTAGTTCTGATTTGTATTGTCTGTATCATCCTTTACAAATATCAATGGATCCTAGAGTATGTTTGATTAGAAATGATTTATTTAAAAAAGCACTATCAATAGACCCAGAATATAATTCCCCAGCAACTATTTGGAATATAAGTAGTTTGCCACCTAACCAACAATCATTTGCTTTATTTCTTAAAGGCTATGTTGTAACTCTCTTTAATGATCTTAGAGCTATAGATACTAAAGAAGAAAAAATAACTGCATTGCGAGCACGCATAAATACTTTAAAAGAATTAGCATTTAAAAAAGGCATTGATGAAAAGACAATGGGTAAACTTTTAGCTGATGCTTGGGAAGAATATAAATTTCGAAATTCTGATATAATTTTAGGAGATGCAACAACTGCTTCTGGTACTGTTTCTACTATAACTGATATAAATTATACTGGCATTTTAAATAATAATATAAGATTTAACCCACTAAATGGCAAATTATACCCAGATGAAAGAAGTTTTATAAATGAGGTTTCTGGTTTTGATCTTATCACTGTTCTCAAAATAAAACTTGAAGGTCGTGGAAGTTCTATAGGTACTGATCAAGAATTAAAATTAGCATTAGGAGAAAATTATAGTAAAATATACATTCCTGATAATAATGTTGCTAAAGCTGCTCAAGAAGATATTATAGCAACTATAAATGATCTTAGAGAAGATGAAGCTAGACAAAATATTAAATTTGAAGCTATTGATTTTTTAGAAAGATTACCAGAAGGAAAAAATTTTAGAGAATCAATCAATGGTAAAAATTTAGGAAATATAGGAAATATATTTATTAATTTACTTAATGTTATTAATTTAGCTACTGATGGTAATTTAGAGGCAAATGACGTTAAAGAAAAACAAGAAATTAATTTATATGATTTTATAAAAAAATTAATGGGTCAAGTTCAAAGTTCTATAGGTAACCTAAACAACTTTGATATACATGTTGATCCCATTGATGGTATAGGTAGAATTATAGATATTAATTATGTTGATGAGAAAAAAACAAGTGAAGCATATGCTAACGCATTTACATTTATAAGTCAAGATAACAATGGTATTCCTACTTATAATGGATTAATAAATAATGTTCGCTCATACAAAATAAATTCTAAAATATTTAAAGAACAAAGTAGTATTGTAGCTATCAGTGCCCAAAATGGAGGCGGAGTAATGGGATTAGACAATGAAACCTTAGTAGGATTTCAAACTGGTCTTACAAATAGGCTAGCTCCAAACACAAAACCAGCATCTGCTCCCTTTATTAAGAATCAAGGAGCAGAAATAATAGGAGTATTAAGCCAATCTCTGTCTTTACTTGTAAAATTTTTAGAAGATTTAAACTGGATTGAAAATAGATTTTGGCCTGATAAAGAAAGAGAATACGATATAGAAAATTCAGAAAAATATAAAAACGCTTTACGTGATATGATAAAAGCGTTTATAGCATTTTCCAAAGATGATGCTGAATTTAAAGCTATAATCCCAACTACTGTATCTTTAGAATTAGACGGTATTGGAGGTATTATCATAGGTCATATGTTTAGATTACCTGATGAAGTTCTACCTGCTGGTTATAAAGGAGATATAATAAACCAAAATAAAATAGGTAGAAAGTTAGGATACCTAGTAACTAGATTAGGTCATAAAATATCAGATTCTGATTGGGTTACTAGTATAGAAGCCCAAACCATAATACTGGAAGACCCAGAAAAAACAAAGAAATTAGATTTTTCTAAACTTTTAGAAGAGGCAGACGCTACAGATGTAATAACAATAAATACAAATACAGGACAAGCCACTATTAAAGAAGTTGATACTCAACCTGCTACCCCTCCAGCAGTATCAAATACCCCAGAGCAAGATTTTTGGACTTTAGTAGCTATATGTGCTACAGAAGCAGGAACTACAGATGCACAAGGACAAGCTGACGTAGCTCAATCAATATATAATAGATTAGGTTCAAAAGCATATTCGGCTAATTCTATAACTAAATTAATATTAAATAGAGGCCAATATGAACCAACATGGAAATTCCCTAGAGGACCTGAACGTGGAGAAGGAAATCCTAATCAAGCATGGTATAATATAACAAATGCTACGACAGCAGCTGCAGCAACTGGATTACCAGGAGATTTATTATTTCAAGTAGCTAAAAATCTCCAAAGAACGGATTTACAAAGAAACGCAGCTCAATTTATTCAAGGAAGAACTGACTTTTTAGGATCAGCTCAATCTGCTGCAGCAATGACTAAAAATGGTACTAAAGTACAAAGAACTCCAAGAAGCAATAAATTTGGATTTTCATTTAATTATACTAAAAATACAACATATCCTGTTCCTGATTTTATTAACAAAATAAATGTAGTTTACAAATAATATGAGATACCCTAAAAACCAGTTAAAAGAAAATTTACATACACCAGGAGGAGAATTTATTGATACTTCTAATAATAGAGTGTATAGTGGGTATTATTGGGAATTAAATGGAAGATATTTTGTAGGTAAAACAGCATCCAACAATGCTATTGAACTTAAAAAAGCAACTCCTGAAGAAATACAAAGAGCCCAATTAAATAAAACTGAAGGAATAAATAATGTATCTAAAAGAACAATATTGTCATCTAATGCAAATGTTACTGGCATTCCTGCTAACACGAGTACTTCTAGTATTCGTTATTTTTCAAAACAAATTAACGTAACTCCCATAATTATAAAAGAAATAAATAAAGATACTTTTGATAGTATTAAAGGCAATCCATTATATCAAACTATATCTTTAGGTTCTGATTCGATATACTTAAACTCGCCAGCATTAGATGCGGCTGAAAGAAATTTTCCTGGGATAAAAACATTTTTAGGATTAGATTCAGCATTTACAGGTGAAGGGGAATCATTAGATTTGGCTACCGCTATTAAGATAGCTACATTTAACGCTAAGCAAAAAGGAGGTTCAGGTAGTTACACCAAAATAGATGAAAAAATATCTAGACTACCTAATAACAACTATAAGGCTGTTATAACTTTAAGAAAAGACTCTTAAGTTGTAAAGTCAAGAAAGCTTTATTATCTTTATAAAAATAAAGGTTATATGGCATTCTACGTTATAGAAAAAGAAAATCAATTAGAGAAATTAGAGCATTTTGGAGATTGTTTTATTGATTTTATCTCACAAAACAACAATTTTCATCCTAAAATTAGTCCTTTAAGTTTAATATACCTTAGACCATTAAATGATCATAAGGGTTATATATTTTGCTTAGATCACAGTGAAACATTTTCCTTAGATAAGGAATATGTTATCAACTGGATTAACAATAACACCCAGAAATTATTTACCCCTGATAAAAAAAGAGCTCTGTATTATTTTAATAATTTTGATAAGTTATATGATATTAACTTTATAGAGGATATACCCTTAGACAAATTACAAACAAACAATTGTATTGATTTTTATTATAGAAAACACCATGCTTTACCTAATGTAAATTGCTTAATTCCTCTTAGTAAACATTATGAGGATAAAGAAAATTTATTTGGATTAGCTAAACCTATTATATCTCAATTTAGCGAAAATGATGAGGTATATAAATTCAATAATAATCAAACAACACGAGTATTTTTTGAAATAGAAAATAACGGTATAAAGATAGATAAAGATTGCTTTATCGATTGCTATGGTAGTGACTTAAGACATCCTGAATTCAATATACTAAAAGGCAAAATATATTCACATTATAATCTATACACAACTACCAGTAGACCATCTAATTCATATAATCATATTAATTTCGTTGCATTAAATAAAAATAATGGCGAACGATTATGTTATCGCCCAGCAAACGATATGTTTATTGAATACGATATTCAAGGGTATCATCCACGATTACTAGGTGAGATGATCAATTTTAATTTTACAGATAAAAACGTATATGAAGTATTAGGTGAACTATTAGGAGTATCAACACAAGAAGCCAAAGAATTAACGTTTAAACAAACTTACGGAGGTGTATGGGGTGATTATCAAAATAAACCATTCTTTAAAGATATAGTAAAACTTACAGACAGTATTTGGGATATGTATCAGTTTGGTAAATACTATGAAACAGAAAATAGAAAATTTACCTATGATAAAGACATGACTCAGTCTAAATTACTGAATTACATTATACAAAGTAAAGAAACATCTACCAATGTCAAAATATTATCCGAAATAGTAGATTATTTGAAAGATAAACAAACCAAATTAGTGTTATATACTTATGATGCGTTTTTGTTTGACTTTGCAAGGTCAGATGGAAAAGAAACATTAATCGAATTACAACGAATAATAAAATATCCAACAAACATTAAAAAAGGCAAAACATACCATAATCTACAAAAAATATAATATGAAGTTCTCGTTTATAAACAATCCCGATATATTTATTGATAATGAAATTTCATCAATAAGCATGGGACAAAAGTTATTTTGTACTTTTACGTTACACGGTGATCTAGATAAAACACTAGATAACATAACAGATAAATATACAATTTTATACAATAAAATATTTGTTTTAGAATCACCACAAAGCGAGGAATTAATGTGTACTTATAATATAGATACACATAATACCAATGACGTTCCTCTGTCTCATACTATACTGATACACCGTAAAAAGGAAAGTAATACATTATATACTATTAATGCATTAAATACATTAATTAAATTATTAAATAATGGTGTAATTGATACTAAATATCCTATAAATTGGCCAGAGTATCGCAATAGTTTAATATTGACTAATGGCGATAGTATACGTAAATTAGAAACGGCTATACACTCTATAATCAATCTTTAAGATAGATTTGGAAGGCCAAAATCAAGGTTTTATATTTATACAAAATAACAAGTTATGGATTTATCATTAATTAAACAGAAGCTTGCCGCTTCTCAAAGCAAAGGCAAACCAAAAGAAAAAACAGATTATTCAAAGATATTCTGGAAACCAAAACCAGGTAAATACCAAATACGTATCTTACCTTCTAAATTCGACAAATCTAATCCTTTCCGTGAAATTTATTTTCACTACGGATTTGCAAGAGGTCCAATTCTAGCATTAACAAACTGGAATGAAAAAGATCCTATTGTTGAATTTGCAAAACAATTACGCAAATCATCAGACAAAGACGATTGGCAATTAGCTAAAAAAGTTGAACCAAAATTACGTTATTTCGCACCTGTATTAGTACGTGGTGAGGAAGAAAAAGGTGCCCGTTTATGGGAATTTGGTAAATTAACTTATGAGCAATTGTTAGGTATTGCTGCTGATGAAGACTATGGTGATTACACAGACATTACTGATGGACGTGATTTTACCATTGAGGCAGTTGAAGACACCGTTGCTGGCAGAAAGAGTGTAAAATGCTCTATTCGTCCTAAAGTTAAATCATCACCTATCTCAGAAGATGCTGCTTTAGTACAGAAAGTATTAGACGAACAACCTGATATTTTAACCGTTAATAAACATCATACATTTGAGGAGTTACAAGAAACCCTTAACAAATGGTTAAACCCAGAGGAAACTGCTGAAGAAACAGAAACACCAGTAGCATCAGCTACTGATGAAGATGAAGATGAAGCAGGTGATTTACCTTGGGAAAAAGAAATACCCGCACCGTCTCCTTATAAAGTAGAAGCACCTGCTAAAACAAGTAATGCGGATAAATTTGATAGTTTATTTAACGACTAAAATATATGGCAAAGAAAGACAGTTTAACGACTGCTATATCAGACGGTTTGAAAAAGCCGTTTGATATAGAGGCGTTTAAAAAATCAAAATACTTAGATCAATCTTCTAAGTTTAAAAAACAAAGATGGATACCGTTTTCACCTGCAGTTAAAGAGGCATTATCTATTCCTGGTGTTCCTATGGGACACGTTTATATAGCTCGTGGTGGATCTGATACTGGTAAAACTACTCTATTAATTGAAACAGCAGTAGCAGCTCAAAAAATGGGAATACTACCTGTATTCATCATCACTGAAATGAAATGGGATTTTTCTCATGCTAAAATGATGGGTCTAGAATTAGAGGAAGTAGTAGATGAAGAAACAGGTGAAGTAAACTACAAAGGATTCTTCTTATATGTAGATAGAGCATCTCTAAATACTATTGAAGATGTAGCTGGGTTTATTGCTGATATTCTAAATGAGCAAAAACAAGGAAAATTACCACATGATTTATTATTCTTGTGGGATTCAGTAGGCTCAATACCATGTGATATGAGTGTTAAACAAGGAAATAACAATCCTATGTGGAATGCAGGAGCAATGGCTACTCAATTTGGTAATTTTATTAACCAACAGTTTCCATTATCTCGTAAAGAAAAATATCCATATACAAATACATTGTTTGTTATTAATAAAACAGGTGTTCAACCGGCTTTAACGCCTATGTCTCAACCTAGAATGACAAATAAAGGTGGTAATTCAATGTATTGGGATGCTACTATCGTAACTACATTTGGTAACGTAACTAATAGTGGAACATCTAAAATATTTGCTCAACATAAGGGTAAAAAAGTAGAGTTTGCTAAACGTACTAAAATAGCAATCGATAAGATTCATGCTGATTGTGGTATAGCAACTTCAACTACAGTTATTGTTACTCCTCATGGTTTTATTCCTGACACTAAAGAAGCAGAAAAGGCATATAAAGCTGCTCATGCGCATGAATGGTTCGGTGAAAAAGTAGATATTGAAAAACTTCAAATAATTGAAGATAGTTCAGAATGGGAAGAAAGTAGTAGAATATCACCAATGATTGAAGTAGACAATGAAGAATAAGTATGCCCAACTTTTAGCCAACATAAATAATAATCCTCGTAATGCTCAAGACTCAATTTTAATAATTGATGGGTTAAACGCTTTCCTAAGATCATTTACGATGATAAACCACATAAATCCAGATGGAGCCCACATAGGTGGGCTCACTGGGTTTTTAAAATCAATTGGGTATGCTATAAAACTGATAGATCCAACTAAGGTAGTTATTGTATTTGATGGTGTAGGAGGATCGAACAATAAAAGAAATCTATATCCCGACTATAAAGCAAATAGGAATAAAAGTCGTATGACTAATTATTCTATATTTAGTAGTAAGGAAGAGGAAAGCGAAGCTATCAATAATCAAATTAGTAGACTAATTCAATACCTTAAATGCCTACCAGTTAGTATAATCTGTATAGATGGTATTGAAGCTGATGATGTTATCGGTTATCTCGCGGTTAAATTTGAGAATTTCGCGCTAACTAAAGAAGTCACCATTATGTCCGCTGACAAAGATTTCTTACAGTTAATAAGCGATAAAACACAAGTTTATTCACCTGTTAAGAAAAAAATATACAAACCTGAAGATGTAAAAACCGAATATGAAATTGACCATCTGAATTTTGTAAATTATAAGATATTAATGGGTGATCAATCAGATAATTTACCTGGTGTACCTGGTTTAGGGCCTAAAAAATTACTTAAACTATTTCCTATTTTAAATGAAAATAAAAAGATTAGTTTAGATGAGATAATAGAGTATTCTAAAACCAAGATTAATGAACATGCTTTATATTCATCTGTTATAGAAAGATCACATCAACTACACATAAACAAACAGTTAATGGATTTGCAAACTATTCCGTTATCTGATGAAAATAAAAAAGAAATACAACAAAGTTTCAATAATCAATTCTCATTAAATAAACACGTGTTTATGCAGATGTATTTAGCAGACCATTTAGGTGAAAGCATACCTAATACATCAAACTGGCTTAATCAAATTTTTGGAGGGCTAGACAATTTTTAGTATATTAAAATAAAGGTTTATGACAAATTCAACATTAAATAAATTACAAAATTACGGTAGTGTTTTCCAGGTTAAAGTGTTAGGAGCATTATTGACTCAACGTGATTTTTTATTAAATATATCTGATTCACTTGATAGTGAATATTTTGAAAATCCATCTCATAAATGGGTTGTTGACTATATTATAAAATATTTTGAACAATATCATACTTATCCTACTGCTGAAACATTATCAATTGAAATCAAAAAGATAGACAATGATGTATTAAGAATATCTTTAGTTGAATCAATTCGTGAAGCATATAAATTGGCAGACGCAAGTGATTTAGAATGGGTTGAAAAAGAATTCTCTAATTTTTGCCAAAACCAACAGATGAAAAAAGCAATCATGACTTCTGTTGATTTATTGAGTTTAGGTGATTATGATGGTATTAAACAATTAATTAATCGCGCTTTAAAAGCAGGTGAAGATAAAAACATAGGCCATATTTACGAGGCTGATGTTGAGTCTCGTTATAGGGATGATGATAGAAGAGCTATTCCATTTCCTTGGAAAGTATTTAATGAGTTAACACAAGGAGGATATGGTAAAGGTGATCTAGTACTATTATTCGGTAATCCAGGTGGTGGAAAATCATGGGGTGTGATAGCAATGGGAGCTTATGCTGCTGCTTTAGGATATAACGTAGTACATTATACTTTAGAATTATCTGAAGGATATGTAGGTAAGAGATATGATGCTGTATTCTCAGGTATAGACGTTGATAAATTAGATAAACATCGTGATGCCGTACAAGATGCTATATCTAAAGTAAAAGGTAAAATTGTAATTAAAGAATATGCCCCTAAACGAGCATCATTAGATACAATTGAGTCTCATTTACAACAGTTAGAACACCAAAACGAATTCAAACCAGATTTAATCATTATTGATTATTTAGATTTATTACGTACTAAAGGAAGAAAAGAACGTAAAGAAGAAATTGATGATGTTTATACTGATGTAAAAGGATTAGCTAAAGAATTAGGAATACCTGTAGTATCACCTTCACAAGCAAATAGAACAGGTGCTGATAAAGGAATTTTACAAGCTGAAAATGCAGCTGGTTCGTATGATAAAATCATGATTGGTGATATTATTATATCCTTAGCACGAGGTAGAAAAGATAAAGTAAATGGAACAGGTAATTGGCATTTTATTAAAAATAGATACGGAGCAGACGGATTAACTTTTGGTTCTCATATAAATACATCTACAGGATATATAGATATATATGATCAGCCATTGGACGATGAAGACACACCTGAACTAAAAGGTAAAAATAAACGTACTAATGATTATTCAGAAGTAGGGGACGAAGATAAGCAAATTCTTCGTAGTAAATTTTTATCTTATCAGTAATATTCTTATATTTATAGACCCAAAAATAAAAATTATGATTACAGTTAAACGTTATACAGCAACTTGGTGTGGCCCATGTAAAGCGCTAGCACCTATTATGAATGAAATACAAAGTGAGTTACCAAATGCTAATTTTGTTACGATTGATGTAGATATGCACAAAGAGGCAGCAATGAATGACAATGTTTCCTCAGTACCTACAGTTATCTTGTCTAAAAACGGGCAAGAATTGCACCGATTTACAGGTGTAAAACCTAAAAGTGTTATAATTGAGTTAATCAAACAATTTTCTTAACAATTAAATAAAAACAAATATGAACATAGAACAAAGTATCTTGAGTGACATCACTGTCTACATGAAGTACGCCAAATTTAATCCTGAATTAAATAGAAGAGAGACATGGCATGAATTAGTTGATCGTAATAAAAATATGCATTTAAAGAAATTTCCTCATTTAGCTGAAGAAATTGAAAATGCATATAAATTTGTATATGATAAAAAAGTATTACCATCAATGCGTTCAATGCAATTTGCTGGTAAACCAATTGAGATAAATAATGCTCGAGTATTTAACTGTTCATATCTTCCTATTGATGATTTAGCATCGTTCTCAGAAATAATGTTTTTATTATTATCAGGATGTGGAGTAGGATACTCAGTACAACAACACCATATTGAAAAATTACCTGAGGTAAGAAAACCACTAAAATCAAAACGTTATTTAGTAGGTGATTCAATTGAAGGATGGGCTGATGCAGTTAAAGTATTAATGAAAGCCTATTTACGTGGAGGGCCAGCACCTTTATTTGATTTTAGAGATATTCGTCCTAAAGGTGCTCAGTTAATTACTGTAGGTGGTAAAGCACCTGGACCTGAGCCTTTAAAAATTGCTTTAATACATGTACAAGCTATTTTAGATAGAAAACAAGACGGAGATAAATTAACATCATTAGAATGTCATGATATTATTTGTCATTTAGCAGATGCTGTATTGTCAGGTGGTATTAGAAGAGCAGCTTTAATTGCTTTATTTAATCTAGATGATGAAGACATGCTAACTTGCAAATTCGGTAATTGGTGGGAACAAAACCCACAACGCGGAAGAGCAAATAATACAGCAGTATTAATTAAATCTAAAATTGAAAAAGATATATTTCTTGATTTATGGAAAAAAATTGAACTAAGCAATTCAGGTGAACCAGGATTTATATTTTCAAATGATAAAGATGCAGGTACTAATCCTTGTGCTGAAATTAACTTACGTCCTAATCAATTCTGTAATTTATGTGAAGTAAATGCTTCAACTATTGAATCACAGGAAGATTTAAACGCTAGAGTAAAAGCAGCAGCATTTATAGGTACATTACAAGCATCATATACTGATTTCCATTATTTAAGAGATGTATGGAAAAAAACAACTGAAAAAGAAGCACTATTGGGTATCGGAATGACTGGTATTGCTTCAGGAGCAGTATTAAATTTTAGCTTAAAAGAAGCAGCTAAAACAGCAACAGAGGAAAACGCTCGCGTTGCTGAAATATTAGGAATTAATAAAGCAGCTCGTGTTACATGTGTAAAACCATCAGGAACTACATCATTAGTATTAGGTACTTCAAGTGGTATTCATGCTTGGCACGATGATTTCTATTTAAGAAGAATTCGTATTGGTAAGAATGAGGCATTATATACCCACCTCCAAATCCACCACCCAGAATTATTAGAAGATGATTTCTTTAAACCACATATTCAAGCGATTGTAACTATTCCTCAAAAGGCACCAGTAGGCTCTATTACACGTCCTAAAGAAACGGCAATTGAATTGTTAGAAAGAATTAAAAAATTCAATAAAGAGTGGATTAAACCAGGCCACAGAAAAGGAAGCAATATGCATAACGTTTCAGCTACAGTAAATATCAAACAACAAGAATGGGAAACTGTAGGTGAGTGGTTATGGGATAATAAAGAATATTTTACTGCATTATCATTCTTACCTGAAGATTTAGGAACATATACACAAGCTCCATTTGAAACTATAACTGAGGCTGAATTTAATGAACGTGTTGGTCATCTACATTCATTGGATCTATCTAAAGTAGTAGAGTATAGTGATGAAACAGCATTAATGGATCAAGCCGCTTGTGCTGGTGGAGCATGCGAGATAGTTTAAATATAGATTATTATAAAGACGGAGATAGGGTGGTATTTACCGCCCTATTTCACGTTAAACGCGGATTTTGCTGCGGTAATAAATGCAGACATTGCCCTTATACACCAAAATATATTAAAAATAATACTACTATGGATATAGAAATGTTAAAAGCCTTAAAAGAGCAGGCAGAATTACTAGAAAAAAACCAAGATAGTCTTACTCCATCTGAAAAGATAGAAAAAGCAACGGAAATACACCAAAAATTGGAACAGCTACTATCAGCAATAGATATAAACACTGAAGAAACTGAGTAGGAATATTATATTTTTTAATATTTATTGGTAAACTAAATAATAATATGCCATTAGTATATAGATTAACCAAAGGATCTCCATTAACCCACGCAGAATTAGATGGAAATTTCCAATTTCTTACAGGATCTATCAATTCCATATCGGGAGCATATGCTACTACCGGTTCAAACACTTTTATTGGTAACCAAACAATACAGGGTAATTTAACAGTATTAGGCACTGGTTCCTTTACATATACTACATCCTCTATCACAGTAATTAGTGCCTCAACATTTGCAGTATCTATATCTAGTCCTACAATACGTTATGGTATATATGATGTTCTTGACTCAGGAGCATCAATAGCTACATCATCTCTCGCTTGGGATTCTTTAAACAAATATTGGATATATAGAAATATAACAGGTTCTGTCACTAGTAGTGCAATATTATTAACAGGCCCTGTAGGTACAGGAGGTTTAGGTACAGAAGCAAGTATTCCTCAATATAGAGTTCCAATGTCTAATGGTAACCAATCATTAGTTAGCTCTAATATATATTCAAGTGGATCAGCAAATATAATAACTGGATCTATAACAGCAATTGGTAGTAATAATACAGCATTAATAACTGCTAAAGACATAGCATCAGATAGTATTGGTTTTGCTGTAAACTCAGGAAATGATAATAAGGGATTCTTTTGGTATGCTCAACCTATTGATAGATTAGCTATAGGTATAGGTGGTGTAGGTTCTTTATTTATGTCAGCTAGTAATGCTGGGGCTAATGGATTTTTTAGTTTCAATAAACAAACCTCAAATGCCCCAATAGATATTTTAGGTAATACCATTATCACAGGTTCATTAAATGTTACTGCTGGTGTAACAGGATCATTATTAGGTACAGCAACTACAGCTTCATATGTTCTAAACGCGGTTTCAAGTTCATTTGCTACAACAGCTTCATTCTATGGAGGTAGTGTTACAAGTGCTTCATTTGCTACAACTGCTTCATATGTTCTAAACGCGGTTTCAAGTTCGTTTGCAACAACGGCCTCATACGTTTTAAATGCTGTTAGTTCTTCATTTGCTACAACAGCATCATATGTTTTAAATGCGGTCTCTGCTTCATATGTTTTAAATGCTGTAAGTGCTTCTCGCGCTGTAAGTGCTTCATTCTCAACAAATGCTTTAACATTAAATAGTACTGCTTCATCTGTATTTGCTACTACCGGTTCAAATAATTTTGTTGGAACACAAAACATAAATGGTAATACTAATATTACTGGCTCATTAGTAGTATCAGGTTCATCAACATTTAGAAATATTGGTATAGCTGAGATGACTGGTTCATTGTTAATGAATACATTAGATGGAAGAAGATTATTTAGAGCTAGTTCTTCATTATCTTCATCTATAAGTTCTTCAAATGAACCTACAACAGCATCATTTAATGGTAGTGGATTTTTAAATACTAATCTTGGTAGCTCCCAATGGGATTCTAATTTTGATGTATATTATGCTGGTGTATCTGGTGGTGATGAAACCCAAGTAAGCCCAGTTTTTACAGCTTCAGCTGATAATAATTTCTATAATGACTTTACTTTTGGATTTTCACCAAGACCACAAATAACTCTATCACCAAGTGGAACTATCCAATCTTATAAATTATATGTTTATGACTCTGGAAGCAGTCAGTGGTATGTAAAATCAGCTATTTCTGAGAATACTTTAGAAAATGGAGTTACTGTTACTTTATCTGGACTAACCAGTACTAATTTTGGAAATGATTTAGTTAATACAGCCGGTTTTAATTCTACGTCAGACCCAACAAGTAATGTTAATACTATAACTTATGTTTCTGGAACATTACAGTCATTTTCATCTTCATTAGTTGATATAAATGCTCCTGTATCTATAACAGGATCATTAAATTTAACAGGTAGTTTTTTTGTAAATGGTCAAAAACAATTTAACTATATTTCATTATTCCATACAGCAAGTATATCACCAACTCAAAATGTTTCTGGGTCATTTATTTATAGTACTGTAGCTACATCAAGTGGAATATCATTAACTAACAATAGTAGAATAACATTTGCAAATACAGGTTTATATAATTTACAATTTTCAGCTCAATTATTTACTCAAACTGGAGCCACAGTTGATATTTGGTTTAAGAAAAATGGTGTAAACATCACTAATTCAGGCACTAAAATAGGACCTACATCAAACAATACTTACCATGTTCCTGCTTGGAATTTTATGGATACATTTGAGTCAGGTTCATATATTGAAATAGCATATCAAACTGATCAAACAAATACTCAATTTTTGTATGCAACGGCTACAGGCAACATTCCAGCTATACCTTCAATAATAGCAACAGTTACTCAAGTAGTTTAAGAAAAATTTGGCCTCTTACGAGGCCTTTTTTATCTTTATAAAAAATAAAGTTATGAAAGTATCACATGAAGTCCCTTTAGCGTTACTAGAACGCAGTAAACATTTTAATGATTACGATTATTGTTTACCTCATCTGTTAGACAAGTATGAAATGTATAAAAACTATTTTCTACAGACTAGACTTGATGAACGTTTTATTATTATGGATAATGGGTTATTTGAAGGTGTGACTCATACAAATGAGGACTTAATTGAAAAAATTAACTTAATTAAACCTGATATTTTTATTACACCTGATGCTTGGAACAATACTAGTGCCACTTATAAAAACGCTAAATATTGGATGAATACTCTTAAAGCACAATTACCATCAGAAACCAAACTAATGGTTGTACTACAGGGTAAAACAGTTGAAGATTTTATTAATTTATATGATAAATGTATTGATTTAGGTTTTAAACATTTTGCATTTAATCATTCATCTGAGGTGTATCAACGTTTATTTCATCATCCAAATAAACTAGTTAATCAAATGATGGGTAGGATTGAATTGGTTACTTCATTTAAAAAACAAGGTTATATTTTAGATAATCACTATATCCATTTATTAGGTGCTAGTTTACCTCAAGAATTTATATATTACAAAGGACTTAACTACATCAATTCAGTTGATACATCTTCACCTATTATAAATGGTATTTTAGGAATCATATATGAAGAATACGGTTTGCTAACTAAACCATCAAATAAAATTGAAGAATTTTTTGAAGATAGTTTGGATGGCAAAATGGGAGATATTACCTTTAATATAAATAAGTTTAAGGAATATTTATTATAATGAAGGACCTAATTATAAAATATTTTAGAGGTCATCCCTTAAACATAGATGAATGTGTTAAACTAATGGAGGCTTATATGATTAAAATAGGTAAAAATAATCCAACTATAATACAAAAACTAATAGATCCTATGAATCCGTTTGCACATGGTTTATTACAACAAGCAGTAGAAGTATCTGCTCGTACATTGTCTGAGGACTATAGTATAACAAGAGTCATTTCAAAAGAAGGTCACTTGTTAATGATATATTAAGTATGCTCCTTTCGTCTATCGGTTAGGACATCAGGTTTTCATCCTGGAAAGACGAGTTCGATTCTCGTAGGGAGTACAATGAGTAAGAGATACTCAGCAGTCTTTAATCCAAGACATAAACAATGGATAGGGTATTGGGCCGGACATCCTTACTAATAAAAACGCCGACCTCGTGGGGATAAAGGATACTGGCATGTTTCCTCCCAGTAATGCTGCTTTTTAGTTTTATGTGGTAAGACACTAATGTGTTTGTTTTCAAGAAAACTAAACCGTTAAAATCTACTATCTGGAATCTCAGGATAGGAAAAATAGTCAGGTGGCGGAATGGTAGACGCAGAAGTTAGAAGAGAGGGATTATCAATGTTGGTTAGTGGATTGATTACCTCGTCTAATGGATTAAATAACTCACACCAACTGTTATGAGTTATACAGGTTCAAGTCCTGTCCTGACTACAATAGCCCCGCTCGCGAGGGGATCGTAATACCGGTAAAGCCTCTTAACAATGCTCACTAGTACCGTCTCATCGTATAGGAGATAGAGTTAGCCTTCTCAACGTTGTTCAAAAAGGCATATAGTCAGGTGGCTGAATAGAAAGGCAAAACACGACATTAAAGACGGAGAGCTTGGCCGTCACTCGAAAGAGTAAACCGTAGGAGTTTCAGCGTTCGTCGTGCGGGTAAACGGAAGCGGTGTAGGTGCAAGTCCTACCCTGACTACAAATAATGCTCGGGTGGTGGAACTGGTAGACACGCAGGACTTAAAATCCTGTGTCCTTTAA